TCTTCCAACAAAATTCAACAGATCAGCGTTTTAAAACAGCATTCTGTAGGTTCTTCCAACAAAATTCAACAGATCAGCGTTTTAAAACAGCATTCTGTAGGTTCTTCAAACAAGATTAAGGATTGCAGTGCTTTAAAACAGCATAATGTAGGATTTTCCAACAAAATTAAGACTTACAGCGTTTTTTAAACAGTATTCTGTAGGTAAGGGTTAAGGACTGTATTATGTGAGTATTTTTTTCAATCGGAATGTATAACAATTAAAACATAAACAACATGAACGTATATGACTTTGCGCCTGACTTAGATTTGAGTAAGGAGGGAGAAGGTTCTATTTTTGGAGTGAAAGGAATAGAAGGTAGTGATGGTATAGTATATGCTAAGGTAGTTAGCTGTGTAGATGTTAGGGATTACAGTTGTGAGAGGTGTATTTTTTATAATTGTTATAAGGGTAAATGTTTGTTATCGCGTAGTGAGAGTTGTGTAGATGGAGACTGGCTTTGTGTGTACGAACAGGCTGCCATAGAGGGGGAGTAGGCGGCGCCTTGGGCTAAGGCCTGCGGTCGTAGGTAGAGCGTAGGTCGGAGCAGAGCCAGGACAGTTTATTGTGGAATGTAAAAATAAAAAGGAGGAAATAACATGAAAAAGGCATTTAAGATATTTTCTATCATGCTCGTTATTGAAATGGTATTGATATCTATTTTAGACGCTATGGCGTGAGAAGAATTTTCTTCATTAATTTTCTTATGCTTTAGACAGAATGCTCCCGTCTGCGAAGATCGGAGCATTTGCTTTATGGGATTCATGGTGCAACAGGTCGGTTCGATTCCGACGATCTCACACAATATTAAAAATAAAGGAGGAAAGAAAAATGAAAGACGGAATTGTATTACACCCAGAGTATGGAGTTAATCCATCCATAGAAATATGTATAGTATGCGGTGAAGAGATGGGGATTGCTTTATTAGGAAATGGGATTAAAGGGCAGGCGCCGCATCATATATGCACGGGCGAAGTATGTGACAATTGCAAAAAGATAATAGATGATGGAGGTTGTTTTATTATCGAAGTCGAGGATGGATCAGATCAAAAGAATCCGTATCGTACAGGAAGATATTGTGCGATAAAGAAAGAGGCAGCGAAGAAGCTATTTGGACAGGAGCATAATATTGTGTACATGGAAAAGTCTGCATACAGTCTAATAATACTATAAAAAACGAAGAGAGATATGTTTACAAAAGAAGAGCGATTATTCATATGGAAAAAGGTATATGAGATGATTGATAGGCAAGAGGATGGGGAATACATATGTGTTGCGTTAAGAAATGTAGTGTTTATGTATTTCAAAAAACATAAAAATATCTATGGGTTTCGTTCAGACGAAATGGTGAGAATATATTTCCCGGAATTGGAGGAGAAGATAAGTATGGCCACAGAACCAGAGGAAACAAGAACGTTTTATGGGTGGTTTGGTTGTATTAGTCCAGAAACGAAGGAGGTAAGGCTGAATATTGTGAAAGATATTATAAAAGAATTAGAATAGTATTTTTGTTAATCTATTTTATTCATCAAATTAAGTTTTGGGTTTTGGCATGTCGGTTCGTGAGGATAGGCATGCCTATTTCTGTATCATAGAGGGGATGACGCGGCGTGCCGGTATGTATGTGTCGGTCCTGGTTCGATTCTGGGCATCTCACAAACAATAAAGCATAATCATATGGAAGTAAAATAAGACATGATGGGGGAATTTAATGCGAAAGACGCCAATTTCTTATGGCGTCAAATTGGTAGGATTGATGGGGTGATAGAAACTCTGAACCGTACCGAAGGAGAGATGCCGGAAATTATAGCCGGAGTGCTAAAAAGAATAAGAGACGATATAGATAAGTTTGTAGATAATAAAACGAAAGATTATGAGAATATACAAGAATGATATTATAAAGGCGTCAGCGATAAGTACCGGCGCCGACAGAGGTGTGTTGCTGTGTTCAATAACAGATTCAGGATTCACGTCTATAGCGGGCGTAATATCGGCTGTTAAAGATAAGTTACCAGGCAAGATCATAAGAAGATGATTTTTGAAATACGGAATGATGGAAGAAACGAATATGGCAGATATAATAATTGTGGAGGAAAAATATGAAATACAGAGGTCTGTTGCTCCCTATGATATTAGCTGCAATGTGCGGAGATGATGCCTTTGTGCTAAATACTAAAAGGGGAAAAGGAATGCAATCTACATATAGAAGAGAAAAGATTGTCAGAACAGAAAAAGAATTTGATATTAATGGTACTAAAGTAATGGCATACTCAAGAAAGGATGCTATTAAAAGATTAAAACATAAGAAGTAGAAAACGGATTTTATGTTAATGTTAGTTTTTTCATTTTTATTGAAAGGAGCGCCGGCCTGTGAAGGTATGCGCTCTTTGTATTTGTATAATGAATAGAACGATAATAATATGACAGATAATAACATAGATGTGAATATCGTACCTGTAAAGAATGGTGCGAAACGTGTTGTGGTATCATATTACCATTATTCACGCAAGGACAAAAATCACATGAGTTCTCAAACGGATTACGTGTGGGAAACAAAGAATGAAGAAATGTTTAAATACTTTGAGGCCAGGAGGACAAAAGTATTTTATAGTCAGATTCGTGCCATGTGTAGATTCTATGGCAAGAAAAATGTACGTAAATACAAAAAATTATGATATTAAAAACAACAACCAACGAATTTTGTTTCATTAACGTAAGTTTTTATGAAACAGTAGCAGACCCGCGTCATTTCTTTTCACAGGAATATGATGAGATGCCGGAATATGAAGAAGAATCGGATTTTGATTTTGATTCTTATTACAATAAGTTTATTCCTTTTGTACAGGAATGGGCGAATAAGGTGGGCGAACGCCTTTATGAATATGGTGTGAATAACATAAAGGTAATATCGGTCGGATATCCAAAAGAATACAATTATGGTACTGATTGGATGAATGTAGAGGTAGAGTTTTGTGATGAATGGAGGCAAAAGATGTTATCTAACATTGGTAAGATTGTCAATGATGATAAATGCAGGAAGTATGCGGAGGCTAATTACCGATCGGTATCAGGATACATCTTTTTAGGGCCTGAAGATTTAAATGAATTTGAAAAGGAAATAATAGAAAGAAAGTCAGATTCCGGATATGATGTAACAATATTATTAAATATGTATCTAACTTTGGCTTTTGTAAAAGAATTTGGATTTAAAGCCGGAGAAGCGTGGAGTGAAATAACAGAATATGCTTACGGATGTTTGTCGTATTCTGATTTTGCAACAACAGAGATGCTTATACCAGAAGGTTCGGAGCATTTATTCAAAGACATTTACACGGCAAAGGCCGACGAATTATATCATCATGTCCTGGATAAATTCGGATGGGCGTGGCGTGATCCGAAATATAAGTCAGAAACAGAATTATGCGCGATGCTAAAGTGGGCAAAAGAAAAAGGCTTGACCATTGAAGAGTTAAGTATTTAATTGTTAAACATAAGGCAGTAGTGGTGCGTGAGTATAGGTGCTGCCGTTAAAATATTTTATAAGATGAAAAAAGAAGAGATTCAAACTATTTTATACACAATCAAAGAAGGAGACAGTATTAAGATCAAAGTACAAGACAAAAGTGAAGAAATAAGACTGCGGGATCATGTAAGAAGAGTGCAGAAATATGGATACAGGTTTTGTTTGTCTCATTTACATGATGGAATTTTCTATCTGGAGAAGTTGGAAGAGGGAGATAAAGATAAATACTATAGAGTAATAAACAGAGGAAATGGAAAGACCGGAGTATAATAAGCTACGTAAAATGGTTAAGACTACTCCAGGTCTGATAGTGGACGAGGCGCAAAACATGATGCGTGTATCGCTATACGATAATGGGGAGCTTAAGAAGGTGGTAGTAGTAATGAAATGCGATTCTTTTTTACAGTCAAAAAGTAACATAGAAAAGATAATGTTATTATCATCTTCTATAGAAGATAGAAAAAACAAAAAAAAAAATAAAACAAAATCAGAAAATGAACAGAATAACAAAAATAAGAGAAGAAATAGGAGGAAAACAGGTTGATTTGACCTTTTACGGGCGCTTTTGCAGCCTTATCGAAGGTGACAGAAAGATAATACTAAGGGCAATAAAAAACGGTCGTAAGAAGGGCGTAATCGGAGCCATTCAGCCTGGGAGACATGACAGAATTTGGACCACATGGTCTATCGCTTTTGATGATCTAAAGGTAGGGGATACGGTAGAGTTTAGTACATCTGGAAAATACAATCCCGGATTTCATGCTACGGAAAAGTATGTAGGGTGTGTAGAATGGATAAAAGGGTCAGAATGTGCGATAAAAACCGGTAAGGGAATGGCGGTAGTATTAATTAAACACGTGGAAAGGGTGGTGAAATAATGGATTTAAGGATGTTTATAGACCTATTTCAGGAGATTGAGGTAGAGAGCTTGTTTAAAGCGTTAGATTTATGTATGGAATATGCGAGATTAGATTTACATGTGTTTAATGTAGGAGCTCATGTAACGTGTTCATACAGTAATGATCTTGAATATCTTTCACAGGTAGAAGGTTGTAATGTGAATATGATAATAGAGGTACCCCACTTATTCGAAGCATTCATGGAATACGCTTCACCGGAAATGAAATTGTATTACGAAAAACTAACAGAGACAGTATAATATGAAAAAGGAAGTAGAACGGATAAAGAAGTTGGTTGGCATAGATCATAATAGATGGGAGCAGCCTTGTACATGTGATAAATGCAAGAACATGTGTAAAGTTTCTTGTATTGGTACGCCAAAAGACATAGAAGCCATCATAGATGCCGGATATGCTGACAGGCTAAAAGAGACAATGTGGATGGTGGGGTATCTTGCAGTGAAAGAAAAACCAATAGCGATGATCCAGCCAACAGAGAAAGACGGGTGGTGCGTGTTCCGCCGGCCAGACGGTCTCTGCGAGCTGCATGACCGCGGACTAAAGCCGACCGAAGGAGTTCTGGCCTCTTGTAAGATGATTGAAGAAGACAATGTTCCAACATATGAAACATCTGTACTTAGAGCAGTAGCTCATGAGTGGGTTAAGGCGGAGAACTTCGCAACTATAATGAGAGTCGTTTTTAAATACTTGCATGAAAATGAACGTGGAAAATAAATTAGACAAAGTGGTTAAGATCCTAAAAGAAAAAGGATTTGTAGTATATAGAAAGGGCGGGAAGGAGCCAGGTGTGTTTTACGCCAAAGAAGGTGACAGTCGAATAGGATTCGTTTATCCTAACAACGGATATATATACGACAGGATAAAAATATGGTCTTTTTCAAGAATGTACAAACCACATAAGAAAACCGGATCTTCGTGCTTAATGTGTGTCAGCGACGAATTTACGATAGAAAATGCGATTAAGAACATAGAGGATAGACTGTGGGTGAATTACATAAAAGACGGTAACAGAAAACGACCAGAAGAATATAAAAATATAAGAGAATTTGTTGGTAGCTTCACTAAATTCTACAGCTCTGTAGAATTAGTTGAAGTAAAATAGTTTTCCATGTAAGTTAGTTACCGGCACTGGTCTGCGAAGATAGGTGCCGTTTTTTTTATTCAAGAAAAGAGGACAAATATGGAGAAAAGAGACAAGAAGATGCCTTACGAGGTAGTCATACAGGAAAGAAAAAGAGTGGATTTGTACGGTAACGTAGTGTATTATATCCATTGGTTTGATAAATATGGGTACAATATCACAAACGAATGGAAATTCTGGAGCAAGGGTCCGAAAAAGAAATACGATAGAGTTAATCGTTATCTAACGGATGATTGGCTGAAGAAATACTGTAAGAATGACAATTTAAAGATAAGGAGAATAAAGGAATGAAAAAGATAAAAGTAGACAAAGTGATATTATATTACATGGATCGGGTAGACCCTGACGGGAACCTATACTGGTTCTATGTATATAAAGACATGGCATCTGAAATAGAATACTTTTGCACGGAAGAGACAGGTAATATGACTATACCAATCGGAGAAGGAGAGTATGTCAAGATCGTACCAAAAAAAATAGAGAAAATACCGGTAAGGGGATATAGGAAGCTTACTGGAATATGGAATCGTGAAACATGTAACGGGAAGGGATGGTACAGGCTTTTTAATTATTTCAAATACAAGCCGACCCTATGTTATTTTAAAAAAGCGGGACATGATGAAAATGGGAACACAAGATACGAAATATCATTATTTAATAACATTATAAATGTGACAAGGTATTTCAATCTGTGGAGAATGAAGCCAGGAAAGTATGTTATGGTAACAAACGAGTGTGGTGCCTTGGATGTTATAAAAGAAAAATTCGATAACATAAATATAGTGGAATATGGATCTGAATGAATTGTACAAAGAAATAGAAAAAGCAGAGGTTGATCTGAATGCAAAAAGATTAAAGTACATCAAAGAGGCATTAGTGGAGAACGGTGGAAGTATAAAGCTAAAATTCAAAGAATTTAAAGAGTTTAAAGAAACTAATGATGCGTTTGACTTCGATGATCAGTTTCCGGTGATAATAGAAATTGCTGGGATTCCTATGTATTTAACGGAAGTGTATGTCAAAAAAAACGATTTTCGTATAGTTCTGCTGGATTATGATGATATGACTTTAGGTGATTATGATAATACAGGGGAAAATGAACAGGTTGCTTATTTTATTAACTATTGTTTAAATCAAGACAAAGATGGGAAAGAGTAGAAAAGATTATGAGAAGTTTCTTAACTCCATATCTCCAGATAGAGACGATGAAACATGGATCATTGGAGGAAAGAACAGGTATTGCGGTAGAGAGAATTACGGCACTATGATCAAAAGGTATGATCCTATTGGTTTTAACGTAGGGTACAGGGAGTGGGCAGAACAGCCAGGGTAAGGTGGAGCCTGCCCTGCCATGAGGTCGGCCTGGCTGTCTGTGGCCAGGGTCGTATATTAGTCAGATAGTGAACAATGAAAACGATACAAATATTATGAATTTAGGCAATCATATACCTAAAATAATAGCTTATGACATTTAAAGAATTTATGAAAGAAGTAGGCTATGACCCAATGACTACCTTTTGGGAAGATTTCAGCATAGCCGACAAGTATGGTATAGCAGGTGTCAAGGATACCTACAAACGTGCATTCAGTGAATGGAAAGATGATTATAAGTTTTTCACGGAATTAACGCTTGTATTGAATCATAAAATCTGGCAACATTATGAAAGCAATCGTAAACTGGCTGCACTGTATGACCGGTTGTGGCGAGAAGCTGACGAGTATGCCATGAACAACTTTAAGGGAGAAGAACTTGATTATTATTACAGAATAACAGATTAATATTATGACAGCAGCAGAAAAATTAAGAACTATTTAAAATATAAAGACATGGAAGACGATCTTATTACAACAAAAGAAGTAGGTGATTATCGCATTAAAGTGTATTATTGCCGTGATTCAGAATGCCCTATAACTAATTGGGGTTTGTTTGGGTCATTCTTTTTTGAATACTCTGATATGCATCGATTGCATGATGAATGCAATTGGAAAACTTTCTTCTACGATAACAAGCATAATCTTAGAGATGTTATTGATGCTATTGTAATGAAGCATATAGAACAGAAAGACATTGTAAAATATTTAAAGAAAGGGGAAGCGAATGGGATCTCATTCACATACAACAGAGGTGGCAATGTATGGGAGTTGAAGCATAAGACAAGTCCATATATAGGTCAAGAGTTTTTTCCAAGTGATTTGACGGACTTTGATTGCAGAGGGGAATTAATAGAGGATCTGGATGACGAAGATTTGTTAGATATCATATCCAAATATGGAAAAGATGTGGTGGCTATAGAGTGGTCAACAAGGGGTTATAGTCAAGGTGATTATATAAAAGGGATAGCATACGTTACAAAAGAAAAATATGATAATGAAGTCTGCGATAAGGAAGGAGACTGGAAAGAAGATTGTGCCAAAATTATAGATAATGAAGTAAAGTCCATAGGTATGTGGATGTGGGGAGATGTAAAAGGGTACGTTCTTGAAAAGAAGGTAGCATTTACCAAGAAATACAAAGACGAATCAAGAGAGGATGAAGATTGTGAAGAATGGGAAGAGGTTGATTCTTGCTGGGGATGTTACGAGGAGACAGATGAATTGATAAAGGAAGTTATGATAGAGAATGATTTAGAAGAATAGGTTATAATGGCTGATAGTGACGGACGCCACAGGAGACAGGTGGGAAAGTGCGAAGAGCTCCGGTTCAGGGGAGACGGGGCCTGCTTTGCGTGGCGTAAGGCTACAGTAGATGAAATTGTTGAACATTTTAAAAACAGATAATTATGGGATATATATGTACAAGATGTGGTGGAACAAATGTTGCTTGTGAAGCCATAGTAAATCCGAATACCGGAAAAATAATAGATTATTTTGATGGATCTTTTATGCATGCTATTTGCTCGAATTGTGAAAACGAGGTGATAATATCCAACATTGAAGAAGTCAAACATGAAATTGATTTAAGGTTTCATGAATTTGTAGAAAGAACAGGGAAGGAGCCTGAATACGTAGAATGTCAGATTGTACGGAAAGAGACAGGAGATGAACAAAGAAAGACAATGAAACTATCATTGAACATCAACGATGATGACAATGATGATGTTTTTTGTTACTGCAATGGGATAGAATCGTTTAAGCAACTTGCTGAATACGGAATGGGAGAATTTATCGTAACATTTTGTTGGAGTTTCTTTTAAGAAACATATTTAGTTATCATTTTTAATAACATATCTTATGAAAACACAAGAAGAATATGCCCGTGAAATTGACGAAATCGTTCGTCGGGATGTGGAGAGTTGCCAGAGTGACTGGTTTAAAATCGACAAGGAGATATTTATGCAACCGAAAAACAAGAATAAGATATTTATTCTTGGAACCAGAAAGACCGGATGTGATTTAATAATACTGGGTGGCACTAATTGTGATGAAGGTAGTATGGATTGGCTTTTTGGGAGTCTTGGCAATGAAAACTTCTATGTATGTCAACCGTTATCTTTCTACAAATCACAGCGGGAAATCCAGAAAGTAAATCCGCTGTATGCTTTTAAAGTGGCCACTGCTTATTTTAGAGAACAAGGGATGATTCCGGTATTTGAAGATGCAAATTGCAGACTAATGAAGATATAAAATGAAAGAATTTGATAAATATATAACCATATCATTTAAATATGGTGGGTGTAAACATAATTACAAAATAGATAAAAAAGAGATTGAAATACATGAAGACAATAATGTCTGGTTCTCTTATTTTGATTTCGGAAAATATCATTTTGAGGTATGGGGTGGGTTAGATGAGGATAATAATCCCATCACTGGAGGAGAATCAAAAAATGGTTTCTGTTCGCCTTTTGCAGTTAATGTATATATCATAGAAAACGACGAAGGTGTACAGGTTGCTCAAATTGATGATGTGGATATAATAGAATGCGTATAAACGAAGGTGGTATGATAGAAATAATAAGATACAGGCTTCCGATTTATTGGGCTTGCGCTCTGATAAACGGTGATTATTCAGGACTGTCTGAAGAAGAAATACAGGAAATAGATGCTTTTTTGAAAAAAGCAGAAGGTTATCCGGTAGATGTAGATTTGGAAACACAAGGGTTTTACCGTTGTAATGACGCAGGAACACTTCCCGGAGAGTGTGCAGATTTTATTTTTCATAAGTGTAATGATTAAACTAAAATAATATGGAAACTGCAAACAAACTAACTTATTTAAGTACAAAATTCTTTACAGAAAACAAAGAAGAATACAGAATAACAGTCACAGTATCTTTAGATGATGATTGTCATAACAATATGTGTGACTGGAGAGTAACAGCCGATGTTAGATGGAAAAATCAACGTGGACAATACAAGGAGTATATGGGAGGCTGCTGTCACGATGAAGTTGCAAAACATTTTCCGGAATTGGCAAAATTCATATCGTTGCATCTTTGTAACCATTATGGTGCTCCTATGTATCCGGTGGAAAATGGCATATATCACGTTAGAAGAAGTGGCATGTCTGTAGCAATGGAGTATTTGCGTATATCAGAACAAGAATGCGCAGAATTATATAAAGCCTCTGAGGATGAGTTGTATTTCAAGTATCAGCTTTTCAATCTTGGGATTGTGGATAGATGGAAAAGAGAATCAGAAGAGCTTATTGCGGAACTTGAAAAATTGTGTGGAAAGAAGTGGGTTAATCCATATAAGCCGGAAGAAGAAAGATTTGTTTTAACACTAACGGACGAGGAACGATCTCTTATTGAAGAGCGTATTAAAGCCGGGCATTATTCCTCAGAAAATATAGAGAAACGCAGAGTGGAAGCCCATAAAGCAAAGATGGCGGCAAAACGTGCTGAAATTTGTGAGCGATACGATAAAAAAATCAGACAAGCAGAAGCAGAAAAGAAGATAATACTCTGTGTGTTTGATTATGGATTGCCAATTAATAATGTTATATATTATCCTCACACGAACACTTTATTTTTCAACTGGAACGATTATGGAGGAAAAATCACACAGGAAGAGTTTGATGATTTTGTGAATAACGTAGACCGCTCTCAGTTGCCGGAAGGCATCAAGTTTGAACTTAAATAATACAGGATATGGAAAGGTTGGATTTTGAAACGTTACTTCGTGTCGTAATATGGGATTACAACCGTTGTTTTAAAGATGAATCGTTGGACAAGGATTTGTTCATAGAAAAATACGGGAAAGTTATGGGAGAACATTATTACAATAAGTTTGTCCATGAGTTTAACGGGAATATCCTGAAGATGATTGGTTACTTCAGAGGTTCCGAAAAAGAGGGGCAAATTTTCTGCGATATGATAACCGAACGTATTGAAAAATACGAAAAAAGAATGTCATATGATAAAGGTAAGTTGAACAATTAAAAAGATATTTATATGAACAATTCAATGGTCGCTCACTTGTGGGCTCATGAACAAGAAGAATCAGCGAATGGTAGTAACTTCTATTTTGAAGGTGAAAGTATTTACTCCTATGGAAGACATTTTGAAATCGGAAGAATCGTACGGAACAAGCGTGGAGAAAAGGCGTATTTGATTAATGATACATACTATTCTTCTACTACAAGCAAGCATCAACATTATGTTCGTGAAGCAATACCAACTGGCTCAAAGGTGTTCTATGTTGAATGTAATATATCATATTGTATCGGTAACATGCTCTTTGTTACCAATATGTTGGAATCCATTAAAGACGCTATTGAAAAATACAAAAAAGCAAGAACCGAATTGTCTTATCGGGATGTTTGGGGGAATTTTAAAAATATTATGGATTATATTGAGTTCTTTGATATGGAAACTCCCCAACGTCTTCTTAAAAAGAGCGCAAACGAATGGCTTGGAACTAACCATGAATTATCATATAAATCAGATAAGATTAAACGTGAGCATGTCCGTGAATTGAAACACATTTTCCAGATATTGTTGAATCATCAAGCACTGGAAGTCCTTGGAACCGTTAATGTGATTGTAGATGAAGTTTGCGGGGAAGGTACATGGATTAAGTATTCAGAAAGATCTGAAAGATGGAGAAAGGGTGAGGAAGAAAGAGAAAGAATAAAATTAGAGAGATTAAGAAAGGAAGAAGAAGCCCGTTACAAGGATTTTGATGAAAAACTGGAAGAGTGGAAGTCAGGAGAAATCAATTTCTTGAATACACCTTTCTATATTCCTGGTGAAAAACCTAACGCCTGGATTCGTATAAAAGGAAATATTATTGAGACAAGTAAACAGATAAAGATTGGAATAGCAGAAGCCAGAAAACTGTGGCGGGCTGTGTCGGCAATGCACCGGGGCGCCGAGTTTCGGCACGGTCTGGTGGAGGACGTCACCGGTCACCAGTGGAGTCTAAATCGGTACGAAAACGATTTGCTAACCGCTGGATGTCATAGGATAGCATATAACGAAATGGAGAGAATAGCAAAACAACTGGGATGGGTGTAAGTAGTCCATCTTGTTTTATTGATTACATAATTAAAAATAAAAAGATATGGAAAATCCAATTATTGTTCCGTTTGATTTAAATACGGCGAGAAAAATTAAAAGCGGAGAAATAGAAGGTTCGGTATTAATTGATAATATTGAGATAGAATTTGTATATGAGTCGAAAGACTGCGCCGGTCCTTATAATTCACTTTTTGTAAGAAAAGATGGATATGGAATAAGTTCTATATATGCCAACACGGAAGGTTGTACTATTGGCGGCACCACTCTGGAATTGAAAGTAGAGGCTGGGGCGTATTTCAAGAAAGGAGATGTATTAACAAGCACTAATGGATATCAATTCATATATGATGGAATTATTACCAAAGGGATAATGGGATGTATATGCGGAATGGCAAAATTTGGAGATATTGGGTTTGATTACAAATTATGGACTCATGTGTATGACGAAGATAAAAACGGCATGTAAGAAAGGCTATAGAAGAAGAGAAGAAATTTTTAGCAGAAAAGATTATAAAAGTCGAAGACAGTAGAAAAATAGATATAATAAAACGATATTTAAGTGAATATGAGTATCTATTAGATGAGATGCCGAAACATGACTTCAAACCATTTGAACGAGTATTGGTAAGAAGAACTAACCAAGAGAGGTGGAAATTGCATCTATTTTCCAGAGAATCAGTAGGAGATAATAAATACGAATGCTTAGGAGGGATAGGATTTAGTCAGTGTATCCCATACGAAGGGAACGAATATCTTTTAGGAACTAATAAAAACAAATAAAATTATGGAACAGAAAACAGTAACAATCCCGTTTGATTTAGAAACGGCGAAAAAAATAAACATAGGGGAAATAGCAGGTCGTATTGTGACAGAGAAAGGACGAAATAGAGCAGAAATAGTATATGAAGACAATTCGTCAATTTGTCCGTTATTGGTTGTAATTCATTCTATTTCTGTATCGGCAGATTGGTTTTCTGCTACAGGAAAAGCATTTAGCAGCGAAAATCGCCTCCTTCTTGAAGTCCCGGAATATACTACATTTAAAGATGGAGATGTGTTAAGCAACAAAGATGGAAGTTATATTTTTATTTTAAATATGCATGGGAAATATTTAACATCTTTGTATGCGAGTCTTGCAGCGGGAACAAGTCTTAATATATTGGATGATTTGGCTGCACACGAAAACCACATAGAATGTTATAGACTTGCAACAGATTCGGAAAAACAGAAGATGATTAAAGCGTTAAAGAAAAGCGAAAATCCTAAAGCAAAAGAATATCTGAAACGCTTCTTCGGGATTAAAGAAGAGCCGAAATATGATTTTAAGCCGTTTGACAAAGTGCTGGTAAGAAAAGAAGGAAATAAAAAATGGAATATCAGTTTGTTTGCAAGGGAAATTGTGGACGATTATAATGGATTGCCTTATAAGTATGAATGTTCCAATGGAACATTATGGGATTATTGCATTCCTTTTGAGGGCAATGGATGTCTTTTAGAAACTGCTGAAAATCCAGAAAAATGAAAACGATAAAGTTATCTGATTTTTATCCTTATGACAGAAACAAAGGAGGAATACAGGAATTGCATCATAAAATCGAGTCCAAAACACTTCAGTATTGGGGTGAAGATAGTGGTATTCTGATCGGCATCACTCCGATATATAAGATACGTTTGTGGAGCGAAGAAGTGAAAGTTGTAAATGATAAAATGACAAATATGAAAACAAGAACATACGAAGGGGTGCAGCACGGAGACTGGGTAAGATGTGTCTTATGTGGAGCACAAATGCTTCTTCCATGTGGAGCTGACAAATGTCCGGAATGTAGCAGTAAAGATACTTTAATGTGGGTAGATGAGAATAGGCAAGAAATGGACGCTAAACATCTGGATTGTCTTGTCCCAATACGCAAATTGGAGTTACAAGAATATCTGTCCCCAGAAATTTTGAAAATGGAACATATATGAAAATAGAATACATACAAAAATGTAAATGCGGCGCAGTCACTATCAGATTTGATAATGGTGCTTCGAATAGCATGTTTTGAGAAACATTTGAAAAATTGGATTTGGATACTGGTGATGCCACATGGCTTCACCAGTTCTGCTGCTGCTGCAACCACTGCGTCAACCATTGGGGAATAGACTTATGCGGGTGTGGATCAGGACAGAAGGTAGGAAAATGTGAATGTGGATCCCAAAAGGCGCATGATGTATTAGGGGTTAAATATGATTCGTTTGGAGCAATATTAAAAAACTTTGGATAATGGATATAGTAAGTAAATACGCCGCCTTGTTAGGACAACAGAAGCTAAAAGAATCATTTGTGAAAGATTTGGAGCTTGTATTATCAAGAAAAAATCCTAATATAGAAAAAGGGAAACTTAATTTCATTCGTTATTCAGAAATGAAAAATTGGAGTGTAAGAGAGTTGTTTGGTGAAGACTTGGAACAAGCTGATAGGGCTTTAATAAACAAGGTGTATCATATGCTATTTGATATAGGTTCGGATTTTGAATCGGTTATAAGAATGCTATATAGCTTTCGTAACGGACCTAAATCGGGGATAAAAGTGGCGGATCCGGAGGATAATTACGAATGGACTAACAAGGACGGAAATGAAAAATATTCTACTAAAAATCTCCCAAAAGCGCATTTTAGATGGGATTGGAGAAGATATACCTTATCAAAAGAATCCGTTGATAAAATAACGGAGTTTGTAGACACCATATTAGAATCATAGAGAAATTATGAACGAAGTAATTTTAAGCAACATGTTAGGATGTCAGACATATTGTATATCAGACAGTCCTTCGAATAGATACTGTCTTATTGGGCCTATTGAGTGCAATGAGAAGTTAATAGAAGTGTTTAAGAAGGGGATAACAGTAAAACTCAAATACGTGGAAAAACGAGTCCTGGATACATTTACGGACAACGGAATCAACCTGAGCAATTACACTCACTGTATTATTGTGAAGCGGAATTTTTATCTCGCTTGGTAACAGTAAAATACAAACGATATGAATAATTTTGTAATAGATACTCCAGATAATTTCTGGCAAATAAGATGGCTTGATAAGTATATGGAAGGCCACAAAGGGTTCATAGCTGGTGGATGTTTTAAGAATATCCTTTCCGGAGAAAAAGTAAAAGATATTGATATTTTCTTTGAAAGTGAAAGCGATTTTCAGGAAGCTGTTAATTTGTTCAATGATGGAAGACATCAGAAAGAAGGATGGAAATTTAAGTATAGGAATGAGAAGGTATACGCATTCCAGAAAGAGGGAGAAAAGGTATGGGTAGAGTTCATAGAGTCAGAGTTCGGAAAGCCAGAAGAGATTCTCAGGAGCTTCGACTTTACTGTGGCAAAAATGGCCTACTATAAGGAGCCTAAATACGAAGAAAAAGAAGATGATTATTTTCCATTCTCATCTGCAAGTATAGTAGCATACGAGTACAAACTACTCTATCATGAGAAATTCTTCGAACATCTTCATATGAAGAGACTGGTTATTGACGAGAATATCCCTTTTCCGGTAAGTACATGGGAGCGCTCATATCGGTATAAAGGATATGGTTACAATATGTGCCGGGAGACAAAGAAAAAACTTCTACAGGCTATTAAAGGTATAAACGTAGAGGAGGAAGATGTATCTTTGTACACTACTGGAGGATGGGATTAACTTATAAAACATAGATATATGAATACATCATTTGAGAAATCTAAAAACAGTACAGATGAATGGTACACACCTAAAGAAATTATAGACGCTTTAGGGGAATTTGATTTAGATCCATGTGCGCCTATGCGTCCGTTATGGAGGACAGCCAGGGTTATGTATAACAAAGAGCAAGATGGATTAAAACAAAAATGGGAAGGAAGGGTATGGTTAAACCCACCTCATTCAAGACCGACTATAGAGCATTTTATTACTCGTATGGTAGAGCACAATAATGGAATAGCTCTTCTTTTTAATCGTCTTGACAATAAGATGTTTCAGGATGTTGTATTCCCGAAAGCAAAAGGTATATTGTTCATGAAAGGAAGGATAAAATTCCACAGAGAAGATGGAACAATAGATGAAAGTCCAGGATGTGGGTCTATTCTGGTTGCATTCGGCGAAGAGAATGCGGAAACATTAAGATCTTCTAATATTGAAGGAAGATATATACAGGTCAATCAAGAACCGTGTAACACCCATGTAGATTGGGAACAACGTAGATACGAGATAGCAAAAACCATACTTCCTATCACATCCGTATCAGGACGTGGACCTCACGGTGAATTAATATTGGAAGCGTGTGATAAGGCGGCTGAATTAGCTGTAATATATGCGGATGCTTTAATTAAAGAACTGAAATGAAATCAACAGTATATGCTCATCTTGAGAATGATTATAGATTTTATAGACTTCCTCTATTTAGAGCTACGGCTGTAAAATACGGATGGAATAATCCTATAGGGGAAGATAGTGGGAGAGAGAAAAAAATATAATTCACAGTATTAAGTAGATATATTATGAGCACAAGTAAAGAATACAAGGCGGTAAGAAACTGCATACTAAATGAACTTCACCTTACCAAAGAAGATATAATCAAAAACATAGAACCATTATTGGAAAAGCTTGTAAAAAGGTGCATGCATAATACATACGGAGGAAACAATCAGATAGAAAATTGGATCAGATGTATGGTAAATGACGAACTTAAACAAAAAGAAGGCTATGGTTTTGTAAGGAAAATATGTGGGGAGGTTATAAAAGATCATGTGTTGAATGAGTTGAACATAATTGTAAGACCAAAAAATGAAAGATGCGTATGTGAAAATAGAGTACCATCAAGAAAAGATGGTTTGTATCTAATCTACGGAAACGGACACGCTGAGCCGTTTGCTGGAGAGAATTTCAAAAAGAATGTGCGTTATATCGGATTAAAGCACAAAGACGTATCGTTTGCTATCTCACTGACGGAGCATGATAGCGTACAATTGCTTGACGATGATAGCCGTGAAAAATCCGGAAGTGAGACATATTACGAACGTAAATGTGATGCGCTGTTTGACATTGACGGACGCGGCAATACGGAACGCCTTGTGGCCAGAAATCCAAAGTTGAAAAATTTGCTGAAAGATGGCGAGTATATACCATCTCTTGGTCAATTAAATTTAATGGCCCATTATATGGACGAACTAAACAAAGCATTCGCTTATGTTTCGGCATCTCCCCTCTCCTCGACGTGGTATAGATCCAGTACCGAGAGCAGCCCGAGCGTCGCGTGGTACGTGGACTTCTCCATTGGTAGCGCGTACTACAGTGACAAGTACAACAGTAGCAGGGTTCGGGCGGTAATTGATTTTTAAAAAGGATTACAATGATAACATCGGTAAAAATAAAAGACAACACAAAAACTCCTTTTGAATATGCTTCTGACATAGAAGCATTTGAAAATGGCAGAGAATTTATTTTCAAGCCAGGAGTGAACGTAATTATAGGTAAAAACGGTAGTGGAAAATCAACCTTGCTTAACATCATATCAATGTATGCGTTATGTGAGAAATCCATGTGCTCTGAAATACCGATCGAGGCACTGGATTTTCCACCTATATTTGATGATGATGATGATGACAAGGTTCTTGATGGGATTGACATATCATCCGATTATGCAGGGAAAGTATTCCGTTTATTGCCATCGGCGGAGATGAATCGAGATAGTGTATTAAAAAACATCAGCAACTTAGATTTGTATGTGAATAATATTCGAAGATCTTATGGAGAGAAAGTGGTATTATCATTGGAATCACTTTTCAATTTAATGTTCGGTCAAAAGGATTATACATTTCCAATACAAGATCTTGTAGAATACAAGAAAAAATCAAATGCGTTTTGGATTAAAAGAATTGATAACCTGTTGAAGTATTATGAAAGAAACCGCATAACATTAACAAAAAGCAGTTTTGAATACACGGTTCTCATGGATGAGCCAGATAGGAATCTTGACATTGACAACATAATGCAAATTTATAATGTATTGTCATTCCATAAACCACAAACACAAATTATAGCCATAGTACACAATCCGGCATTGATTTACAAGTTAAGCAAATTAGATTGTGTGAATTTCATAGAGATGACAGAAGGGTATCTTAATAAAACTTGTACATTTGTGTCCAATTGATCAAGGCATTTATATGTCATTTTAACACATTTTTTATAAATCAATTAATTATTCATTTTTAAGTTACAGTCATGAAAACATTAAAAGAAAAAGACAAACAATCTTTTTTAGCAAGAAAAGAAGAAGTTTATTCCTTAATAATGGAAATGGGATCATTATTGGCAGATTATGATCATCAATGGTCTAATGAACTAAGAAGAAAATTTGAAAGAGCTACTTCTTTTCTTTCCTCTATGAATTAGAATATTTTCTATCATCGGGGAACTTGTTGGTAGGATTATAGAATACAAAGTAAAACAACTTATTGCAATGGCTTATTTCATATTAATGGGAAGAAGAATCCCCAAACAAGCTATAACAGGCTTCAAATTTCAAAATGAAACAGATAACATTCGTCCTTTTCTGTCAATCAGGATAAGGGGAAAGGACGAAATTATACCTTTCAAAGATAAAAAGGAGATACAGTCCGTAAAAGCGCATCTGTGTTCTATCTTCTCCGGATTTGTAAAAATAGGCGACTGGTATCTCAAGATGTCGGAAGTTAAGGAATATAAGCCGGTGACCGCCGAAGACATGAACCCCTACATCTTGTTTAAGACATCTAAGTTCGGAAACATAAAAGTTCGTTTCCCGAAAGATGAAGATATGGATGCAGAATTATTGGTGTTAGATCAACTTTTTGATGTAGAATGAATTATTGATCATATTTTAGAAATCATGACCTGGAAAGAATTAAAAGACAAAATATCCCTTATGACAGAAGAAGAGCAACGACAAGAAGTTGCAGTATGGGGAGAAAATATGAATCTAATGAAAGATTGTTCCTTGGAGAAAACAGACGAGGATATGTACTACAACTCTGAATGGGATTATACTTGTGAAGAGAGTGAATTGGAACCGGAAGACAAGAATGACCCTGATGTACATAAGGTATATGAAGCAGGAATGTATTATATTTATTCGAATTGATTTTAAAAAGATCTGATTATGGCAGCATTAACAACACTAAATATAACGGAAAAGAACGCTAATAACAGTTTGTCTGTAACTGTTAAAGTGAATGTCACCAAAGAAGGAGTGTTTACCACTACCTTGTCAAAAGAAGATGTGGACAAGATTCATTCTTATGGGATCAAATTACCTACAAACAGATTAGGCAACGAAGGATATTTCAATAGTATAGCACTTTCTGATTTGGAAAGTCAAATCAGGGAAGTTCTGAAGAGATGTTTGAGTTATAAAATAGTAGAAGAAGTGCCTGTTATTAAGTATCAACTGGAAACGAATTGCCTGTTTTCATATGACAAAAACGGAAATATTGTCCCTAACCCCTCTAAGGAATGGACAGGAGGCGATGAAAATGGAGAATGGAGGGATGGAACTTCCCGTTTAGATGCCTTAAACGCCCAACCTTTCGGTTTTAGTGTTTATGCAAAACCATTTCTAAAAAGAGTAATTGAATATGGAAATGGAGAGACAAAAGTAGAATACAGCAGGTTAAATACAGAAAAAGGAACCTATGCGCACTGGCTGAATTGTGTAACGAGCATATCATACAATAGACATAAACAGGTAATGGAAGTGGAGTGTAACGAATGTACCTCGAAATTATTCGTTGATATGATCAAGTCCATTTGTAATATAAGCGAACAAGTTAAGAGTTTTATCAATCCAGAACAAATAAAAGCAATTGCGGAGTCAAATGAACCGATTTTGCTTTTATCTAACAACTAAAAAATCATGAGGTATGTATGTGTTTTTATCTGCTTTCTGTTATGACTTATTTTTACGTTGTTATTATCATTCACTGTCATAGGATTGGTTATAAGCGTGAGTGATGAATGGCAGGAAATGGGTGACAAAATAATAGATAAACTTTAAAAATAATTGAGCATGAGTAAATATACAGCAAAACAAATTGCCGAGTCCGATGATCTGTTTGATAAGCAAATACATAAAGTCAGAAAGTTTTATTTGAGTCGTAATCCTGATAAAATGATGATGCTCGAAGAAAGAAAAGCTGTTATCAAAGAACGAAATAAAGGTCTTTCCCCAGAATATGATAAGGAATATTATTGCGGAACCTGCGGAGCTAAAGACGGTGCGGAGCATCCTAAAACCGGATATTGCTTTCACTGTGATACGGATAACTGGATTCCAAAAAATGACTAACAGCTAAAATAATCGAATTATGACAGCCGAGAAGTTTAAATCTATTTGTGAATATAAAGGAATAACTTGGAATGATCTTGTCCGTATTAGGATTATCAGGCCAAAGAAATTTTTAGGATTCTTTAGGCAATTAACGGGTATAACAATCGAAGGTGCATTCAATAGATGTTCTGCTTGTGTTGAAATAATGGCTAATGATGACAACGGTGTTTCAATGATGCACTATATTGATTACGAAGATATTATAGGAGTTGAATTAATTAAAAATTAAAAATAATTGAGTGAACAGTTTGCAAAAATCAGTACGAATGCGTTGTTAGGATTATCAACATCCGCCACATAAGAACCATATAATCCCGTAAATATCGTGATGCGTTGGTAGTACGTGTACAGATAACAAACAGGCGTTGGGATAAAGCATTTGGCAAACATTCACTCTAAATAAGAAATAGTAGATATGAATACAAAATTTGAAAACATGGCTTTGCTGAATATAGAAGACTACAATGAGCTTAAAGCTAAAGCCGAAGCAACAGATGAGCAGATAAAGAAACAAGCCGAAGAAATGGCTAAGCCTGAAGTTGTCACATTGAAAGTGTGCTTTGATACATACGGATTATTATACAGGCCAAATACTTGTGTTGATGTTGAAATACCATTCTATGATGATGAAAAAATCAGAGATATGCTTAACAAAGCAAGTGCTGATATAATGAAATGGTGTGACAAAAATATGATAAAATACAACAAAGAACTCAAAGAATCCAGGTCTACAAAAAAACATTGCGAAGGACTAAGAAAGCATATTGCAAATCTCGAAAGACGCCTTTTAAGGCATACATTGGCAAATGTTATTTTATCTATTATATCAGTTGCGACTATAATTGCCCTTTTCACATTAATTCAAAACTAAAAAAAATATGAATAAGAATATAATCAACAACGCTCAACTTTTAGAGATTAAAACTAAGATTAGACAACTTGGAGCAATGATGAATGCATATCAATGCAGGTTTGTGGTTTCTTCGGGTCAATTGTTTTTTGTGGATGATGAATATGCTGGAACGGTTAAACTGACTAATCTTGATAATGGAGAATCTAACATATCATTCCCTTCATGTGACGATGGATTGATAATCAATCCAGCCGATAAGCATATTAAATAATTTCAAAACTAAAAATATTTAAATTAATTAAACAATAATAAGACATGAAACAAGATATAGAATTTGCTGTTCCTCTTTTTAAAGCTGGTGCAGAATGGCGCATTAACAGCGTATGGCATTCTATAACAGTAATTCCAGATTGCCACCGTTTTATTGTGTTTCTCCCTAAGAAATCAACAATAGGATCAAAGAATCCAATTATGGGTATATTGGAAGAGAACAGAACTTTTATATCCAGCCGTCCAGGATGTATTTTATGCAGATTAGATGAAATGGAATCATGGGCTTATTTGGATGATCTATTACCTTAGGTAATTATATACTCAATTTTAAAAGTTAGAATTATGAAAAAAGATTTAACAGACAAAGAAAAAGAGGAAAGAATGAATTACCTTACCATTCATAAATGTAAAAACGAGGATGAACGTAAAGAGTTAAAAGAATTATGTGATTGGTATTTTAAGGATACTCCTACATTAACTATGTCTTTTTCTTTAACAGAAGAAGATTTTCGGGTAACAATGGAAAGGGACGTGGAGTTGTCGGAGGTAGCCAGAGCGGTAAAGAATCAACACCATAAGAAGAAAATTTGAAAGGTTATGACCGACAGAGAACTTCTTGAAGAAAACAATAAGATGTTAAAGGAAATCCTAAGTTTTGTGAGAAAAGTCGATTCTGTTGAATATAGGGATCATCATGACTTTATGGAATTTCTTAGAAATGTGGCAGCCGATATATGGGTAGAATATACGGAGCCTGAACAAAGAGGTAGATTGTTTAATTTAATAAATAAAAAGAAATGAAAACAGTTTTTGATTTAAGCAGAGATGAGATTGTGGCATTGACAGACGAAGAGATAAGTCTGTATATAGACAAAGAGCTTGTTGGTAAGGGTATTCCAATTGAAGCTAAAAATTGGAATATAAAGAACGAAAAAGAAGTCGTGTATCCAAGAACTGGAGTTCCAGTATTTATGTTAAAAGATGTCGGCATCGGTTTTAGAACCATAGAAGGTGCAACTGAGGTGGCTAATTTGCTTGTTAAATATAATGCATTTAAAATAGAATCAAGGTTTCTGACAGGATCGTATGAACAGTTTTGGATCATAAAAGAAAGTGTTTGCCCGGCTATTAAAGGGGAAGCGGGGTATAGCAAAGAAGAGTTTGATAAGGTAAACAAGGAAAACCAAGATCCAGAATTGGAAAGTATAAATTCCTTCAATAACACTTTGAAAAATGCCAATGAAATTAAAGACAGGGTGTTGAAATACGTGTACAACATAAAACAAGAGCGTTCATATAACAATGACCTGGTTGGCATCTTTGAAAGGTATAAAGATATAGCAGATGGTGATATGGAGGTAGCTATGAATTTTATTAAGGAGGCCTATCCATTCAATGAAGAAACAGAGTCGTTTATCAGAAAAAAGTTTGACATGCCTATACCGGACGAATCAAAAGAGCAGTAATTAAGCTAAATTAAATCATTTTGAATCTTTTTTATTATCAAAAGACATATCTTTGTCCAAAAAAAAACAAACAGAATGGAAGAAAAAGAGATAAAAGAAGCTATGATTGAAGCCCTGACGCACTTAGAGGGGTGTAAGTATTTCGTGGCTACGATAGTAAATGAAGAGGAAAGAAGATTTGATATGAGCCTAAGAATGTCACAGCATCAATTGGCGTTAATTATAAAAGGCATCTTATCTAATAATGAGATGATGATGATGGATGTTTTGCAGTGGTGTTCTGAAAGATTTAAAAATAGTATAGAGAAAGGAAAGAAATCAACTAATTAAATATTAATACAATGAATCGATGGTTTGAAATTACGGTAAAAGCCGAGATTGATAATATCGAGAACGGCAAAAAAAAGAAAGTAACTGAAAAGTATTTAGTGGATGCCTTGTCTTACACAGAGGCAGAATCAAGATCGTTGGAGATCTTCAAGGATTTGTACAATTCTTTCGAGGTTGTAAAAATTAATCCTATTAAAGTGTCGGAAATCTTCTTCAACGGAGAAGCTGAGTACTGGTATAAGTGTAAGGTGAATTACATTACACTGGATGAAAAGAAAGGTAAAGAAAAGAAAACTCCATGCTATATGTATATCCAGGCCGGCAATCCTAAGGATGCCGAAGCTGTGTTGACTAAAGGTATGCAGGGTACGTTAGGAGACTGGAATTGCGAGTCTATTGTGGAAACGAAAATCATTGAAGTGTTTAAATACGATCTTCAGAAGGGAGCTGAAAAATTAGGTGAGAAGAAGAGTGAAGAGTAAGGCTGATGTAGTTTCCAACATAGCGCTTGTTGTGGCGATAATATCATTGCTTTCAGCAGGCGCTTTCCTTCTGATAGTGATTAAGACAGACGAGGTATCTAAATTATTAATGAACGTACCTTATCTACTGGCTTCAGCGGGATTATTCTTTTCAATAATATCATTATTATTCGAATGGAAAGCAAGGAAAAGAAGCTATACGTCTGCGAAAAATGCGGACGAAAAGTGATGATAAGAAGTCATGGCTTATGCCAGGCTTGCAGGAGCAAAGAGTTGACTCCGAAGAAAAAAGACAGAATTACATCCATTAAAAACAGCAGCAAGAAGAAAAAGTTAGAGAACCCGGATTTATCCGGGTTTTTTCGTCTTATGTTGGAGGAATTGAGTACTATTCGAATGTCTATGACTGGTAAGGCTATTCATTTTCCTACAGTATGTAACGTCTGTCACATACTTCCGAAAAGGTTATATAAGTCGGTTGCCACTTGCAGAGATAATATAGTTTTCCTTCATGAATCGGAGCATACGGTATTCGACATGTATCTTGACCGGATGGAATTTGATAAACTTGAAACAGAATTTCCTTTTGTGTGGAAGTATGCGGTAAAGAAGGTACTGGATATGGAAAGCAGGGGAATGATTAAAGAAAGAGGTAGATTAATTATTGAAATAATTGACAGATATGAGAAAACTTTATAAAATAAGAATAGAAGCTGACGATGAAACTATCTTTTATGCTCACATACGAAGAGAGAGTTATGGTAAGGATATAGCTATCGCAGTGAAAGATAGAGATAAAGATGAAGTGGAAACAGTGTTACATTGTATTAAAGAAGAATTGATTAGAGGAAGATCATGAAAGAAAAAATAAAAATATTGACAGATTTAGGATTTGTACCTATGGTGGAAGGAGAAGGAAATACGTTGTTTAGAATGAACGATGTTGTGATATCGGTGTCAGATCCCAACCAAACACCAGAGCAGTTAAAGAAGGAGGTTATGTCTTTAATAAAGAACAGAGACATAGCAGAAAGAGGCGGACAGGTTCCAGTAGTTGAAGAGCCGGCGCCTGAGCCAGAGCAGGCCCAGAAGGAGGAACCGGAAGCTCCGGAGGAGGGAGCCGCTTCTAACCCTGGAGAAGAGGATTCGAATCCGTTTACAGAAAATCAGGAAACGTTAGAGCCGTTTTATATCTGTGATGAGTTAAAGAAGATCGAGACTCCCAAATTCGTAAGATTGACATTAGACGGTAATCGTTTTTATGTAAGAAAGATGGATGATGGGACAGCCAAGATATATGCTTCGGTAACAACCATGATCAGAGACGGATTCGTAGATGACAAGACGGCTCTTCAAGAATGGAGACAGGAGATGAGGATGATTGGTCGCAATCCGGAAGAAGTATCAGAATATGATGCAGATAAAGGAACGATCATGCACTACCTATACGGATTGTACTTGACGGGTAGAGATATGGTCTTAAATCGAAGTTTTATAGTTAAGACAGTGCAAGAAGGCAAGCTTAAAATATCAAAAAAGAATCTTGACAAATTCTTTGGTAGCATAGATGATCTTGACGATATGATTGTCAGAGTTATGAAGTTTGCTAAGTTTTGTTCGGAGTATAAGGTTAAGCCGATGATGATTGAAAGAATATTGTCATTAGAAGATTATTTGGTAGCTACGCCGATAGATGCGATGGTTAAAATGACATTCAAATACAAAGAAGAAGGTTATTTTGGAGCCGTGTATCAAAGGGCTACGGGGCAGTTCAAAAAAGGAGATCCGAAGAAGGAAGTAAGAGAAGTGGAGAAAGAAGAGATTGTTATCTTAGATTTTAAATCAGGTGACATACGAAATGAACATGCTTTTCAATTGGAGGCTGAAAGGAGAATGGTTAAAAACTGGTACGGAATTGATGCACGTATTATGAATTTTTCTCCAAAAAGCACGAACAGTAAAGGTTATACGCTAAAAGAATGGTCTGATAAAAATGCTGCTATGGAGAAAGCGGACTGTGTGTTCCAACAAGGGATGTTGAATCATATCAGAAAAGATAAGAGGTTTAAAGTGAGAAAAGGAGTGCTGAATATCAATAAGCCGTACAATGAAGAGGATCATATTGTCGTATATGATATTGCTGAGGAAATGTCTAAAAGATTCGTAATATGAGTGATATTGTTATTCCTAAAGGAGATTATGTGGAAATCGTAAAACCGATATGTATCAATCCTTTTGGTGATTATTTTATTAACATCAAAAGGGGTTCAAGATTAAGATTATCGAAAGATTTGAAAATAGGGGATAAGTATGCAATATGCATACTCACATCTTACGAGAAATATGGCAAGACTGTTAATGTGACAATGCCTATACTGGTTAGAAACACAAGAAGAGTATGAAAAGAAAAATTAGAAGAACCGGGGAGATAATAGACGTAATCACCTTCAATGGTTCAACTATAAGAAGAGACTATGACAAAATACAATTCTATGACAGCAACGGAAGTGTGATAAATGAGAGTTTAAATTATTATCTCGATACCCTTCCTGTGGATGATGAGAACAAAGATGTAGACTGGGAACAACGTAGATTCGATCTTGTTAAGGCTTATTCTATTGAGTTCATTAAAATGCAAGATAGAAAAGGAGAAATAGATTGCGGAGTATATATACCAGATGTGGTGTCATGGTCTATAACTATAGCGGATAGAATCATAGAAGCAATGAGAGGAGTTAAAAATGCTTGATTTCAGAAGATACGAAAACGTACCCCGGTTTCAACTTGACCGCAGGCCCGGAAGGAGCCGACTGAAGCTAACCTGCCCAGCTTGCGGGAAAAGCCGGTGTCTCACCCCTTATATTGATGTGGCAACAGGCCAGGTTGTTGGCAACGAGTTCGGAAGATGCGATCATGAACGGACTTGCGGTTACGATAAACGACCTACTGGTAAGGATGTAGGTGACAAAGATCTTTGGATCTCGGGAAACAAGTGTATAAGAGCTTATCGTCCTCCTGTAAATCCTGACGTTGTAAATTACATACCTTTTAGCGAGTTTGAGAGGACTGTGGTTCCAGACGATAGAAACACCGTATTTAGATTTTTATCGTCTCTATGGGGAAAAGAAAGGGTATCTGATGTGTTCAGAAGGTATCATGTCGGAACAATGGACTTATGGGGATGGAAAGGGTGTTGTATATTCTGGCAGATAGACAAAGATTTTGTATGTAGAACCGGCAAGATCATGGACTTTTATATAAAGACCGACAGCCAGGGGAATGAGATTGATGTAAAAAGAGTGAAAGAAAAAGACGGTGACAATGAGCGGCCTCATGTTATGTTTTATCACTCGTTGCATGCAAGAGACTTCTTGTTTAGACAATGCCTGTTCGGAGAACATCTTCTAAGCCAATATCCGGATAAGGTGGTTAATTTGGTGGAATCAGAAAAGACGGCTATTATATGCGCTGTGAATAAACCGGATGAGTTATTTGTAGCTACCGGTGGGTTGCAGAATCTAAGACCGGAAGTGATAGATGTTTTAAAAGATAGAAAGACCGTAGCTTTTCCGGACAAAGGACAAGCATTTGAGACATGGAGTAAAAAGATAGATGGGATGATGATGAAGTCAAGGATAAAAGTATCGGACTATCTTCAAAATGTTGAAAATGTAGGAGACGGAGATGATGTGGCAGATTTGATAATCAATAACAAGGTAAAAGAAAAATATCATGAGCCTGGATGTTTATATTAAGAACAAGAAGAAAGAAGATCGTGAATGGGTTGCGAACATCACCCACAACATGAACAAGATGGCACAAAGAATATTCGTATCAGAAAATAAAGAAACGCTGTACGATTATGTTTGGAGACCAGAAGAATTGGGTAGGGAAATAGATACCGATGAGATGAAGAATGTACTTACAAAAGGCATATGTATTATGATCTCTAAGAGAAAAAGTCTTTTGAGATACGAGCCGGAAAACGGATGGGGGTCTTATGATTCATTTCTTAAGTTTCTTATCAAATACAAAGAGGCGTGTGAAGATAATCCAGGTTATATAATTGAAGCAAGCAGATAATATGGAAAATTACAAAAACACTTTAAACGAGGTAGTGGTGATTGAATCGTCGCCAGAAACGTATTTTGTTTACGCTATTCGTAATGCTATTCGTATCTCTAAATGTGCGTATCCGACAGCCAAGAAAGTAATTTTCAAAAGAGAGGACGTAGAGGTAGAGATCTCAGAAATGGAAACTGAAAGCAGTTTGTATGAAAAGTTTAAAGAAAAACAAAAGAATAGGGTATGGAACTTAATGAGCGCCAACAACGGGTTTTAAGAGGCGAAATTTGTCCTTATTGCGGAAGGGAAACCGAGCTGGTCAATGCCGATAAAATATATAGCAGAAAAGGCTTAGGTATGGTTATGATGTGCAAACCATGCAACGCTTATGTCGGTGTTCATGAATCAGGGCCGAATAAGGGAAAAGCTAAAGGCCGGCTTGCGGGGCCATCACTGAGATCTCTTAAGATAAGAGTCCATGCCGAACTTGACAGACTATGGTCTACGCCGGAGGAACGGAAAAGGATGTATAAAGATTTATCTGAATTTCTCTCTATACCGGAAGAATACACACATATAGGTATGTTCGGCGAGAAGACGATGGGAAAAATCTTTCAGTTCTGTCATGTAAACAAAGAGCGATCAGGTTCGAGAATAGAATGGCATAAGCCTGGAGATAAGTGCCCTAATAAAAACAATCAAATAGTGTCAGGCAGTAGCGCATGCAGAGGATGTCCTGAGTATCTTCATGATGAGAAAGACGGGTATGTCTGGTGTGATCCTGATATGAGCTACGGCAGGTTGAAATAGGGCGCGAATTGCCTATCTTTGTGCTATTATCAATCAAAAAAAATGTAAGAAGATGGGCAGATCAACAGAGTACTACAGGACTCATCCCGAAGCCAGGAAGAAAAAGGCTAAAAAGGACAAGGAGATAAATGCCAGACCGGAACAGAAAGCAAAACGCCGGGAACTTGGTCGTAAAAACTACGAAACGGACAAGAAAAAGGGCAAGGGCTGGAGGAAAGGCAAGGATTGTTCTCATACCAAGAACGGTCTTAGGTATAAATCAGTAAAAGCTAATAGGGGATCCAAATCGGATACAAAAGGTGACAAAAATGCAAGAGGATCTGAAAAATAAAATAGATATAAGAAGGATATTCAAGACCTCTAAACAGGTCATGGAAGAGGCGTATGAGAATATCTTGAAATACAGGCGGGGAGAGCTTATCCCCGCTAAAACCGGATACGATTATATTGATGAGGCTCTGCTTGGAGGTATTTTCCCTCAACATGCTATTGCCATAGGAGCCCGGCCATCTGTAGGTAAATCGTATGTGGCCCAAAAGATATTGGAAAATGTGATGAATCCGATGATCAACCCACAAGCAGAAGATTATTTTCTTGTTAATTGCGAGTTCGAAATGAATCCTCAAGATCTTCTTCTTCGTAGAATGAGCCAGGATATGAAAAAGCGGGCTCCTGAAATATTAAGAAGGCAAGATTCTAATACAGTAGAAGAGATGAGGATGTTTGAAATCCTTCAAGGTGAAATCAGAAATAATATAATATACATAGATGCTCCATGTACGGTAAAAGAGTTTGAGGCGGCTGTGTATCATATAGCCAACAAACACAAAGACAAACGTCTTATAATATTTAAAGTCGATCATATTGCTTTAATAAAAAGAATGGGATTAGATCCTAAGTCGGCTATAGATGATTTGGTGGCGGTTATGAATGAGGCTAAATTAGTATATAAAAACATATTTTTCCTCATTATATCCCAATTCAACAGAGAGATAGAAGGAAGGATAAAAAGCCCACAAGAGCAGCCGCCTCGTCTTTCTGATTTTTACCAGTCTGATACGCTTGGTCAGTTATGTACGTTAATGATAGGTTTGCATAATCCTCGTCGGTACGGGCTGGATAAGTATATGATATTTGGGAAAGACTGGTATCAGACTCTTGATCGGTTTAAAACTGAAAACAAAACATCATTCAGGACAGCCGGACTGGTGTTTCATCATATACTGAAGGTAAGGCAAGTTAGTATGGAAGAGCTTACTAATACAATCCACCCAGAGATACTGCCGGGACATGGATGGATGTACGGGGAGGGAGGGACGAAGTTCGTGAATCCCAACCAGCCGCCGACGCCGCCCAAGCTCTATACTGTGGAAGACGTTACGGATAATCAAGAACAGTCAGTATATTAAAAAGGTAATAAAATTGAAATTTCAAATAGTAAAATTGATTGATGAGATTGGTTGAAAAACATATTATTAAAGATAACAGATTTGAAGATATTTGCCTCAAATCAGGATTGCTATATAATTATGTCTTGTATAATGCGCGTAAAGGTATCTTCAATAAAGAATATCTGAATGAATATGAATTTTCAACCAAACTTTGTAGAGAAAATCAATTTGATTTCAGGAATTTGCCCACTTCTGTTTTTCAACAAGTAGTTGGCCAAGTTTTTAAAAATATAAAATCATGGATTAGACTCAAGAAGGATTTTGAAAACAATCCTTCCAAATACGATAATTGTTGTCCTCATCTACCTTCGTACAAGAAAGGCAAGAAACAGAACATGGTTGTGTTCACAACTTCTGCTTGTAGGCTAAAGAAGGATGGTTGTATTCATTTTGTTAAAAATATAATTCAACCAATTAAAACTGAAATAGGAGATAGTAAATTATGTCAGGTTAGAATCATTCCACAATCTACATGCTATGTGGTTGAAGTAATTTATGAAAAGAAAGAACATAATCTAAGTCTTGATAAGGATAATGTTCTTTCGATTGATTTAGGATTGAATAATTTATGTTCATGTATCAGCAATGCCGGATTGGTTCCTTTCATTGTAAACGGGCGGATTATGAAATCTTTTAATCAGTGGTACAATAAGAGGAAAGCTAAGTTAATGTCTTATGTTGGAGGTAAGGGTACTTCTGAAAGACTTAGACAGCTAAATAATTATAGGAATTTTTGGATAGAAGACTACATCCACAAGGTTAGTCGATATATTGTCAATTATTGTATTACTAACAACATTGGTAGTATCGTAATAGGTTTAAATAAAGGATGGAAACAAAAGATTAATCTTGGAAAGAAGATTAATCAAAAGTTTGTTGAAATACCTTTTTCAAGACTTATAGACAAAATATCCTATAAATGTAAGTTGGTAGGTATCAGCTTTCAAATTAATGAAGAATCCTATACATCAAAGGTTGATCATTTAGCTTTTGAGAAATTAGGGAAGCATGATGTTTACTTAGGCAAAAGAAAGAAACGTGGATTATTCCAAAGCTCAGTTGGAAAGTTGTTAAATGCGGATATCAATGGAGCTATTGGGATAGGTAGAAAAGTATTCGGTGATTCATTTGTAAACATGATAATCGATAGTGGGTTTGCGTTTAACCCGATTAGAGTAAACATTTTGTAATATAGATGTGAATTTAATGAATAAAATTTAAAATTTTAATAACGTGAGACTTACAGTAGAAGAAAACGAATACCTGATAAGTAAGTTCCTTTTGGTTCTTACTGAGTTTGCAGGGGATGAAAGAGAGATGTTTTTAATCAACTCCATACATGATAAGGCGGTGGCGGATATGAATTATCGTCTTCCGTCTTTAATAAGCAGAGAACGTAAAAGACGAGTTATTGAACTCCTTAAAGAAGGAACCAGAATAATCAAGGACTTTTCCGGCTATGCAGGTGATATGGGTATGATTAACGAATACGATCGCCTAAAGAAAGAAATAGGAACCGTCCAAGATCAGCTTGGCGACGTAGAAGGTCAACTTCGGGCAGCAGGAGAAGTTATAAAAAAAGAACTTGATATGATTGCTGACCGAATCAAAGAAGATCTTCTTGACCGAGAGCTGGCTAAGAGTAATGCCGAGGCCGAAAGAAAAGCCAAAGTAGATCCGAGATATGAAGTAGCTTTAGGTGATTACAAGGAGATGCTGGAAGTGATTTTTACAACCAGAAACAAGTATTCTACGGTAGATTCTGTACATGACGATCTTCGACAGTCGGTATCTACCGGTAGAAATTCGATTATCAAAGAAGGGTACAACAGTTAAAAACAAGGAGGAAATATGGAAAAGAAGGAATTTAAAGTAGGAGAAGTGTTTGATGCCGGACTTGTGAGATTAAAATGTGTGGATGCTCCAGAGCCAGACTTAGGATGTGAAGGATGTATATTTAATGACCACATTACATGCGGGTCGGTAGATGTAGTCGCAGGCCCGTGTAATCACGTAGAGAGGGAGGATGGTAAGGATGTTATTTTTATTAAAGCTGATTAGGCATGTACATCAATTTCAGACAACTTGCAGCATCAGACATGACTCCTAATGATCTGGCTAATCTTCTTGCTATAAGACAGAAGGATACGGTTATGATCGAAGCCATGCTGGAAAAAGATGCTGGGAGGTATATAGAGCTTGGCCTGGTTGAGAAATTAAAATCAGGCGTGATGAGATTGACCAACAAGGGAACGTCTTTTGTGAATTATATAGAGACACCGGAAATGACGGATGAGGTTCTGGAAACGTTGAAGATTATGATAGGAATGTACGAATCATATTCAAAGGATATAGGTGTCAGTAGAAAAGAAGCGGAATCCAGATTGTGTTGGTTTATGGGTAACACCTCATTCAAGAAAGAGGTCATACTTCAGGTAACGGAATCTTATATAGCAGAGTCAGGAGATTATACAATGAGCTTATGTAACTTCATATGGAAACCGCCTTCTCAGGCTTTTTCAGTTCATATGAACCTTAAAAATTCAAAGCTCTTTGACTTAATAGCTGAAAAATTTAAGATCGCTACCGAGCCTTATTTGGAGTCTAAGAAGAATAAGGAAATGGATTGGTTGTTTGCCGTATCTAAATTGCCTACGCCGCCGGCTAAAGGCAATCCGGATTATTTGTTTACCGGAAGTTCTGAAACAGACAAAGAGAGATTGAAAAACATAAAAACATACTTATTTAACAAAATTAGAAAGCAATGGAAAAAGTAGAAATCAGAAAGATTATAGAGGATATAATTATTACTCAGTTTCTTAATTCGGAAATGGATATAGTTCATGAAGAAGATGTGACGTTTAAAGAACTTGGATTAGATTCTCTTGATCAAATTGAACTGGAAATGATGGTGGAACAAAAATTAAATATTGTTATTACTGATTATGATATGGAGACCATCAAAGATATGACTGATCTTGTTTACAAAATAATAACAGAAGGGTATGGGAAGTGATATAATTTTATGCATGGCTTTAATAGCGTCATTTGCTTTTGTTATACAGTTTTTGTTGTCGATATTAGGATCTGATCTGGATACGGATATTGACATTAACAGCGCTTCTGATTTAAGCATGTCTTTGTCGGACATCATATCATTCAAGGGCATAACACATTTTATTCTTGGATATAGCTGGACCACATACTTTTCGGGTTCCCATTTAGTAGGGGTTGTGATAGGGTCGTTTTTCTTTATCGTTTTGTTTTACGTATATAAGTTACTTCTTAAGTTAAAGCAAGAAATGGTGTACGAATGTCCGGAAGATTTAAATGGCAGAGAAGTGGAGATAGTGTTTAGATCAGGGAAGAATCATTATATGGTAAATATTTCGAAAAATGGAAGACAAGAGCAAATGAGAGTAAGATGCTTGTCTGGGAAAACCTACAAAAACGGCGACAAGGCGAATATAAAATATGAAGAAGGAGAATTAAGTATCTAATTTTTTTTATCAACAATTAAATTTTAAAAGTTATGACAACAATCATGTACGTGTCAGCTATCTTAGCTGTAGTGATTATTTTGACAATCATCGGAGTCTTATCAAGGTATCGTAGATGTAAGCCTAATCAGGTCTTGGTCGTTTATGGTAAGACAGGTGGGGAAAAGAAATCGGCGAAATTATATCATGGTGGAGCGGCATTTGTCTTGCCTATTATTCAAAGCTATGATGTTTTGTCAATGGAGCCTATGCAAATAGATTGCAAGCTTACCGGTGCTTTGTCATCTCAGAATATTAGAGTAGATGTACCTACGACTATTACAGTAGCTATCAGTACAAATCCAGAAATCATGCAAAATGCGGCAGAAAGACTTTTGGGGATGGATACCGAATCTACTGAAAATCTTATTACGGACATCGTTTACGGTCAGATGCGTTTGATTATTGCTGAAATGACAATCGAAAAACTTAATTCTGACAGGGATGAGTTTTTGGATAAGGCGAGAAAGAACATTGATAACGAGCTTAACAAGTTAGGTCTTTACCTCCTGAACATCAACATCAGTGACATCAGAGACGAAGCCGGTTATATTATGAACCTTGGTAAGGAAGCTGAAAGTAGGGCTCTGAACGAGGCACAGGCTAATATCGAAGAACAGGAGAAGCTGGGTGCTATTAAAATTGCTGTACAGCAGAAGGAAAAAGAAACGGCTGTGGCTAATACCAAAAAAGAACAAGAGATTCAAATTGCTTGTACTGAAAAAGAAAAGGAGACAATAGTAGCTGAAACGAAGAAAGAAAAAGAAATAGCTTTAGCTTTAACCGATAAAGAGAAACAGATCGGTGTAGCTCAAGCAGATAGAGACAGGGCTGCGGTTATCGCAAAAACTTTAACCGACAAGGAATCGGCGATCGTAAGATCTAAGGCAGAACTTGAAGTAAATAAAGCCGAGGCTGAAAGAATGGAAGAAGTCGGAAAGAATAAGGCTGAAGCTGACAAGGAAGCAGCTATAGCAATACAAGACTCTGAAGCTCAGATTAAGAAGGCTGAGGCTGAGAAAAATGCGTCTATAGGATACAACAATGCCCAGAAGGAGGTTGCTGTATCAGTATCAGAACTACAGATCATCAAAGCTCAATCAGAGAAGAAGGCCGGAGAAGAAAAAGTTAAATCGGAAGCGGCTGTAAAAACAGCAAAAGAGCTTGCCGACAAAGAAGTGGAAGAAGCTAAGGCTAAGAAAGTTCAGGCTGCGCTTAAGGCTGAAAAGATTGTGCCGGCTGAAACCCAGAAGGAAGAGGCTATCTTGCAAGCTGATGCTGAAGCCGAGAAGATCAAACGCCGGGCTGAGGCTGAGGCAGCAGCACATTTGGCAAAAGCTGAGGCGGAGGCAAAAGCTATTCAGATGAAGCTGGAGGCAGAAGCCGAAGGTAAGAAAAAATCGTTAATGGCAGAAGCCGACGGATTTAAGGCTATGGTGGAAGCAGCAGAATCCAATCCTCAGATCGCCATCCAGTACAAGATGGTTAATCAGTGGAAAGAAATTGCCGGAGAACAGGTTAAGGCATTTGAGCACATTAACCTCGGAAATATCACGGTATTTGACGGCGGTCAGAACAGTACCGGTAATTTTCTTAACAATGTTGTTAAGACCGTCGCTCCGGCATTGGGAGTTATTGATCAGCTTCCGATTGCAGATACTTTAAAGAAGTTAAAAGGAGATGACAAAAAATAAATACAATGGCCCAAGGTTACACTTGGGCCTAATTGAAGAAGCAAAAGCAGCATTTATAGATTTTATGCCAGCAGGAATAGTGCTTTTTAGCGCTTTATTGATTAATATGTTTTTAATATGGATTTTGGACAAGATTTAGAACCAGAAGAACTGACCGATCATTATGATCAGTGTTATGGAATTGATTTTGAAACAGAAGAAGAGGAGGATGAAGAATATGACGGATGAGGAATTTGCATTAGATAATAAGAAAAAAGTTGTTGTAAGAAAAAGAATATCCTATTTAAGCAAAGGGGATAAAGTGTGGATCGTGTCTTCCGACGGGTATCTGCTGCACACGGACGTAGTTAGAGCCGACCGGGGCCGATCTTATGTGGAGATAGACGGGATTCTGTATTGGAAGCGAGGATTAGATGGCAAGCATCGTAATCGTAATAACTACATGCAGTTTGCCATGACACCAGAAGACGGTAAGAAGTATGTCATATATTACCCGGAAGGATTTAAAGACAATGACTTATGATGGTCCCGGAAACGCATTTGCTATATAAGGAGTTTAATGGCGTGAAACGTCTTGCCATATCTTATTCCCAGATAGATACGTTTCTTACCTGTCCAATGAAATGGTATAAAACTTACGTAGAGGGCAAAAGGTCTACAGAAAAACAAGAAGCTACATCTTATGGTACGGTTATTCATAAGACACTGGAATACTTCTTCAAGAACGGAAGACAGCCTTCTGGCAAAGACCTTGGAGAAGCAATAAGTTACTATGCTTACCAAGAAGACATACCTTGGCTATCACCGGAAAATATGATGATAGCCATGAAACAATCTGGGGAGCTTCTTGCTTGGATTGTGGATCTGTTTAAAAAAGACGGGAATAGGTTTATGATAGCTGATAGTGATCTTAATCCCTGTGAGAAACTTATCAGACACGGCGCTATAGTTGGAGTCGAAGAAGATTTTGTGCTGCCGTACCGTCTTCCTAAGCCTGTTGATATAAATGGAGTAATTCATACTCATGTGTACATAGTAGGATCGGTAGACCTTCATCTGGCTATAAAGAGCAAGAACGTAGTTCACCATTATGTCATAGATTGGAAATCAGGGAATAAGATTTTTGATTCTAAGAAGTTGGAAACGAATTTACAGCATCCTATATATTCATTTTACATCTATAGAAAATATGGTGGAGTTCTGCCAGATATGAACATCTATTTCTTTACCAGAACCAGGCAGTACCAAAAGGTTAAGATAGATGAAGAGCGTAAAACAAAATCTATAGAAATGCTAAATGACACTTTGTCTAAAATGTATGATTTTGAAGATAATAGTGTAAAAACATTTCAAGCGTACATCCAGGGAGCAGAAGAAGCCAGGTATAGCAAGCGGCGCGCCACCCTAAGCCAGCCTGTTTCGCAAAACAAGCTACCCTGCCCGTCGGCGCTGTGTTATTATTGTGACTTTGGATTACATAACAAAAACGAATGCCCTTTCTCTTCAGATTGGGATCCGTCTAAAAAGATAAAACGATGAAATACGAGGATGTTCAAAAGTTAAGAACGAAATACCGGCAAGATCCGGAAGTTATAAACTTGACATACATGAGAGACGTTGCTGTAAGATGCGGGAATTTTAAGAAAGCATTTGAGCTTCAGGAGAAGCTGGAGGATATATGGTTTAACTACTTAAAGGGAGTCCAATGAAAGAAGATCTAATATGTGGAGTAGCGATCCTTTTGTATTTAGTTTTATTATACTTACTCACGACAGCTTTCATAAAAACAGGTAGAGCAGTAGATCGTTATAAGATGAAGAAGAAAACTGACAAAATAAAAGTCGGTCAAAGATACGAACATAAGAACTACTTTGAGGATCCATTTGAAAGAGGCAAGCATGTGATTAAGATATTAGACATAAAAGAAGGGTACGCTCTATATGAGTACGAAGAAAAACTATATATACGTTCTTCTGTGAGTCTTGAAGATATTGCTAAAATATATGTTTTAATTACTGATATAAAATAAGGGATTATGGAAAAGAAAGTCACAATCAAAGAAGGAATGGATATTTTTTACAAAAATGCAGGGAAAGATATATGGGTCTATATTGGACTTTTTGGAAATAAAGTGCTATCCATTTTAAAAAACAAAGGTGTTATTGCATGCGAAAACGATGCTGAATATTGCGTGTTGATGGATGGAGAAGATCATTTTATAAGTATAGCAAAAGACATGAGTCACGACTATTGTTGTGAGTACGTTGTAGAAAGAGCAGAAGCCTACAGAGACTACCCCTCCAAAGGTGCTACATGCAGTGTATGCCTGTTTGAAGATAATGAGAATAAAGCAAGGAAGATGTTGAAAGAGGCGATAATAGAACTTTCAAAAAATAATATAATAGATTGCGATGGGCTTTGAACTTAGACCTTACCAAAAAGAAGCAGTAGATGCCGGGCTTAAGTTTCTTACAGGAAGATCTAAGAAGCCTGGCATAATCGTAGCCCCATGCGGATGTGGAAAGAGCCTTCTGATATCCAAGATAGCACATGAAATAAATAGACCGACATTAGTATTACAGCCCTCAAAAGAGATTCTGGAGCAGAATTATGCAAAGGCCGTATCATTCGGTTCTAAACCTACTATATATTCTGCTTCATGTGGTATAAAGGAGCTGTCGGCTATGACTTATGCAACATTAAAGAGCATAAAGAAAGATGTAGCGAGGTTGAAGGATATAGGGATAGATACCTTATTGATAGACGAATGTCATTCAGGATATTCTCCTGAAGAAGGTTCTGAATTTATGGAGTTTATGAACAGGTTCCCAGAGGCGAAGGTACTGGGCTTCACCGCCACTCCCTGCCGCCTCCGAACCTACAGTTCCATGCTGGAAGGGAACTATAGCAAGCTCAATATGCTGACGAAAGACGAGCATAACTTCTTCAAGAAAATAGTTCATGTGACTCAAATACAAGAACTAACTTCTCAAGGGTTTTGGTGTCCACTTAAGTACGAACGATGGTCGTTTGATGAATCGGCTCTGATGTTAAACAGTACCGGAGCCGAATACACCAACGAATCTATTAAAGAAAGTATTGTACGAAACGGCTTAAACAACTCTATCTACAAGCGCCTTCTTCAACTTATGAACGAGCGTAAAGCCATTTTGGTTTGCATGGATTCTATCGAATCATGTAATAGAATATCAGAGTTCATGAATGCCAGGATGGGAGCCATAACCGGTGTCGTAACATCGCTAACAACCAAAAAGAAAAGAGAGCAAATTATATCAGATTTCAAAGAAGGTAAGTTGAAAGTGGTTTTTAATTATTCAACGCTTGCTACCGGATTTGATTTTCCTGAACTTGATTGTGTGATGTTTGGTCGACCAACTTTCTCATATTCAACTTATTACCAAATATTAGGCCGCGCCGTCCGCATCCATCCTGACAAGAAAGAGGCGCTGATAGTTGATTGCTGCGACAACATGAGACGCTTTGGTCGGATAGAAGACCTGACAATCGAGCAATTCCCTTCTAAGGGCTGGTGTATGTTTGCCGGCGATCAACTTCTGTCTAATATAAGGATGGGTGATATTATTACCAAAGACGAGATCCTTCGTCGGGCAGCCTCGCTTAAATCTGTGAATGGAGATGGTAGGAGAGAAGACGATCTTGACAGCATAATAATGTGGTTTGGAAAATATGAAGGAATTAGATTCAAGGACATACCAGTGTCGTATTTTAGGTTCTTGGCTGAGAATATGGCAGTAAAACCAGGAGACAGGAAAGAAAAGATTATCGAATATTATAATAGAATAAAAGCATGAACAGCAAAAGACGTAAGAAAATAGAGGATATTATTTCCAATTTGGAAAAGCATAAAACAGATCTTGAGTTTATCAAATCAAAGCTGTCAGAGGTTAGGCATAATCTGGATTCAGCCAAGGATGATGTTGATATGATTTTAGACGAAGAGACGGAAGCAAGAGATAATATGCCGGAGTCGTTACAAGATACAGAAAGATATTATCAATCAGATGAGGCTGTAGCTAATATGGAGGCGGTTGTTGATGATATAGAAAGTATTGTAGGGGATTTAGAGAATGCGGTTTCAACCATTGATGATAAAATCAATGACATAGAAACTGGTATTATAGGGAATTTAGAGGCAGCCATAGGCGCATAACGTAAAAATATAATCATAAAATTTAACACAATATATTTGTATAGATATAATACGATACATATTTTTGTATCGTATTATTTTTTATGTGTTATATTTTATGAAAACAAATGTTACAATGGTATCAAAAGACCGAGAATTATTTGGCGTAATAATTAAGCAGGACACTAAAACTTCGTTTATGTCCTTAACAGACCTTCAGGAAGCCTATACGAAGAAGAGGGTTGAGATGGGGTGGAATGAAAAGAGAATAGAGAATATCCTATCTAATAAGGAGAGTGCGGAACGTGTTTACTATATCCTTGAAAAACAAGGATATAAGATAGAATCAGGATTTCCTGGTTTTATACAATCTGTTGAAAAAGAGTCACTTATAAAAGTGATGAAAAAAATGGGAGCTTATAAGACAATGGGTAGAGGAGAGAATAGGAGAACTATGTGTAATCCATATATATGGGTGCTTGTAGCTATGGAACTAAACCCTATGTTGTATGCTGAGGTTGTTACGTGGTTAACAGATAAGCTTATCTTAAACCGAATAGAGGCAGGTGATAAATACAATGTCTTGTCAAGAGCTATATCAAGATTTCCGGATGCCGATTACTCCAAGATGGCTAAAGGCTTAAATTGGATTGTATTTAATGAGCATGAAAGCATGATAAGAAATAGGGCTACACAGGAGCAGTTGAAAGAACTTGAAACCCTACAGTCTAATCTTGCATTCTGCATAGAGATGGGAACCATCTCTTCTTTCTCTAATTTAATGAACATGATGAGATCTATATATGTAAAGAAATGGGGAGAAGAGGCTGTAACTTCTAAAAACGTAAAATAATATGGGAGTAAAAGAAATAAGAGAACTACTTAGACTCTACAATCTCGAACATAGTGTCGTCCAGAACAAAAACTCTGGGCGGTATTCTATTATTATCCATAACAACATCATAGGAACGAACGTAGATGGAGAGAAGGTAGTTGTGTTCAGAACCATTCCGGATGGAAGCAATACGTTCTCTATGGAGCGAAATAGATTCTATGAGGGGTTTGTAGAGGCTTTTGATGACGATAAGGCGATTGAAGCCGTAAGACAGTATTTTGAGAAAAACAGAAATGATAGGGTATAAGACGAAGATGGATTATATTACTATCGAAATGAGGTAAAACAACGATAAAGCAATGGAAAAGATGGATGATAATACTAAAAATATCCTTTATCCAAAAGGATCTATTTTTCGCATATTAAAAGATGATATAATCAGTGCCGAATTTAAAATCGTCAAAGGAGCTATAGCGGAGGCAGTATCAGACATAGAAGTAAATGATAAATATGCTGAGGTTTGTTGCAATGGGGAGACGTTCGTCATAGAAACGGATATTATGGATATTATTCTTACCAAAGACCCCATAGAAAACAAATCGGTGAAAAATGACATCATTGACGATAAACTACGATGGGATTTGCTTCCAATGGAAGAGATTGAGGATATTGTAAGAGTCTATCATGCTGGTGCAAAGAAGTACGGACCCAATAAATGGCAGAACCTTGACAACGGGTTTGAACGGTATCGTGCTGCGGCTGCCAGACACCTAATGGAATACATGAAAGGGGAAAGAATAGACTCAGATACAGGAGCTTTTCATCTTGCACAATGTGCATGGAATTGTATAGCTATGCTGTGGTATGACAAGCATGGAAAAGGGTTGATACCATTAAACAAGGAGGAAAAGAAATGACAATAGAACAACTAAATTATTTATTAAGAAAAGAGCTTTATGCTATAAAAAACCATAAAGACAATATTGATAGAATTAAAAAAGAATACTTTGATTCCAATTATGGGTTAAAAGAAGGAGATAAGATCCGTATTTTACACGAAACAGGAGATGAAATGATAGGCTTCTTGAAAAAAGTTGAAGTATGTGAAGACGGAGATCTGTACTTGACAATCCAAAAACAAAACGAAAAAGGTGACAGAGGCAGAGGGAAATGGAATATGTATCTATCATCAAAATTAATTAAAATTGAAAAATTATTAGATTAATAACGATATGATTAGAGCAAGATTTTACATTAAAAAATCCGACTGCGATAACGACTACCGTCCAGTTAAATGGCCTATAAAATATCCATATTGGTGTAGTGCAGAATCCGGTAATTCATTTGTATTGGTGGCGTATGCTGAAGATGAAGACAGCATAAAAGAACTGTGGCCGGAGGCGTATGATATTAATGTCTTAGAGAAAGATACCGAAATTAGATTCACATTAAGATTTCCTAAGCCGGAATGGTATGAATTGTACGAAAGGGAATTAGAAGAATATGATAGATTTATATGGGTTACGGATGCGTGCCTGAGAGACGGTATAATAAGAAAAGTAAAAGCTAAAATAGAAGAGTATGGTGGTCTTTTGTTAGCCGACATCCCTGATAGGCTCACTCCTTATGAAATAGGAATGGATGCTTTTGAGAGCAAAGAAGAAGCTTTAAAACATGCAGAGGAACGGAGAGCGCACCTGATCGAATCTATTAAGAAAAAATTGAATGAACTTGAAAATCTAAAATTTGAATATGATAATTAATTACGCGGCAAAAGCCAGAAAAGCTTATTTGATAAACAATTTCGATAAGATTCTTAACAGTCTCAACACGCTTCATTCAACGGTTGAGACCATGACGTTGTTCGTAAACGACCAGGCTTATAATTACATTCTTAAGCTGAAGGAAGTGATTAAGGGTGGTCCTATGTACAAACATAATGTCAAACGATTCTTGAATGATATGGATAAGGAGATAAAGAGGTACAATGCTTCCATCTACTACATAAATAAAGAGCGTAGTGAGGTTATAGCTGATATAACACAAGCGATGGAAGATTGCCTCATGCCATACATAGACGATCTGGCCGGCGCTATAAGGGCAGCCGTGTGGTCGAAGGGTGTGTCCGAGGAGCGGACGGAAGCGGCGGTACTGTCCCTAATCGTATCCTCCTTGGCCACGACATCAGGCAGACTTATTTCAGGTGGATATCAGATTATGAAAGAAATGGGTGGAGGCTGGGGTGGTAATCCATTTACGTTTATGAGCATTGATAAGATAAGACACTTATCTACATCATTATTTGATGCTATTACCGGTGGTGAAATAGCTCTTGAAGAAAAAGAAGCCAATGACATAACTAAGGCAATGGATGTTTTTATTGAGAAAATGTCTGATTCGGATATTGTTGATAAGGTGATCAGCATACTCGAAGAGGCAGAATCTGAAAATAAGGAGGAGCGATCATGAATTACTTAGATGGGTACGTAGAAGAGGTCCTTTCCGAGCCGTATTATGATGATTACGGATCGGGAATTTTTAGGTGGTGGGTAAAAGTATCTTACGTTTGTGAAGGCATAGGAGCTGTCACTACCTTAATGTTTGATACAAAAGAAGAAGCAGAGGCAGTAAAACCAGGTTACAAATTTTTATGTTGAAAATAATATGAGGTATTTTATTTTATTGATGACACTTGTGTTATCATCATGTTCGCGTGTTAATCATGTTAATGACGGATGGGTTATATATGATCTACGTCCTTTAGATGGTGGATGTATAATGTATTATGGTGAAGACGAAAGAATTTCAATATTTGATAATAGGTTAATAAAATTCGTTGGACACCAAGGGGAATACAATATAGGAGATTCTATTAAGATCATAAAAGTGAAATAATATGGAAAAGAATTTAAAACTCGTATGTCCAAAATGTGGTACCCCTCACCAGCCTCATTCTCCGCACACGATGGATGCAGATGGATTTGAAAGGTGTGAGATAAGAACTATCATGGAAGACAAGGGATGGTGCTACGAATGCTCTTTTTGGCAAAATATGTACGACAAGCACAAAGACGATCCTGGATGGGTTAGGATAGACGGTGAAAGCTGGGTGCTTAAGCCTATGGTGAAAAACGTACCAAACGGATGGAACTGCCTTGGATGTGGTGGAAGAAAAATGTATATCAATATCGAAGGGAAAGGCATTGTTACATCAAATAACTGCTGGTGTCAAGGTGATGTTTCGGACGCATTCAAGGATCTGATGCCTGATAATGCCACTTGGGCTACGAAGGAGGAATTTGACAAAGCTCCTGTAGTAGGATACGTTATAGAAGGTGTTGGTTTAGTTTTCACAGATAGAATAGGTCATGAAGTTAATGCTTAGAAATTTATTTCATGTTCTGCTTATACAAGAAAAGATGGTAACTACAACAATCCCCAGCCATACAATAGGTGTACGGTTGGGGATTGTTGTCATATCGTAAAATTAAGTGTTTTTTTTAATATCAGGTATTCAGTATGAACTTTACTTCCGCCATCATCTATCAAGTCCAAATTAATATAAGTTGTATATGATACATGATGATCACCAGGAGCAGGACGTTTCATTTCTGGTAAGAACATAGAATTTAAACCTTGGCCAGACCATGATTCTGGATATGGCAAAGGTGTAAAGTCGGCATCTGTACATCTTACAACCCAAGTAAGATTAGGATCTGCCCTAACTATTCTATCATGAGGTCCATCAATTACAAGATCTGGCATCTCATATTGGTAACTATCATAATTAAGGACAATAGGATCACCAAAGTTTACACCGTATATAGCAGCAGGTGGAGTAAAGCTTGTTATTAAAAAGGTTCTATTAATCCTATTGGTTGTTCTTAGCGTAAACTCATCAGGTACTATCACACTTACTCTAAATCCATAATAAGGAGAGGTTGTTAAAGCAATAGCAAGAACCACCGAATCCTGTTCAAGCAATTCCTCTGTCGTATCAACCTGACTATCGATCTCTTGCCTATCTTCCATTGGAACACCGCCTTGGACACTTATGGAATCCAGCCGTTCTTTTTTAGACAGAAAGATAAATTGCCCACCCTGTGGAATGGTGCCTACTTTCTTTCCTTCTACGATTACCCCCCCCCTATACAATCGCTAACTATCTTATACTCATATAGTTTAGCATTATTTTCAAATCTTCTTCTCATAATTTCATAAAATTAATTCAGTAAAAGGACGGACATAATGTGAACTACCCCTTGAACCTGTATCCAAATGATCTCCTTGGATGTTTATATCATAATACCACGAATAGCTAAATTTTGTATTTCGAGTGGATGTCCACATTCTATTACTCATTATCGTACCTCCTACCATTAAAAGGCATTCGTTTATTTCATTCGCATACAATGATATCAAAAAAAACTCTCCGGCTCCACCTACATATCCATTTTGACCATTTTTAAATAAATAGCTATTAGCTTTATTAAAAGCGTAATCTGTATTACTGGTATCATATTCAAGATACGCATTCTGATTTTCACGCCCCCAATAATCCTTTTTAATAGTTCCCATATGAGAACTATCTTGTGCAAATATATTGTCTATTTCTCCATCCTTACCCCAACGAAATGTGCCAATATATTCGGTGGCTATAACAAAACACACTTTATCTACAAGAGCTATTCCATTGCATAGATCATTGGAATATCCTTTATTAGACCAATTTTCTTTCGTATATAATCCTCCGTCTACATGTTGGATATATATGCCTTTATTGATTATAAGCGAGGGATTTACCCCCATCCCTATTTGAAATCTTCGTCTCATGATTTTTTGTTTGCAAGATAGCAATAATTGACAACATAAAAGAAACCGGTTCCCTATCATCTCTGACTGAGAACCGGTAAGAAAACAATTTCAGAAAAAATTAAACCTACATAATCTTTCAAGTAAGAACAAAAAACGTACAATCTACTCTTTGACGATGCTAATATAACATATTGGAATCATACAAAAACAATGCAAGTCCGATATTCTTCGTCTATTTGTAACTAACATCATCGTCTCCTTCCGAATCAGGAGTGGCGCCGATGAAGAACATCATTGACTTGTTGTTCGTCTGCTGCCACCAATTATAGGCGCGCGCTACGTCTTCCGGCGTCTTGATATTATACCATTGTTTGATAAACGTCTGTTTGGCGAGTTGCCTAAATAACTTAGACTCTCCTTTGTATGTACCGGACGTCACCTTATCAAGTGAGTAGTTCCTAAGATCGGTAAGATCCTTAAGTTTCCGTCCCATAACAAACGGGTCGTTAATGATATCTACCACATTAAGCTCCATAATAAATGGCATCTGTGAAGCTATTTCGTTTATGGTTCTGAATCCGACATAGGATCCAAATTGAGTAAGCCAACTTTCTTCGTTTTCATCATCATCACGCCATCCGGCAAGAAGCATGGATACGGCTTGCATGATAAGGAACGTGCCGGCATAGACACTGAGACGTTTGAGATTAGTTTTCTCTACCTCATTCATATTGTCTTTATTTTCGTTCCAGGCATCTATGATGTTTTTCATACCAGACTCGGAAGCCAGGCTAAATGTTTTGGCTATCATATTCTTTAACGTAATTGACAACCCTTCCTCTTCTTGCATTGTCTGGAAATTGAAGCCACGTCTTTTCCACAGACGTTGAGCTGCCAGCACCAGCCAGCCTCGGTGGGCGGTCATGAACCTGGCTATCCAGTTGCGCGATGCGGCAGTTCGGTTTTCTTCATTCAAAGATCCGTTACATATCTGCGACAAGCTACGGACTTGATTCCTGGTTATAGCCATCTGGGTTTCAACTTCCTCAACAGTAACACCCGATCCCGGCTTTACAACCACCTTTCCATCCACGACGTCTACCATACTCCATAAAGTACGATCTTTTAATGCGTTCCATTCTCTTTTTATGGTACTCTGTTCTTTATTGCGTTCTTTTTCCATCTTGAAATCTTGGAACGTGTAGAACCGACCTTTGTAATAACGAACATTGTCCATAGTAGCAATCATAACCTGCGGATCAAGAGGGTAGTTCAGGATTTCCATAAAAGCATACATAGGTGAACGCATTAAGGTCCTGGCCACTCTATTATATCCGGCACCATACATACGATTTCGGATATTGAATATCCCCATTCTCTCACCTATGACATATAATTTACTTTTTCTATCTATGTCTCCGGTTTCTGCTATACAAGATGGCGCAAGGCGTGAAAACTCAGCCGATGCGTATTTAAGGGAGTCTTTGCTTATATACTGTCCTACAGCTGATTCCATGATGAGGTTGATATGGCCGGTAAGGGCGCCGGTAGCTGCCACAAACGGGGACAGCGCCAGGTTCATGACCGACATAAATCTTTCAACGGCCATCATTATCCTGGTAAGGTCTACTGTGTATCCACCGATGTTTACCGTCAGTTTTTTGGTGTTCATCCTAATGCCATAATAATGATCGTTGAAGAAGTCCCTGAACATCTGATATGCTTGGGTTGCTTCAGCCTTCTTACCGCCTTCAAATTGTTTATTCAGTAACATCTGCTCTAGTCCTTGGGCAAGCTCTATAGACTTCTGCTTTTCGTTGTATAACGATGACTGCATCATAAGCATCGAATAAGAGTAGCCAAAATCGTGAGATACGTCATCTTGGTTCTCTAATTCATATATGTAGTATTTAGGTATGGACCGAACCCTATCTTCCGGATCATATACCTCACCCTGGCGTGTTTTACCATACAGGGAGTCATCTACGCGGTCAAGACATAAGTCGGATACGAAGTTCCTGACCGTACTTTTAAGGCTGATACCTAACCCTTCTATACGTTCTATATCTTGTTTGGATATCTGTGGAATAGCATACAGATTAGGGCTCTGCTCTTTATATAGATCAAGGGATTGTCTTTTTATTTCCTTGAGTTTTTGAATCATATTCCATTGCTCTACGTTTTTAGTAGCGACCTCATTACCATCAGCATCATACTTAATGCCGAAGTCGTTGAAATACGATTCATCACGATACAGGCTCTTCTTGGGCATACGATGACCATACCCATGATCTTTTACATAATCAGGGTTACGACCGCTATTTTCGGCCTCAGATTCAGCCACCCACGCTCTTGCAGGGTCGAAAGACAGGTATGATATGTCCATACCATAATCTTGTGTGGAAGTCCCATTCTGTACGTCCTTAACCATCTGCGCCACATCTATCTCACCTCGACCTATTTTGTCGATCATAGCCGCATATCCGGTAGGCGCCATGCGTTTATAGTACGAAAAGACCTGGCTCCTGGCAAATTCATTAACAATAGCATTGGCTTCTTCTATACCCTCTTCCCTTGTATTATTTAAAAATAAGCTGGCCATCTTAGCATTAACAGCATTCCTAAAATCTCTACCGTCTAATTCTTTGCTTATACCGAGCTTTTCTGACAGGTAGTTGGTTTCAGATACGGTAAACAGATATCGGTTATCAGCAGCCTTAAACAGCTTATCCCTTAAAGCCTGAATCCTTTTTGCTTTCTTCGCCGTAGTATGACGTTGTACGAACTTCCATTCCACTTCCTTGGAGTCAGCAAGAGCATTTAAATAAGACTGATTGACTTCGTTTTCAGCCTTACTGCTTTTAGTAAGGTATTTATCAATATCTTCAAGACCCACCATCTTAGCATAATCTATCAAAATAGCGTAATCGGCTTCAATAGCTTCGGATGCAGCCCTAAAAGCATCTCTTTCAGATGAGGTAAATGTCGCTTCATTGATTTCTCCGATGTCAGCCACGTCACGGTTGTTGCCGATTATTTCCTTGATAATGGCCTTATTTTTTTCTATATCTTTTACAATGGACTCCACGTCAGTCGCATCTCTATCACTTGTCGTAGAACTAATGATGTCTTGTGCCATTTTGAGATACGAAGCCTTGTTATTTGATTCGGTACGTGCCGACTGTTCCGATTCTACGTCATTCCAAAACCGATCGTTGAATGACAGGTGACCCCCCAACATAAGCGTCTTCAGCGCAGCTTCCCCTCCTGACTCGTTCTGAATCGTTCTTAATTTTTGCAAAAACGATTCTGATACGGCATTAGTGGCATTATTTGATTCTTTTCTCCAAACTTCATTTATGGCTTGTATTTCTTTGGCCATCTTAAGTTGGTCGCCAGTTTTTTCCACTCTCCTGGTTCCTACATATATGTATTCTGAAGCTGCTTCCTTACGTTGTTTACGAAGCAGTCCTTCTTCTTCGTAATTGCTGCTTTTAAAATAGGAGGCCTCATCAAAATTACCACCGCTATCAATAAAAGGCTGCCTCAATATCCGTTTTTGCCTGGATAGAGCATTAAGATACTCTTTAGTTGTTTGAGAAACCGGATGCCCTAATTCTTCTTCGGCCTTTTTGTATATGGATTCCATTCTTGTGGCATAACTTTCACTAAATTCCAATTCTGAATTTTCAGCATCCCACTTTTCCATCTGCTCCGTATAGATCTTTTCCTGCTCGATGGTAAAAATATCGGTATTAACCCTATCGGACGATGGTTTGAATTTAGCGTTTTCAGTAACCGTATTTCCATCCTTGTCAACTACTTCTCTTTTAAATACGTAATTACGGTTATTGTCAACCACATCATTGATTTCTTCTTCTGATATCTCTATGTTCATGGCAGTCGCAAACGCTCGCATCTGCGCCAGCTTCTTATTACGATCGTATTTAGCCATATCAAGAGCACTACGAAGGTAATTAGAAGTTTTGCCGTCTACTTTCTGAAGCAGTTTTTCAAATTCAGATTTGTTAAAACCATGCTTTTTAGCATATGCCAGGAAGTCGGATATGGCGGGCTGGGCATTCACCATCGCATTGTAATTGTCTTTGGCAATCATAGCTCCAAGAGCGTTATTGAACGGACTGGAAGAATGCTCTAATATACCAAACCACCTACTTATCCAAGAAACATCGTGTTGAACCTTGTCAAAAAATTCTTTTACTCTCTTTACCTTATCTGCCGGCACATGAAGTTCGTTCATTAACTTATCAAGCAACGTACTTTCATCAAGGTCTTGTACTGATTTAATATCAGACTGAATACCATTGATGTCGGCAATGACGGTGTTGATCCTATTTGTATAATCCTGCTTTTCACGTTCATCAAATTCGGTACTTCTGTTACGGATATATCCTCGGAGATCGTTCATGATCGGAAGAACCTGATTGTTGATAATATCTACGTTCTTTCGATCATTGGTATTGAAGTGAAGCTTACCGTCTTTGGTATCACCATGAAGGATGGTGTTCACCACATTGTTTAAGTATCTGACCTGAGCTTCGGCTGTGGAGATCATGCTGTTCATGGCAGCCGCCATCTCATTCTTGTCTATTTCGGTCTCTACTTTATTTATCTTATCTTCTATGGTCTTAAGCTGAGCAAGGGTCATAGACGTAGTTACAGCCCTATCAGAGCTTATCTGACGCAAGTCTCTTAAGGTTTTTCTTAGTGATCTGATCTTGGACTCAAGAAACTTGTTCTTGTTCATAGAAGAAAGGGAGTATAATGTAAAATCATTATCCTTTAACAGAGAGGTGTCAAATCCTTTATCTATGTCAGTAATGGCAAGATCACGAATGTTTTTAATAACGTTATTCAAATCTTGTCTTTGGGTTGATAAAGCTGATTTAAGCCAGCTTACGATTCCAGAGAGAAGCTGCCGGACGCGCCCCAGGAAGGAGGTGGGCTCTACCGGCGCCTGTGCTGTGCCGGTCTGCATCTCCCTGGCGAGGATCTTTCCAAGAATTTCTCTCCTAACAGCATTATCAAGTTCAGAGCCTTCATATACCTTACCGTATGTATTATAATACTGACCTGCATACTGGTTCCACTCCTCTGTGCCTTCTACGTCTTGCAAAACATCCTCAACAGCATTCTGATCTCTGTATGCCTCTACAAGGAAGTGGGCTGTTTCTTCTACTAAATCGGATAAAGTAGCATCTTCACCAACTGCTATTACGTTATTGGCAATATCCGCCAATGCCTTAGCAGAAGGTTCATGCCCGTATTTGGTTTGGTACTTCTCTATATAGTCGGTCATACCTATGACACTAACGCCAAGAGTTTTCAGTATCTCGACAATAGAATTTCGTTGATCACGTTCCTGCCTGCTATAATCTGATACGATCTTAGCTTTAGTATCAGCATAAAGATCGTTGTCTTCTAATATGAATGAAACTACAAGCGCATCAAAATGATCGTACTTGGCGTCCAATTCATTGTATCTTCCTGACTTAAGATCGTTCTTTATCTGTTCCCTACTAACCCTTTCCGTTCCTCCGGTGGCAAGTCTCATAGTTACCTTACTGTTATCCAACGAGCTTATGGTTATCATACCCTGGTCGTTCATGGAAACATCGGAACCAAAATGATTACGGAGCTCAGTGTATGATAAGGCTGAATTGAAAAGTCTAATTTGTCCTGTATGACCTTCTCCTGTAAGATAATAGCTTCTTGTTTCAGGATCGAATATCTTAGATCCTGACAAAAGACCTTTCTTTATAAGGTAGTTAATTATCCCGCCTTTTGTTGATAAAGAAGTAGAAGCAGAAGCGGTCATGACCGGTATAAAAGACTTGGGATTATTAAGAACATACTTTCCAGCTTTGTAAGTAATGTCTGCCACGCCATCCCAGGCAGATTCTTGAACGGTGCCTGATAAGAATCCTATTCTAATATCATTCCCGCCAGAGCGAAGAGCTTCTCCGTAATCTTCAAATAATTGACTACGATCGTTCATGAAAAACAAACGAGGCTCTCCGGTCTGATACGTTACACCCACAGGATTAGAATCTGTCTGTGGTAACTCTTCTGGGCTAAATATCTTAAGACCGTCTTTTATAACCATATAATTAACACCCTTATCCTGTACCATAGATACGGGAGTGAAGTCCGAAGATATAGCATCTTGTAGATACTGCCCGGCGTCTATTCCAGGTCCTTCCGGTACGGAAATACTTGACGGAACCATAGCATCCACCAACATAATATTATCACCCAGATCTTGGCTATAGAATCCGAAGCCTGATTCTTGAATCCCATAAGTTGCATCTGATTTTGATACAAGAACAGGATTACTCATCTTAGAAGCCTTATCCAGTACCCTTTCTCTATAAGCTTCCGGAATAAGATCAATGTTGGATTTTACCTTATTATAAGCCGGTTTGTTGATAGGCACTCTCTTTCTCCAGTCGCCAAAAGCCTTTAAGAACTTATTAGAAAATACGGTTTTAAAAACAGTAGTGGCCCGTTCCCTGTTCTCCATAAGAGGAATAGATGCTATTTTATCAAATAACATAGACCTGTCCCCTGATATGGTAGAGACAGAAACAACTTTCTTTTTATTATCTCTTTTAATAATACACGCTGATGTCATAGTAAAACATTTTTGTTATGAGACAAAGGTAGTTAAAAATCAAGCATATCATAAAAAATAAAGCCACCTAATTTCTCAGTCTGATGGCTTAAAAATAATATGAAAAAAAATTATAATCTGACGAAAAATCGTCAAGTTCAGCTTATATGTAATGCATGTACCCATCTCGGTGTATAAACCTTCCCGATTCAAAGCGCTCAATATCTTCAGGGCAAATAGGGCCTGAATCCTCTCTCCTGGCTTCAAACCAAAGCCCCGGCTTGCGAAGTCGGCAAGTTATGATATAGTTGAAGCAATTGTGCGTAAAATGGAAAACAGATCCTACAGGGAAATACCTATCAGCTTGAAATACGATTCTTTTTCGTTTAGTATCAAACGTGATATCTCCTACTATCTTAGCCACGTAATAGCTTCTGCCATTTAACGTTTCATCTGTTTGTGGTATCCAATAATAACCTCTTGACATGCCACAAATATATAAAAAAAATCGGACAAGATACATGTCCTACTTTATATTACTTTGATTCGTTTTCAAACCGCTTTATAAGAGAAGCAATATCATCACCACAAATAAACATCATTCGACGTTCTTCTTTTGGTTTATGAGACACTGGGATGGTTTTGTTTATCTTAATCTGATTCGCCAGACCTCTGCCTAAACGAATATCAACTTTTTTACCTTTCATGAATTATTTGTTTAAACAGACCAATTCCATCTATTATAATATGACCGCTTTGCATACGACCATTATTAGGATTATGTAGAAAATTGAAACCACTTTCTTTTTCCTGTTTTTCAAAAGAACTGATATCCTTTCCTCTACGGGCTCTTTCAAAAGCTTTCTTGAACAACTTGCCTCTAAAGGTCTTGACGAGGATCTTGGTAGCGTTATTGCCGGCTCTTACCATTGCTTTCCTTGCCTGGTCCTCCGAGACAAAACTGCTTCGGAAAATATACGATGTTGCTGCTTGTATATCTTGCTTGGTGATCATATGACAAACATTTCTTTCAAGATACTGATATTTATTGCGTATATCATTTTCATTTCATCTTTATCATATACGTCAAAAAAGGATTTACTTAAGTCCTTTGAATCTTCGCTCAATTGAATTATGCAATTACCAGTATAAACCTTAAGCTTGTAATTATCGGAATATATATCATGCATGGTTTCAAATGTCTCAATTAAATTTTCAACAAGTGCTCTGTTAAATGAAAAAGATTCTTTACCATCACCTTTAAATATGATATGATTTAAATCATTGGTATTATCAAATTCATACTCTACCCGACTGTCGTCCATCATATCATAAGTGATTGACTTTTTGATTTTAAACCCCATGTTGTTTTGTTTTTTAGTTAATATAGATCTTCTGAATACAATTGTTCTCTAATGGCACTCCTATCTACTACCATTTCCTGATTATTGCTCTTAACAAGTTCAGATGCTTCCTCTCTTGTTAGAAACCGATTCTTGCTTGACAAAAATCCTTGAACACTACGGTTCTTATGGGCTATACCGTATGCCGCAAGTTGAGATAGTATAGAGGGGTGTCTCAATCCACAGAACACGGTGCCGGATGGTATATTGGTGGGCTGATAGGGACGTTTCTTGTCGTCCTGTACCCAGATGGCCGCGCATATCACGATTTCTTTATTATACATGATACGTTTTTCTATTAAATTTATTAAATCCGTTCATTTACTTTAATATAATCGGATGCCTCTTACCTCTAATGAGTTTAAACTTTTTGCGTGAAACATCCTTCGGGTTTTCTCCGTTGAAATCCCTGATATTGAAATTCCCTGATTTTCTCCTTCCATAAACAAAGAATATTTTATTGTTATAAAACACTTTATCAAACAATCTAAATCCGAAAACCTCAAAAGGAGCTTGATTGTTTTTCTTCTTTCCTCCTTTTAAAATTTTCATTTTATGTATTTGTCTATTATGTCTACGAATTAAACGTTTTAAATATTGACGTTCGATTCGTTTCGCATTAATGTTCATAGAAATGACAAACGCGTCGGATGTATGGGATTTTTCAATCCCGTATTTAATCCGATTATGTTTCGTAATGTAACCAAACGTCATAAAAACTCTGTCGTATCTGGATTTTAACTCTTCATACAACCTCCATTTCATAATTCCCATTACGGCCGCGTCGCGAAGCGACGATCCCCGTTTGATCTTCAAATCTATATTACCTTTATGGTATTCTTTGTGACAAGTTTCACATAAGGTAATAAGATTAGAAGGGGAATCACCTCCCGTTTTTCGGGATTCAATGTGATGAACATTAAGGATTTTGGATTTCGATTTTCCTTTACAATACTGACATTTATGCCCATCCCTTGCTAAAACATACTCCCTTGTGTTCCAAAAACCAAGTTGATCTCCTTCCTGATATTCTTTACCTGATATTTCAGGATTGTTAATCTTCTGAGTATCAAATTGAGCTACTTCAATAACAATACGAGATATTGGTAATATAGAACATACATTGTCAATAACACGAATATGGGCGTCTATTTTGTACTTCACCGAAGGTGCTACCCATCCTGGACGCTTGCTTTTTACCCTGTTGTCAAAACGAGGTTTTCTATATCTCAATCTATTCCTCCTCACCCTTCTTGACTCTCTTCTTGTAGATAAAAGATCTACGATATCATTTCTAAGAATAACTTCACTGCTGTAAAGCTCTTTGCTTTTCGTCGTTGCTGATAAACCAACATGTTTAGCTCCAGCATCAACGCCTAACACAATTTCTTGTTTGTAATCGGATGTTACGTAAATTAATTTGATGGTAAACGGACATAGGTTTACAACAACTGCCTTGTTTTCTTTAAGCAGTCTCCTAACCTTTCCATGCCTTGTTGTAGGCATCATAGGTTTACCATTTATATCCTGTACGTACACCATATCTACAAACGTTTTCAATGTTTATTCAACATAAGTCAGGAATATTTCATCCTGTTAGTACCCATCGCCAATGTTATTTAAGGTTTTTCGCAAGCAACACTGTTCCTCAAATACCAGAACTGTTTAATCGCTTGCCTTAGAGCTACAGACTTGGGTAAACATCCGTAGGTAACTATCTATTCTCAAATAACGTAGCCTTCGTTTCAAGGCTTAGGCTAATATCCGGACCATTTCTGGTACATTAAAACCTTATAATGAAATTATATTGTTTTAATGTTATTTCGGATATTGAAAGTGTGGTATCCATCAGAAACTTCTCCCATGTCTCCTGGTTCTGCTTCAGGTTTAGGATGATTAGGATAATAGTAGTCCACTGATGCTTCTAACACGGACTTGATGTGTTCCACTATCCTTGTAGCATCATCATGTCTTAAGAAATACTTGAATCCTTCAACGAATTTAATATCTTCTTCAATTGTTGATTCGAACTCTTCTTTTGTCATCACTCTAATTACATCTTTTTTAAAATCGTCTAATCCCATGATTTGTTTCAAATTAATTGTTACTATACTTTCTTTATCCTACAATACAAATCCAATAAGAACTCAGCAGAAAAACCATCCCATGCATTATTCTGCCAAACATCTACTTTATTAATAAACCAAGACCATGTGGGACCCTCATATGAAGAATCAGATGATAATCCCAATCCGATTTTCTCCATTTCATTCGCCACATCAGAATAAGGATTTAAAACGACTCCCCTAATCATGTTAATAATATCATCCTTGTCTAATGTAAATTGAAACCGCTCCTTGTTAGTAGGCGGATCTTGATTCAATTTACCAGTCGCAAGCCATTCTCCATCATGATACAATTCGGTAAGTTTCTTTACCTTATTTTTAAGAAAAGAGTACTCTTGTATGACTTCCATAAAATCAGCTTCGTTAGCTTTACCCTCTATGAAGATAACGGTTTTGCTTCCAGGTCTATGATCGTCTAAGCTTGCCGGGATTCCCAATATCGTCCATCCTTTAAACTCAGCTATCTTAAAACGCATGACGTCAAACACCTTATAGAAATCATCACAATCTACAGATTCTATTACCTTAATATCCTCTTCTGTGAATTTACCTCGTATTGGAATAACGTGATGACCAGGGTGGCCATCGGTTTCGAAATATGCGATTCTAACCATGTTATCTATAATATTTTAGTTGTTCTGAAATCCTATATTTACTTACATCATCGCATAAGTTACACCCTCCTGTACATCCACAAACCGAACAATACAAGTCTCTTTCTGCCTTCGATCTGGATTGGAAATCCCTTACGGCCTTAATCCATGTAGGAGAAATAATCTTACCAGAAAATACAGGTACATTTAAGATTAATGTTTCCATTATTTTAGCAAAATATTCATATAACACGGTACATCCACCACATCTCTTCTACGGATGCGCTTATCAAAATAGGAAACCATATAGGTATTTTTACCTTCGTGATCAGGTCTGGGATCAAAGCATTCAAAAACAAATCTTGTTACACCTTCCAAATGACCAAGCATGAAAACAAATTCGCCACTGTATCTTTTATTAGCCAATTCTTCTACAGTCATAACCTATCCCCTCCCAATCCTGAATTGATGCTAACGTACTTAACACGGACATCACTTCCACGTCCAAGCTGACCCCAGCCGGGCGATGGCGTTCCCTTAGCCGGAGCAGGGACAGCCCTAAGCCGAGGCCAGTCCTGCTTTTGCCTCATGGCTTCAGCCTCTTTGTAATACTGGTTACACAGCTCTTGGTCTTCGTAACCAATGTAATCTTCCTTATTTTCCATATAGAATAGTTTTTCAACAAATGTACGACATTAATGAATTAATTAGATTTAAAATAAAACAATATGAATTAAAATAAAAACCCGATACGTTAAAATCGCATCGGGCCTGGTATTGAAAAAAATAGGTTCAGATCTTGGGTAAAGATTCGAGCCAATTTTTAACATCTTTATATTTAGGGTCTTTGTCTATTCTATCTTTCAGTTCATGCAATGCTGAGTCCATAACCGTATTCGGTACGCCAATCAACTCTCCTATTAAATACAAGGGGGTTTTATTCGATTTAGATTCGTGTGCTATATTCATGTCCAAAAAAAAGTTATGTGAAACAAACCGGCCACGGGTATTCTATTGCCCGCCGACCGGTATAACATTTTTATTCCTTTTTTTTCCAAACGGGAAAAACGGGAATGCGGGAATCATATTTTTTACTATGGCTCCCGCACCACCGGAAGGACCTGGGTCTGGATCTCAGGTCAGATCCTTCCAGTTTATTTTTTCGCCGAGGTAATCTTGCACGGCAAGCCATCTTATAAAGGCTACTCCTTCGGGAGCATCCGGATCATCCAAATACATTAACGTAGCTTTCACCAACTCGTTCTCACATTTGAAGACCTTCGGAAAACCATCCGAATAGTACATTGCAAAGACATATTGGACATCGCCCCATGTCGCTTTATCCGGCTTCTTCGCTCCGCACTTTTCAAAAATATCTTTTATTTCCGGCTGCTTCCAGATCCTCTTGGATCCATCGACGTTGACCATCTTCTTTACCGCCTCATCAGCGAGAGCATTAGAAAAATGGTAGCCGTAAGTATCTACATATTTCTGATAAGCTGGATCCTCTGCGTCTGCTCCTCAATAAGAACGACCTCTGCCACGTCCGCGACCTCTACGCATCTGAGGTCCGTCACCGTAGTATCTGTCGTCTCCATAGTAATCAATCGGGTAGGATTCGTAACCCATCCTCCGGTATTCCCGGTCCTCCATTTCATGACGACGTTCGCGCTCTTCGAGCCTTCTTTCCCTTTCTTCCAGCTCGTTTTCGCGTTCTTCCATTTCCTTCATCTTCTCATGCATACCGTAATGGTCGTAAATACCACCACCGTACCCCATGTATGTCCCATCAGAACGGCGGCTTCTTCCTCTACCTCCACCCCGTCTGTCTTCTATCTCATCATATCCAGGATATTCTCTATGTCCTGAATTTAAATCATATACTATCATATTATACTTATTTCAAACGTTCTACAATTAACTTCTTTAAATCTTCGAATGAATCAGTAAGGTCATTCACCTTATTTTCTATACCAGCTATTTTACGATCCTGCTCTCTCGTTTGTTTGAATGCCGGATTGATGTCTTCTAATATAGATTCACAAGCCTCTATCTTGGCACGATGGGCATCTACGCTGTTTATTATGTCTTGACTGGTGTTTTTTATAGCATTCAGTTCGTTCATAATCGGATCTATGCTGGTAGATAATGTTATGCCCATAGCCTTAGCCACATTCTGGGATTCCGGGACCGTATAGGTCTTGGTTTCGCCAGTGAGCTCTACCGTCAGATCCACCACGCGGGTCTGCATCGCCTGATACTGACCTGGCTGAGGAGGAAGATACCTGGGTTCGGATACGGCTACTACCTTTCCCAATTCGTATTTAGGTACTGTATTAGTATCAAGGGTATGTACCTGAAACCCTTTCTTCAAATCTGAAAACATGATCAAAATATTAGTTAGGTGAAAATAGGGTGATGATCTCCATCACCCTACTGAAATCATTTACCTGCTTTAACTTCAGACGCCTGGGCTGTTGTTGTTGGAACACAACAATCCATTAATCTTAACACGCCACGAACTTTATTGAAGTACAGAAGGCGTTCTGTGCCATTTACCATAGCAGCACCCGTGACAGCTACGTTAATAGGGTTCACGACATTCACTCCCGTAACAGGGCAACAGGTGTCGGCTCCTACTGTTGAAACTGTGCTGTTTGCCGGGACCGCAATCTGTACCGGTAGAGCACTTCCGGCTGTGGGGACTACTTGCCTTATCTTAAGAAGGATAAGACCCTCACACGGAAGGGCGATCCAAGCCCGTGGGTTAATACCGAAGACTGTATTTGTCGTACTGACAATAACATTCTTCGTAACCATCTCATACAACGATCCTATTTTAGAAACACAAGCCATATTAGCCTCCTTTCTTAATAAAATCAGACAGCAGCGTTGTTATTGCAACATCCGTTGTTACATCCGCATCCGTTATTACAGCAACCTCCTCCGAATACCTGTCCCCAAGTATAAGCCTGGTAAGGAGAACAAGAGGGGTAGGCCGGGACGGCCGTCGGGCGTAATTGACCAACGATATTCTGGGTTTGTTGCTGAGATAATGCCGAAGCTGTCAAAGCCGCTTTTTCTTCACGAAGTTGAGCAATAGTGTTCTGCATCTCCCTCATTTCCAACTGACAGAATTTGTCGTTGATCATAACGGTTTGGGCGTCAAGTTTCGCAGACAAGATATTGAATTGGCTTGTAGCTTGCTCACGATTGTTAGCCAGACCTTGGTTGAGACCGTTCTGCAAGATATTGGTTTGTTCCAACGTGCGAAGCTGGTTATCAAAACCTTGCTGAGTAATCATTCCCTGAGTCTGGCAAGTGCTTTGATTGATCAACGAACTCAAATTGCAGCAGCAAGAGCTGATTTGATTTCCTATTTCACAACCTTGTTGTTGAACTGCGTTGATAACAGCCTGAGAAGTCATACCTACCTGACCAGCTACTTTATCAATAGCACCCTGTACGTTGCAGATAGCGTTTTGAAGTTGAGTAGTAGAACAGTTCAAAGCAGAAGCAATCTGATCTATGGCGCTACGATTACCTTGAATTGCCTGCATCAAAAGTTCACGACCGTAATCGTTATTCAACTGAGCCGGCAAACCATTGGCACAACAATCACCGCCATTTCCAAAACCGTTACCGAAGCCGCGTCCACCCCACAGCCAGAACAAAACAATTATCCAGAGCCACCAACCGTTAGCCCCACCGAAACCGTCCTGGTTGTTACGACCGTTCATCAAAGCCGCCACCAGATTCGGATCCATTTTATTACCACCTATCAAATTAGCAAACATGCCGGGAATCATTGAAAGAAGACCGTTAGTGGCTGCACCACCACCGTTAGCCCCGGCTCCATCTAAAAGGACGATTTTATCACCACCCATAATTTTATAGTATTTAATTGTTAAACATATGTGCATGAAGCACGTAACAAAGATCATGATTGCAGGGTGGAATATGGGTGTGTTTATTTCCTATAGAAGAGAAGTATTTTCAGAAAAATAAGAAGAGATGAGTAAATATCACCATAGACTCATCTCTTAATCACTTTTTATTGTAATAAAATTCAAGCCATGTCACACAACTTGAATTTATATTTATCAATTATATCATTCAAATCGCAATCTGATAAGTTGAACCATTCTCTGTATATCCCTTTGATATCAAATCTTGCATGAAGCTCGCTCTCTATATCTTTATTCACATAAGCTATTAATGTTAAGTTATCTTCTACAATAGACAACCCAGATAGCCTTCTTTTTACATCAGAGCTTTTACCTATTTTATAAAAACCATTATTATTATTTCTTATTATATATGTAAAATATTTTATACATTTTTTATTATACCTATCGATAGATCTATGTATTATATCTAATACCCGATCGTCATTTTTAATATTACAACAATCAAATATATCATAAATAAAATCTTTAAATAAAGATCTATCACACTTCATATAGATGATACACAGAATCGATTTGGGGAATAAATAATAGTCATGCCTAAATACATGACTATTATTATCTATTATTTGTTCTCCATTATTATCATATCTATATGATATATAATCTATTCCATCCTTAAAATTAAAAGATGATATTACATCCTTAATCCAATGTTTAAAATCATACTTACATTCTAACAATTTATGAACATGTTTTGCGTCAATCATTTTTCTGTCGTTTATTAACACAAAAGGAATACAAGTATTATCCATAATAAAAAAAATAGGCCCAAAAGAGAATGTCAGATCCCACTATGACAAACCCTAATGAGCCAAAAATATCTTTCAACATCAAACAACCAGAGGTGGGATCTCGTTGTTCATTGTTTCTGGAATAAAGATAGGAACAGGATTTTAAATAACAAATATTTTAATACTTTTTAAAACAAACCAGGGCCCGCATCACTGCGAACCCTGATCTACACTAATCTAAACTAATACCATGAAAAACTTAAATCTAAAAACTAAAGAACACACAAATGTATGAAAATGTATGGTTTTCACAAAGAATCTGTATCCTGTTCTTTTGTGTGATTCAAGACATGGGATATAGTTCTGATACTTAATCCGGTTTGATTTTATATCAGATTATAAATATAGGATTTTGAAACTACAGTTCTTAATTGACCTAAATCATTCATAATGTTTTTATACATAAGATGAATGCTGTTGTTACGTTTGATGGTACTGATTCTCATTTCCTACTGTTATTAGTTACGTCCGGTTCTTACTTTTTCCTATTTCTATAATCCCTTCCTGAAACTAATATTGCAAACTTAATAAAAATAATTCATAAACAATGAAAATCTAACTTTTCTTGTATGTTATTGATATACGTGCATATATGAGAAAAGTGAGACTTTCACAAGCCTCACTTTCCAAATCGTAATTATGAAAAAACTATATTATATGTATACAAAAATTACCTGCATTCCAATTTATTAAGATCATCCAATTCAGACTTGCTTACGGTCATATCTTGCGTCAAGCCAGATTTGTTTTGGTATGGAGCGTAATCGGTTTCTACCGTCTTAGCCTTCTGAGTAGAATCGTATTTCACCTCCGATTCGGTTCCTGTTAGATTTTGGTAGATAGAGCCGGAACTACTTTCGCCAACTTTAGTGAACACCATGTCTCCTATTCTGATAAAATTATCATACAAACCTTCTACGATAACATTATCATCCTGCTTAGTTATGTTATGATCCCGAACCTCATTTAAGAGATTAGGATGTTTCGTAAAAAGATCGTGATAGAAATCAGAACCGGCATATAACATATCATAATAATCCAAATAGAACAGATCTGTAAAAGAAGGATCGGTGCTGCTCATGCTATACTCAAATAACTGCTCACGATCATTACCTGCCAAAGATAGTTCAATTTGTTTTAACGTATCCGGATCTGAAACGGTAAGACCCAGTAAATGATCTGGTTTAAAGTCAAGATACTTGTATGCCCCTTCGTACACTTCCGTATTATGAAGCTTATTTTCAAGATAAGATTGGTATAAATCGAATAAGAGTAAAGGATTCTCTTTGTCCTGCTTTCTGTTTATGTATCGGCTAAACTCCCGTTCTTCATTAACATACGGGCTTCCAGGAACAACAAGATGACCGAACGCCAATCTGGTAGCATTCATCTCTTCCGTATTCTGAGAATCGGTATAAGACAGGACGTATTTTTTAATAGAATCAGCAAGGGCCTTACTATCTACGTTTTTCACGCGGAGCTTATCTAAAACACCATCCTTAAAACAATATTCAGGATAGATACCAGGTGGGAAATAAGTTAGACTCCGCTTGGCAAGCTCGGCAGCTATATCGTACAAATCACCTAAATTATCTCTTTCTACCTTATGATATAGGTTTCCACCAAGATAAAGCAGAGAATGATTTTCAAATGCCGATACCGGATCTATGTCAGATTCCATATAAACGATATTCATATTATCCATATACTCTGGCAGAAACATAACACGGCGATCCTGGCTATCTCCAAGAACGTCATCGATAGCAGAAGCTAAGGTAGGAGCATAAGTATCATCGTTGCGCCTTGCTACATAAATATCAAGATCCAGCATCAAGCTATCAATTTTATTCAGCGATTCTTCTGTTCCGTCATATGCCTTAGACACGCCTACGATATCTATACCAAGACCTACACAAGCCTCTTCTACATCCCATATCATACTTCTAAGGTCTTCTTCTGTATCAGCATTAACCCTGTTTAGAAAGGCTGATATACGAGCTCGTAATGACTCAGATCCAATAGGGCTGTAATAAGCATAATCTTGCAACTTTGATAATGACCGTCTCTTCCCTTCTACGATATTATTATCTTCTAAAGCCACAACCGGAACGATGTTCATATTCGAAAATTCGTTGAACAGCGACAAGGCAAAACTCTTATCCGACTGATATCTTTCAACTAACTCCGGATATGAATCAGATAAAGATTCGAAAGCAGCATCAAACTCTGAAGCAACACTAATACCTCCTACTGTATTTTTTATAACCTCGTAAACTTCAGCCGGATTATATGATGCTCTCTTTCCTAATTTATTGAAGACACCATTTTTATACACAACAGGACCGTATGGTTTTTCTACGGTTGTGAAGTAAGACTCTTTCCCGAGATCGTGTTCGTTATTGGAATAATCTAATAATAACCTCATAAAAGAGCTGACCTCATTAAGTACAGAAGGATTATCTAATATCCTACTTATCTCTGTCTCATTGTACAAGCCGGATCTCCTTAGATTTTCTTCATTTAGGATAAGATTACCATCCACATAAAAAGAGCTTCTAACTCTATTAATAAGAGATCGTATGCTATATATGGAATTGGATATCATAACATCTCTTACATCCTTAACATCCTGAGCCGTTAAGGGATCGGAAAAATAAGTCTGACGCTTCATATACGACAGCACGTCTTCTAAAAGAGGTTCACCATTGGGATCGGTATTAAACATCTCTCCTGGAGCCGGGTTATTCCAATGACCGTAATACGACAAAAAACCAGGAGTGTAAGCCTTAGCCCATACCTGAAGAGCCCGCTCGCTGTTTCCTAATACTTTTAAAGCACTTTCGTAAAGAACGGAAGGCTCCCCGTTAGGAGCCTTAACCCGTTTTATTTCATTTTCCTTTTTTTCTATCTGACATTTGACACCCATTGTAATTAACTTTTTTGCAAAGTTAATTATAAAACCGACTTATACAATGACGGATCCCAAATTCCTTCTATATAAATCTCCGGAAAACTCAAACTGCCATCACGAAGAGTGGTGACTTCCAAGCTGGGAATGTTGAAAACAGTACTGGTATCACCAAACTCACCATTCAACTTGATAGCATTTCCGCTGTTATTAGCCTCATAATAAAAATAACAATAATTTTCATTAATGCTTGGATCATATTCGTACCAATATGTTAGATCTTGTATATGATCTTCTATGTTACCAATTTTGTTTTCACCTAATATAAAAATACCATTATTGCTATGATTATAAACCATAGATTCATAACCACCATAATTCCAATTACTATTAAACATTATGTAACTAACATCAGAATCATGATCTTTTAATACAGGTCCTATATGTATATGAATTTTATTAAACTGACATACATAAGGTCTTTTTCCTCCAAGCCTTTTTATATCTTCATTGGATAACTTATTATAACATCCTCCCACGAAATTATCCGCAGCATTAAAAAATCTCCTTCTCATACTCAACACTCCTTATTTAACTCATTTATCGAATCCGAATTATCAGAACCTTCTACGAGATTCTTATTCCTATCTATCTCTTCCTGGCTCATATTACTCATCATATTTTGTATTTTTCTACCAGATTGAGATAAAGAGCGGATGAATGCACTGGAACTTATCTTAACTCCAAGATCCGGTTTTGCCCTAAACGCTTCACCGGTACTGATATTATACAAATCATACACACCTGAGTTCATATAGAATTTATATATCCAGTTTCCACCAGCTTTTTTGTACCCTAATTTGGTTAACTCGACTACACTCATACCAAATTTAATGCCATTACGACCCATTATCTTCTCCGGTATAGGTTCTACCTTAGCCGGAACAGATGTATATGCTTCATCACCGCCGTACAGGAAATAAGGGGTTGTCACCCTTGATATGTGAGTAAGCGGTTCTTCGGATATACGAGGCTCGTCTTTCGCAGCCTTATATTCTTCCCTTGGATTGGATATCCTAATAAAAGGATCGTATGTCAAAAAGGTTAAGCCGTATTCTACTTTATAACCTGATACGCCGTTAAGATCCCTTATAGCCTTAGTCGTATGCGAGTGATTGATGGTGTCTATACCATACCTTAATTCCATATCGGTCATAATACTATTAACCTCATCTCCCTCTACATAAACCTCTTCTCCTTCCGGGATAGAGGTTATGCCGGCAGCCCTTCTAAGTAGCCATAAAGTGACTTCAGCAATGTCAGAGAACTTATCTCCGTTCTTCCTATAGTTATCTACTCTTCCTTCTTCATATCCAGGTAATTCGATATTTCCTTTAACTTCGACATTTGTTCTGGATTGTCCTTTGCCTTCTCCATCTCCCTTTTTATCGCCATCTTCCTCAGTGCGTACTGCACCGCCTTCTGCACTTCCTTCTTTTCCATCATTTAAAATATTATCTGATTCTGACTCTATAGACTCCACGACAGCATCATACTCTGGTATGCCGCTAAGGAAATCTGCTACGTTATTCAAAAACTCTATTTTTTCCTCGTTTGTCATATCAAGGCTTTCCACGGGCTCCCATATGGCAGGCAAGTTGTTTGATTTTATTGCAGTAGAAACATCTTCTATAGTTTGGTTGTCCACCGTAGGCAAAACTTTAGAAACCAAACTATTGATATCAGATTCCATTTTTTCTACTTCCTCTTTTGTGCCATATTCTTTTAGGGTATCCATGCCATTGACTCTAAGAGAATAATTCAAAGCCTTGCTTGGAACAAAATTAATATATTTCAAAAAGTTTTTCAACTCTGATATAATTTGTTCGTCAGATCTTGGCCCAACATAATCAACCACCACCTGATCTGTTTGAGAACGAAGCCAAGAAACGTATTCTTCTAAGATCTTACCACCTTTACTGGAAGGAGTGGATATTTTATCACCTACTGTTCCTTTAGGTTCTAATCCCATTTCTTCCTTAAGGCTTTTAGGATTACCTCTCTCACGAAGAAACCTCAAATCACCTCCTACAATCTTCCTTGCTATAAAATCAAAAATATTAGCATAAGACGGCAATCCTTCTTTTTCTATATGAGATTCTATTTCGTTTAACATAAGAGAGAAGTTTTTCCTGGAGGTACGCTTCTTGCCAGGTAAAGACTGCGTAGCTTGTGCCGCAGGAGCCGGCTGAGCTAATGGCGCCGGCTGAGTCCCCCGGACAACCCCTTCCTCTGGCATTTCCTCTTCATAAACATCCACGTATTCTTTAGAAGTAACGGTCTTACCCTCATCAGAGAAAGGAAGATCATCCTCTATAAGCGATTTAGGTCTGGAAGATGATTTACCAAACTGGATCCTGATCTTAGGAGCAACAAACATCTCACCTTCGAAATCTATTCCAGATTCTACTTCAGACGTCACAATGTCTTTCACATTCCTGCTTTCATCTTCTACCCACTTAACAACATCAGGAACCGTAGATAATTTTTCTATAGCCTCACGAGCTTTTCTAAGCCCTGAAATAGGATTCAAATACGATACTTGATACGAAGCCGGATCAAGACCTAACTTGGTTAGATACGCATTAAGATCTTGTATATCATCTTGACCCATCTGTAGCAATTCAGAATCACCAGATTCAAGCAGCATATCTATAAAAGACATCCATTTCTGCCCTTCCTCTGATTCTACAGAACGTAGGCTAACTGGGAAAAGATAGTTAAGACCGTTTTTACCTTTGATGACAACTACCGGAACTCTTACATTTTTGTAATTATTCCCCTTGTCATTTAATATAGAATAAGCAAATGGGAAGCCTGTGTATTTAGATCCGTTCTTAAGCACGACTTTGCCATTTAATACATATCCGACATCAGATACTTTTTCAGCACCTTTTTCGGTAATAGGGAGATTTTCTACCTGGCCATATCCTTGACCGTTTACCTTCATGTTAAACACCGGTCTTCCGGGGAGGGTCTGGGCAACAACATGCGTTCCGACGCCGATGGTAGCCGACCGGCCGGCATCCTTCTCCCACTTGTTGAAAGCCGTTCTTCTTATTTTACTTATACCATCTATGCCTCCTGTATCAGCTTTTACAACAGAAACGAATCTATTCCCACTCATGACCTTGATAACCATATTGGATACCAACTTATTTTCAGCAGATTCTATTCTTTTTTTATCGCCAGACTGAACAGCATCATTGTATTCGGCAAAAAGAGACTGATTATAGGTATCATTTACATCTATTTCGAGATTAACCTTATCTCCTTTTTTCAAAGAAGATAATGCTTCCTGATCTATTTTATCTACTTCATTCTCTCCGAATCCGACACCCGTTCTGTACGGAACCAACTCATCTGAATCAAGACGCTTATAAACCAAAGAATAGGAATTACCCACGTCCTGAATAGACACATCTGTGTAACGGTTAAGAACACGAGCCGATTCTTTATCTATAGACCATCTCGCATGATAAGGAAGTTCAATTATAATAGCCGTTTCTCCACCTATGTTAAGAGAATACCTTTTAGTGCCATTAGCGTTCGTTTCAGAGCTTATTTGAATAGGAACCAATGATTTTATGGAAGATATAAATTTATCGGCTCTAAGACCCGCAATTTCATACCTTTCATTGCCATCATTAGAGATTCTTCTTACCATCAACGTCTCTGGATTCTGGGCGCTATCTATATTGGCTCCCGGCGTATTATCGGATTCGTCTAACTCATTTACAAGAGAATCTATATTAGCATCATCCTCCCCAAAATTACTTAACGTAGATTCAGAGATACGACCTTTGTCAATAATCCTGTTCTGTTCGATATAAGGAAGGAGATCCGTGATGTTTCCAACCTGGCCAAGGTCTTCTATGGTAAATACCGAATCGGCAAGCTTATCTTCGTCAACTTTCTCCCCTTTATCCCGTCTGTTCATTATATCAACATACGAAGAAATAGCATCATCAAGTTCCTTCCTTTGATCTGGTTCCAAATTAGATTTAGCCATATCAATAATAGCTTTATTATCCTCATACACAGATCTCGGACTTGTAAGTCTGTCAGCCTTTTCAGATAATGATTTTATAAGATTAACAGGACTGTCACCTAAAGACGATACATAATCATCAAAATCTTGTTTGTATTTATCATACACATCTTTTTCTCTCGCAGTAAGAAGATCGGCATTCCCTGTATATAGTTTATCAATTATAGACTGCCTTACTACCGGAACCATAATAGGATTATCCATAGCAGCCTCATAATCTTCATCCGATACAGACTCCGTAAGCGGTGACTCTTTTATATCATCTTCTGTCTCCTTCATCCTATCTTCCCTTACTCTATCAAGAGCATGCATAAAAGCCTTGATAGTCCAAGCTTCGTCTTCCGAAATCTTACCTTCTGACACAGCTTGATCTACTACCTCATCAGTGTCATATTCACCAACTTTATTAGGCTCTGCAAAATCAGGAACCTTGTCATCCCCCTTATAAGGAGTAGACCATAGAGAAGACAGAGCTTTTGAAAATCCCCTGTTTTCCTCAGCTAAGAATCTTTTATCAAGCATCTTAGATAAGAAGTTATTCATATTCCTATAATCCATCAAACTCCTACGGTATTCGTTTACCAAGGATCTCATGGCTTTGTCTTTGGCTGTAAACTTCTTTTCCTGTCTTGATTTTACATTAAAATAATCATCAAAAGCCACAAGCGTATCATAGGCTTCTATTACATCTTGTGAACTTATGGGAGAAAGAGGCGATGATAAAACAGATTCGGTTTTACTTACCAACTCTTCTATCGAAAACTCTTTTCCTATTAACGTTGATAACTCAGACAACGAATTGTTATAATTGGTTCTAAGACTTTCCAATTCTTTGGTTTTTCGTTGTATGGATTCAGCTTGTGGATCTTTCCCTTCTACGTTACGAGGGCGGGTAGCAAGATCTTCTATTTCGGATTCAAGTTCTTCTATCCTTGACCGTATGCCACGGATAGCCATCGCCCGCTCCCTTGCCCTGTCTGACAGCCGGGAGAACGTATTTAGTGCATATGCCACGCGAGGCTGACCCGAAAGCGTTTCTATGACAGAAGCTATGTCTTTCATTCTTGATTCCGATTGAAGACCAAGAAAAGCATTACGAGCCACGTATTTTCTAAACTCAATCTTAGAATCATCACCTATAAGATCTTCGGCAAAACTCTGGGCAGATCTGAAATCCGAAAGACGATTATTATAATTATCAATAATAGAATCCTTGTATTTCTTTGCCTCTTCCAAAGACATTCCGTTGGCTTCGGCTATTTCCGAAATAGGCATCATATCAACCATCTGCCTGAAATTTTCAGCCGAATCCTCTAAGGTTCCCATTTGGTTGTCAATCGACATCTTTTCAAACATTGCATCATCAAGCTCCTTGCCGGTCATAGACTGAGCATCGGAACGAACTTGAGGCCCTAAACTCATTGACTTTTTCAACGTATTCAAAGCCGCCGTATTAAGATTAGAAGATGCTTTGTTATATTCATTTACTTGCCTTTCCAGCAATATCTGATTATTACTATACTCTTTCACTCCAAAGAAGCCTTCCCTCATACCAAACAAAGAACCGATAATAGCACCGATTCCTATTTCAGTCCATCCTTCTTTAGACGTATATTGTTTTTTAAATCCTTCAGAAATAGCATCAAGAACATCAACGGCCCCGTTCATAGCAACATTGTCATATCTTGACTTAACATATTCCTCAGCCGTATTCTGGACAGCACCTTGAGATCCTTCTTCCCATAATCCTTCAGATACCGGTCTTTTCATGATATTGAAAACATTGCCTGCTATCTTCTGTCCTATATTGGGATTGGTTATTTTAATAGCCATCTCTCCCGGCTTCGCAACTTCCGTCCCTAATCCAAATAAATGCTTGTTGAGCTTCTTTTCCAAACCAGGTATAGCCTTGCCTCCTAACCCTATATACTTACCAAAAAGAAGCCAGTTGGATAATCCTACTATACCCATATTGGCGGCAAATATAGCACTACCTACATCAGCATTAGAATTACGAAAAACAGCCATTTCCTCTGCATTGGGATCACGACCATAAATCTTACGATAATAATCCTTGAAATCAGACTCGGATTGCTTCATAAAAGAATTTGCTTCAACCGATGACTCGAATCCGGCACTGGTAGCCAGCAACGTCATGGTCTTAGCCGCCTCCCCTACATTTCTTCCGGTGGCAACTCCTTTTCTTACATAGTCGTTAAACACGCTTTTAAGGTTTCCTATGCCCCTATTGGCAGCTTGCCTTGCTGCCAACTTAGCTCCGATTCTTCCACCTAATTTAGCGCCTATATTGCCCAATGATCCAACCCCAAGTCCTCCGGTCATGTACGCTGATATCATGGCTCCTACGGTAAAAGACATACCATTACCAAGGACGTCATTCCATAAGAAATTACCGGTATCCTTAAAAAGCTTCTGACCGAAATTATAATCTTCTACCTCTTTCTTGTAATAATGGGGAAGAAGCATGTCTATTTGCTGGTCAAGATCACCTACAAACTTATCCATGTTAGTGTTTAACGCAGCTTTGTAACTTCCCTCAGATGCCATATTGATAAGTTTGTCAGGCAATGACACAACTCCTTGCGCACCGTACAATGCAGACTTTAAAGCGAATTTACCTACACCATTCCAAAACTTACTCCACCCGCTCTGTCTCCTGGCATAATAATCCTCATTATTTATACCCGGAATATAGTTGGGATATTTTGTACGCCATACCCCATCATTACCCATCTGATGACTTTCACGGATACTTACCTTCGGTCCATAGGGATTAAGGGGCGGCGCGGCAGGTGTAGCCCCCCTGTAGCTGTTACGAGCCAGTGCCTCCGAGTAGCTGTTGCTTATCTCCTTGGCTATATACGGTTCTTCGTATTCGGCAGCAGCTATCCTTGATGCGTAATCCGGAAATTTAGGTTGGGCATACACACCTTCACCAGGCATATAATTAGGAACCAGAGGCGTTGTCGTCTCTGGTAATGTAGCCGGAGTGTAATTCTCTTCTTCGGCTAATTTCCTTTGCCTTGCCACATCTTCGTAAGTGGTTTTAGCAGCAGGATTATATCTATCTATATTATTGTCAGCCATAAATTTTCTGCAAAAAATCGTTCAACTTACTAAACTTGTCATTCATATTGGGCGTGATATTTATTCCTCTCATATACGGATCCCTCATCTGATCAAGACGTTCTTGAACAGCCTCCTTCACGTATTTTACAAAGAAGTACTGAGGACACTTCTGGTGAATGCTATTCCAGTAATCCGCATACTCATCATTACCTGGATCCAAAGGAACAAAATCCGAGAACAACAATGCAGGATTTTTAGAATTTTTAGTCCTTTTGTCATAGAAATTGACCGCTACCTCTCTTGAACCCCTGTCATCCATTCCCTCCAACTGAACTGATATGTTATCAGACATGTCAATAAAATTATCAACAAGGGTTTTAACAACATTCATTTCTTCTGGCTTAAGGTAAGAACCATGAACCTTTACTATATCATAAAGATCATTCTTAACATCAGCCTTAGAAGCCAAACGGGGAAGACCATTACGTATAAGATACTTATCATAAGAATAACCTTCCTTCTTTCCGGTATCTACAAAATCACAGGTTCCAAAACTTGATTTGTAACCATCCACCGGATAATTACGCTCCTCGACCGAAGGATCTATACCCGCCTTAAGAAGCTCGTCATTCGTAATCTCAACCCTTTCTGTAACATAAGAATTTTTACCGGAACCTACTTGAGCAGTCAAGAATCTTCTAACAGTGCCATTATCTATCTCGGCATCCATATTAATGGCATTAATAGCAGTAGGATCCAGATTGTTTACCTTTCCTGCCATGTAACCAGACAATCTTCTAAACTGAGCCTTCTGCAAAGACTTTTCCGGTGAATCGGCATTCCAATTGTATCTTTTGTAAGAATCAAGGTAATGATACTGAGATAACTTATCAGAAATCTGATCAGGAGATACAGACATTTTTATCTCATCCTGCATCTGACCTGCTATCATATCAGACACTCTACTGTTTTTCTCAGCATATCTTAGCTGGGTAATAGTTAATGGTTCACCTTCCTGATAATCTTTTAAATCTATATCACCATCCTTATCTATGGTCATATAATCTGATATATTAAAATCAGGATCGCCGTTGAGTTTCTTCATTCCATTAATAAGAGCCAATGTACCAGTAGAAGAACCATTATTCTCGCTTGTAATAGCATCAGATATGTTTTTCCCCAACTTGCCGGCACTCACCTTAGCTCCTAATGACGGAGATATAGCACTAAGAATATCTATTCCTCTTAAAGGATCCATCATGTACTCTCTAAACCCTACGGCATCAGATACGCCAGTTGTTATGGCTGTGGCGAGTAGGAAAGCTCCGGCCTTATCATCTGTATCGGTAAGATTTATAAAAGAATTTCCTTTCATAAACTTAGCATTACGAACCTTCCTGATAATATCCTTATTTTTTTCAGTAACTATGTTATCGATTTGATAATCAGTTATGTTATTTATAGCCTTTGTGGCTCCATTTGCCTTAGAATCAGAAAGAAGTAAAGCATCATAGGCTTCAGATAATCTGTTATTTCCTTGTCCGAAATATCCGTTTTTCTGACCTCCATTGTTTTTCAAATAAGAATATATCCGCTCTTCAGGAGTCATATTAGCATACAATCCTGGATCAGTTTTTTCTTCTTCGTATGATGCTGCAACGATATTGCTTCTATCTGTAGGAGATAATGAGTTATATAATTTCAATAAATTGGCTTTACGATCTGTAGAATGAGATTTAAGTAACTCGTAAGGAATATTGGCCAAATTAACAGATCCTGTCTTACCTGTGCCAGAGTTAATGGCCGTAGGCCCGTCCATAGGAGCCATCGGCACTCTCATACCGCCTGCGCCTGTTGTGCCTGCGGATGAGCTTTCAGTTCCCATCTTGGAGCCGTAAGTGCGCATGTATTCGGTTTCAACCTTAGCCTGAGCAAGTTTCTCTTTTGCCAATGATATTTCAACCATAGACTTAGCATTGTCAGTCAAAAACTTTTGCTGAGCCCTATCCTCTTCTAACCTTGCAAAATAAAGATCATCTTTCTTCCTTTCAAAACTTGTGTTGTCGTATCTCCATGCATCAGTCATCTTATCGAAAAGATTATTGGTAACAACAAAATTAGCAGCCGCTACCGGATCTGACGAAGCTATTATCATATCTGCCTCCCTCTTGGCTTCCGCTTTCTGATTTTTAGCTTCCTGTATCTGACTGTCAATACGATCAATAATATCTTTATTATCCCCTACTGATTTCTTTTTTGCTTCCAATGCTCCTATGTGTCTATCGTATCTTTCGACATAAGACCCAATATATTGACTAACCAAATCCGGATTACTGAATACTGGATTGGTGGCTGCCATATATGATGCTTCTATTCTCATCTGATTCCTCATGTTTTCAGATAAGTTAGCAGACACAAAATTCCTTATCTGGGAATCAGTAAGCTCATCTACGTTGACTTCTATGATTCCACCAGTAGGATTACCTTTAACATCATATTCTGTTGTCTGAATCTTCTTGCCTTCGTTGTTTTTCCTAAAGTCACTAACCAGCTTATTTATCTCCTTAGTATAATCGACATAAGGAGAATAATGAAGACCTCCTAACCTTGATCCTGCTTTACCATCCGACCTCCATTTGTAATAAGGATCCAAAGCATGCCATTCATTAATAGGAGAATAAAGTTCAGGATGATTCTGTTTTATAGATTCTATTTCCTTCATAACCCTCTTGCCTTCTTTTGTGCCGGCAATCGCGTTAATGACCGTATCATCCAACACCGAACTAATCTCTCCTTGTATGGCTCTTGTAACACCATCAGAAGAAAGATCCACGCCTTTGAATTTTTGATTGATGTTAGCAATCACGCCTGACATCTTATCCTCCATATAAGCGCGGGCTTCAGGTTTATCTATCTCTTGACCCATAAGGTAATCCACCTGGGTATAGATCTTTTCACGAGCAGCATCAACCTTCTGCTGTTTGTACATCATGACATCCTTAACAAGATCTATGTTGTAAGGACTAACATACGGGGCATATTGCCTTAAAATACTATATTGTGAAGCCATCAGCTATTTCTCCTTCTCTTTTTATATTTATCTTCTTCATCATCCTCCAAGCTCTTCAAATAAGGTGTAGAATAATCACCCATATTCATCACATCCTGATTGCCTTGAACGTAAATAATTTGACCACTTGGAAGCATTCTCATATTCGGAGCTATGGATGCTATGGTATTTAATGAAGTTCGAACATTAAATTTATTCTGTATCTCGCTGTTTATACTGTCATAATAACGAGCAAGATTTTCATCCCTTATAGCCATAGCTTTCAACAACCCAGATTCATAACGTTGCCTTTCTGCTATGTTCTTATCATCTGTCTGAACATAAGCCATTTCATTGAACCTGTCAGCTTCGTTTATTTGCCTTGCGTTATTGAAATTTACTTCATTAACGTACTTAGCTATATTGCTTCCAGCTATGGCGTTCATATTAGCCAGAATAGCAGCTCGCTGGGAGTCGGGCACGTCACCTACTGCGTCTAACTGAGCCGATGTCGCACGGTTGAGCTCGTTGATATACTGATCAGCAGATTGAAGAACCGGGTCTATTCTCGGAGCCTGATGTCTTTCCAGGCCTTCTATCTCCAAGCCAGTGTCAAGGGTTCTTAGCATTTCCGGGAAGATAGGACCGAACGCCGCCGGTCTGCCCTGTCCTTTAGGTCCGTTGTCTTCAACCACCTCCTCTGTATCGGTGTCGGTTGCAGTCGCAGGCGTACTTGCTTTCGGTTTTACCTCTATCCTTCCAGGAGATCCAATCTTAGGCGGTGTAAGGCCTGGTGCTATGGGACCGGCCTCAATAGGCTTCATTTCTGGTTTAACAGACTCAAGAACGAAGTCTATTTCCGGCATTAACCCACTATCTCTTAAAGCAACAAACTTATTATAATCGGAGCCCAGAATCTTCTTAGCGGCATCAGATTTATCACCAAATAAGTCAACATAATTCTTTATCCCTTTTTCGTTTAACAATCTTTTTTGCTCTGCCGAAACAACGTCCAACCCATAATAAGAACGAGTAGCTGTTGTCTGACCAAACTTATCATCTACGGCAAATGAATTATAAGCCTGATTCCCTCCGTAGCTTCCGGCGTCCTGGCCCCAGAATCCGTACTCATCTCTGAATTTCTTGGCTGCATCAGCATTCGTGATAGCGCCTACATCAGCTAACGCCCACAATGCATTTAATTGCCTGTTGTATCCTTTCTGGAAACCTTCTGTATCAAAATCACCATCCGTATTGTACTTGTTAGCCCATCGGTTTACGTCGAGCAAATTAGATACCGCCTTATTATTTACCCTGCCGTATCCTAAATTACTTCTATGTTGTAGATTCTGATTGGCATTTACACTGGAATCAGGATTAAGAATCTGCTCACGACCGCTAACATCAGATACAGTCATATTAAGAGTTCGTCCAAATAACTGATTGATAAGCTTATTGTAGCCGATAGCATTCTTTCTAAGTTCCTCCAGCTCCTTCTGAGTAGGTCCACCTTCAGCCATTTTTCTGGTTTGCTTAACATACTCGTCATATATCCAGTTCTTGGCATCTGATTCTGCAATATTAAAAGCCTTGGCTTGTTTCTTTACCTGATTCAGATCAACAACCCCGCCATCCCTGAAGAAAGCATCCATCTTCTCGTTACGCTTAGATTCTTCCTGTTTGCCATAAACGATTTCAGCGAAAGAACGAAATTGTGCTTCAAGCTCGTCTATCTCTTTCTGGTTTTCATTGACGTACTTGGAAAGAATAGAAGCATTAAGATTAGATGTATTTTTATCTTTTACATCTTCATTTTTCTCTAATCTCTTATATACACGCTCCTGATCTTCGTACTTATCAGACAAACCGATCTTCTTCTTATATCGATCAAGGAGTGTAGCATACGTATCTTTAGACGTTGCCTTAACACCGTAATTTTCTCTAATATAAGAAGCAAAATCATCATCGATAGTACGGTAATCTGAAATAATATGAGCTTCAGGCAAATCAACGGGAGTGCCACCATCTTCATGTCTGTTTCCTTTAGCTTCCATAGGCCCCACTGAATCAGGCGTCAGTACATACTCACCTTTTTCTATCTCTACATTCGCAGCATCTTCCATAGACTTGGGAAGAGGATAAATATATTCGCCGGTCATATCAGACGTATCCATCTTCTGACCGTTACCTAAATTCACGCCACCACCTTCACGTTCCCACTTGATGAATTGCTGACGACGCTCCTTGGCAAGTTTTTCCCTTGCAGCCTGCTCGTCTCTGCTGGCAGCATATGCAGCAGATGAAGCTCCCATGATATTACGGGTAAGACCTAATCCTAAACTAACACCAGACAAGGCAGCTTGAGCCACGTTAGCACCCACCTTATTACCAGCTCGTATCCTGCCAAGGCTGGATCCGAACATCTGAGCTCTGCTGGTTAGGTCGGGTGAGTAATATGGCATAGTCATAGGATCCAGAGGATTACCATCTTGGGAACGTTTTTCTTTAGAAGAATCAGCATCAACACCACCTACATTTATTGCATTATTAACGACTGATTTCTCTACGTTTTTAACCATGCTCCTATTATCAGCGAGATGTCCTGCATATCCTGCATCATTATTTTCAAAAAACGGATCGGATGTAGGCATACTACTAAATGGATTTATCTCCCCATCCTCTGTTTCTAAAGTCACATCAGAAGGCATATATATATTCTGAATATCAGATTCACCCCATTTATTAACAGGCGTTCCATAATCAAGAATAGGCTGAGTAGAGGATACATTAATATCCTGTTTTTTATCCTGAACACTACCACCAGGAGCGAATACCGGACGATTTTTCACTATTCGTAATTTCATATCATCTTTTTTCACAAAGATAAGAGAAACGAACGAGAAAATCCAACGTTATGGGATACGTTTAAAAATCAATCATGTACGGCAGACAAACCACCCGAATCAGGATCGTACTTAAGACCGCATGCCATGCGATAGTTCTTAAGCGCTCTCTTGTACAAAAACAGCACCGTCTTGGAAACTATTTTCTTCATAGATTTGGTTAAAACCTCTTCTGTTGAAACAGACATCAGACAGCTATTCAAGAACGACCTGACATTGGAACCGAACAAGGTCTTCACCATTTTTCTAAACGTTCTAAAAAGATATGATGCAGAAAGAGACTTTAACCCATTGCGAGCCAGTCTCTTATTAAGATAATTAATGGCTTTTTCAGATAGACAAAGCCTGTTCTTTCCTTGACTGTCCACCTCTGACGAGAACCACGAATACAAGGTGGTAGGATGTTTCTTGAGATGATTGATGAAGGAAGTCATTATCCCTTCTTTCAAAGTCCTTTTGTGGGCTACACATGCAGCAATCTCCTCTTCTCTTTTTAAAGAGCTATCAAGGCATCTAAACACCGTCCTATCGTCTCCAATGAAATACTGAGGACGTTCTTCCTTAAACTTAGCCCGATAGGCAGCATATCCTTCCTTACGAAGCGCGTCTATCTGAGATCTGATATAGAACCTTACGCACTTTTCTTCAGCCTCTTGCACGCTTTTAAGATAAGGAACTGACTTTCTCCCATATCGAAGATAGTCATAAACCATAGCCTCTATGAAGTCATTGTATGGGAAGAATCTTCCAAAACCAAAGTTCCAAACTATGAAACATCGCACTCTATCTTTCCAGTAATCAGATATAAGAAAGTTACTACAATATCTCAACTTCCTGTATTTCTGATAAAAATGATGAGTATGTTTGTCGTAAAATAGATTAAAATATCTCAAATTGCCTAAACACTGACCGGATGGACGGCGTACTACATTATACCCTAAGTTGCTGAAGCTATTGTATATAACTTCTATCGGAGAGACCTGCTCTTTCTTAAAGAGCTTGTCGTGTAACTTGTGAGGATCTATTATTTCATTTAATTTTGTCTCCATGATTATTTTATTGTTTTAGTGCAAAGATATGGTTTTTCATCATACGCTCAAAGAAGAAAATGCACGGCCTTGTATCCGGTTTGAGAGAAATAGGATACAAGGTTTTTTGTTTTATGACGGTTTGGATAAGAGACGGGAAAACGGCTCTGAACGTAACCGCCTGACCGTCAGGGGTGGGACAACAAATCTTGAATTAAAACTACGCCTATAAATAGTCTCCGTTTTCCTTAATATTAAGACCATTTTCAATGATCTTATCCATTATATTATTTATATTATTTTATATACTTTATCATTTATTCATATAATTGTTTACAGTGAATGAACTTGACGACCGAAGGGAGTTAAGTGAGTGAACGGATTGACAAATTACTTTTTCCGTCATTGTATTGTTTGCCTAATTGTGTTAAAAGATTGAGTATCGTGACCGAAGGGAACGATGCGAAAGAACATATAATATTTAAAAACGACTGAACCTATCGACTGAAGGGAGATAGGTGATGGAGTGACGTTAATAATTATATTAGGTAGCCAGTGGAGAATTAGGCAGGTTTGTAGGCGAGACGGGCGTCCATGCCCGTCAGGACAGTGGAAGTACGTAGGTCTGTTCCGTCCAACCAAGACGATGATAGTTCCATCCTTCACGAAATCGCACAAAAAAGCCGGATTATCTTGATATCGTTCTTCAACCTTAGGTATCCGTGTAACGAGTCTCAAATCCGGCTTCGATTTATTAATGAAGAAAAAAAATACCTCTTGTTCTAATTTTCGGTGACGCCTTTAATGCGAAGCTGTATATTGGGAAGCACGGCATTAATCAAAGCCATTTTCTTATCCTCTTCGCTTTCTTTTTCATGCTGTCTATACAGCATATTGTAATCACTGTCATCACCATCCTTTTTCCCGTCTAACGTCAGTAAATGATTTATGATGTCTTTACCATACGTTTCAGTCCATGTACGGAATCTCTCTTCCTCGGACTGTCTCTCCTGGGACGGAGCTTCCTGGTTAGGGAGGGCGGCTGCCACTTCTATCTCTGGAAGTGTTACCGATGCTGCTATTTCCCCATCATCTCCGAATCCCATTTGACCATACGAAGATACGGAATTTTCTTCAATATCCAAACCAAGATTTTTAGCAACCTCCATAGCATAGTTATAACGGTCATCGTTTCGTATCACGCTTTTATGAGGACGTCCTGCTCCTTGGTTCCAAGCTACTACAGCATCTTTAAGGTTATCGGCGTTCATAAAATCCTGCCGGCTGTAGTTGTAATAACCTGGTCCCTCTTTTCCTTTTCTTGTGTATAAGAAATTAGAATATCCGGTCTTTCCTTCGTATTCGTCAGCTAAGAACTCAAGTTGGTCTTTGAATGTTGGTGTAGAATGACCTTTCTTTTTAGCGTGCTTGAATAGCTTATCCATGCGCTCATTATGCCATTGCTGTATGCCGTATGATGTTCTGTTGTCTCCGTATATGTCATCTTTAAGACCGGATTCAGCCATGAGATTACCTATGATGGCGAGCGCCTGTATCTTGGACATGCCGCGCTTATTAGTAAAGTATTCATATGCTTCACGCTGCTTGCCAACTACGCCACCTTCCTTCTTGATGTTGGTATTGTATCTCTTTCCATTCCATGTAAATTCCTTAAGACCTCTTTTCCTGGCTTCTTTAAAGGCTTCGCCTCTTGTAGTGGAAATAGAGTCTTGTAGCTCAAGATCATTTTTTATTCCAAGAATAGCATCAACAATAGTATTATCATTTTTATCAACATTATCCAAAACATAAGATTGACTTATCAAATTTGATACGCCCTTTCTGTTTTTATAAGTTCCCTCTTTATCTGATGGAGCTTCAAAAGCATATACAAGTGGATACGAATAATCCGTATCTGGATCTTCTGACATAAATTCGTTTACTGCATGAATAGCTTTATCGTATTTAGTATCCTTTATACTATACATCCCAGCATCTTGAACATGATCATAAAATCTGTCTATCATGTAATTGATATATCCACGCTTATCGCTCTTAAATCTTTCTTTATCTCTTTCAAACTCTTTTGGCGGATATCTTTTGTAATATTCTTGAAAAAGTCCCCTAAATTTTCCATCCTCAGATACAGCGTAGGGGTTTCCACCAGATTCTTCAATAATATTTCCAAGTACGGCTTCTATCTGGCGTTGATTAAAACCTTTATCATATAAAGCATCATAGATCATATTCATCCCTTCTACGTCCATAGTGCGATGTTTACCTTTACCTACACGCTTCATATTCTCATATTTGGATTTAAACAAATCCCAATCTATTTCCGGCTTAGAAGACTCCCCTCCTTGTTTTTTGGATCTTATCTCCATCCTTTTATCCAAATCATTCTTGGAATCAATAATGGATCTAAACAGGATCTTGTTTGGATCATTCTCTTCGTATGGGATTTTATCTTCTACATAATCCCTGATTTCAAAAGGATATCCTATTGCGTCAAGAGTCTTAGTAATAATCCCTACTTTAATAGGTTGATCATTCCTATAAAAATCATATTTATCCTTTACGACCATCCTACCTCTATCATCACGGTACATGGTAAAACTTGATAAGCCTGATAAATCATTTAAATCGCCGTAAGCATCCGGTATAAAATTGTATTCGTTAAATACCTGATGTTCCCCGGTTCTGGCTTTTTTTAAGAGATCTATACCCTCTTCTACCATTCCAAGTTTCCTACTTGTTACATCCCTTAACTCCTCCAAATCAGATACGTCCTTGCCTGCAACTTCTCCATCAATTATCTTATTATTTAAGGAATCAAGCTCCTTTCCATATTTTTTAGCCATTTTCTCCCACCCACCATTTATCCTGTCAGATATAATGGATTTGATATTGTCTGGTATTCTAACAATCCCGTTTTCTTCTTTAAGGTTATTTGGTTGGTTTAAGAATCTAAACCAAAGATTCTGACTAAAATCATCTACATTGGCTTTCGGAACATCTTGACCAAAAAATTCCATTATTTTGGTTTTCAATCCTCTTTCATTGGCATACACGTCAGGTGTTATATTAGATGCCATATATTCTCTAAGTTTTACAAACGGACCAATTTTATTCCATAATGTTTTTGGTTGTTTGTCCTTTACATAATTTTTAGTTTTCTTTGCCATCTTTATCTTTCTCTAAGAATCCAAACATTTCACCTGCGCAATTACCAACAAATCCGGCTATGTAAGCTGCGTGTTCATCTTCTCCCACCTTAAAGCCAAGAGACATATTACAATGTTGGCATACCGACATAGCTGCATGAAATGATTCATGACATATGTTTCGTATAGTCATATCATTCTCACTTTGAAAATTCCATAATAACTTAAAAGCTCTATCATCTCTCTTATCACGAACAAGATTCATAAAAGAGACTTCTGAATCTAAATCGCCTTCATCTCCCCATTCTCCTTCATGATCCAATTCTGCATTCTCGAAACGATCACACAATGTTTTGTAATCTAACCCTACGGTGATAATCAACTTTAGTGGATATATCACAAAATCAAATTCTTTTTCTTTCATTCTTTTTTTTTCAACAAATGTAAATAAAATAGCCGAAGAATGCCACCATTCATTCTCCGGCTTGTTATGATAAATCTCTTCTTATGAAAACGATACAAATGTAAGATTTAGATTTTAATCTTCCTAATTTCTTCAATCATATTCTTATATCCGCAGAACTTGCTGTTAATAACATCGAAGATAGATTCTGACCAACCAGCTATGTTCAAGATATTAGATCCTTTGTAAAACATCTCACTTCCATATCCTTGAATAGAAATAGAAACGATCTTGCAATTTGGATTCACTTTTTTGAACCCTTTCAAAAGTTCGGCGAATTTACCATATCCATAACTGGAACTTTTCTCCCATACAACAGATTCACCGTCTCCTATCTGCATATCTGAAATAACGTACAAGTTATCTACTTTGATCTTATCTTTAACGCACTTATCCAAGAATGCAAAAAGACCGTTTTCTGTAGATTCACCGCATTTTACTCCGGCAGCAAAAGACTTTTTGTTGTTCCATAAAACGCCTTTACTTCTATCATATTCGTAATTGATAAGTTTGTCACCAAACATACCAATAAATACGTCAGGAAGCACAGATGCAATCATACAGCCGAACAAGTTACCAATGACAGCCGTACTTGTTTTGCTAAAGGCAGACACCTTAGAAGATCCTCCCATATCTCCACGTACAGAACCGGAATGGTCTATCAGGATCGCCGACCGCCCCTCCAATACCGGCAGGTTCTTGCAGGAGATGGTTATGGCTTTCTCCAACGCATCTAAAATCTTATCTTTGTTACGCGCTGTTAATTTAGTTCGTTTTTTATCCGACTCAAATACAATATCATTTTCGGAACCGGTAGCACCTATATTTTCAACCTCTTTGTAAGCTGAAGCAAAACGGAAAGGAAGCATCTTCGAATTAAGTACCTTCTCTTCTATTGTAAGCTGCCTACAAACTTCATCTATTTGATCAGGAGCGTATTTGATTATGTTTACAAGGTTGCGAACCATATTAAAAATAGGCATGCCTTTCACATTAGAAACCACGTCCCGAATAGCGTCACCTAAAGCTTCTTTCTTCTCTTTATTATCTTTCTTATCCTGACCGGCCTTAGACATTTCTTTTTCAAGAATCTTGCTTTCGTATAATCCAGACAAAGACCGACCTTCTATAAGGTACTGGAAAGCTGTTTTGTTAACCTGATTGCTTTTGGGGTGAAATAAGTTTACGAGGTCAACCATAGTAATGACTCTACTGTCCATCTTGTACTTATCAATCCGATACGGATCAAGGCCTTCCAAGGCTGTTTTAAACCCCTTCTTGATAGCACTGGATATACCCCTTAACTTCTTAGGATCTTTGCCGTTAAGAGCCGCATAACAACCAAGGATTTCGCTCATATCATCAGGACGCATAACGATCTTGTTATAAAATCTTGAAGCCCATTCTTTACCCGATACTTTGCTGGCAAGGACAGAAGCCATGAGATGCGTAACAGACCGCAGCTTCCCTTCCTTCCGGACATACAATGCCGTCTGTGCTGCAAAATACGGATCCACCCAATCCATAAGATTCTTAATTCTTTCTACTTTGTCTTTTTCTTTCTCATAATAAGAATCAGACAACATGGTAGTCATTACCGTAGACACCAACTCTTCTTCTGCGTTAGGCTTATATGCCTTCTCGCCCATGTGATTCACGATCGTAGGTTTAACACCTTCGTCCTTTTTGTTAAACTTTCCCATTGATGTTTTCTTTTAGATGTTATACAAAAAAAGCAGCGATATTACTACCGCTGCCTGAAAAAATCTATCAAGATGATTACTCAATGAGGGAAAAGCTGAAGTTAGTATAAACAATGAAATAATGGATTTGAACCATTGACACATATCTTAAAAGGATATTGCTCTACCATCTGAGCTAAATTCGAAGTAACTAACCCCATCACCACTCATTAGTTTCTTATGTCTTTCAAACAGAGGAAAAGCGGAGCCGGATCTAAAATGAAAATATCGGATTCGAACCGATGAAAAGCAAATGTACCTGATGCTGCGTTAAACCACTACGCTAATTTTCGAAGTAACCGGACTCCTCACCATCTGTATATTTTATTAAAACAGGGATAACTTGGAAGGTGTTTTAAAGGAGGTTTTGATCTGCCACTGATCTAATCTTTCTTGCATGAAAAATATAGGACTCGAACCTATGACACAAACCGAAGTATCACCTTCCATCACCACTGTTTTGTATTATAATCTCTCTTGATTACGATGCAAATATAGACACTAAAACATGATTTACAAATTAAAATGATTTAAAATAGAAATGATTTAAAATAGATTAATTTGAATAAATTAACACACAGACAACATAATAGGCGGTATCATATTGTATATTTGCGTATAACATAAAAAATAAATATATGGATAGATATATTGTTGATTTACTATTAAATGAAGACAACTCTCCGTTTAATAGTAAAAATTTTAAAATAATAGAATTTGAAGAAAATGACAATGAAAAAGTATATAACCTATTCAATAAAGTGTACGGAGAAAATGTAAGTATTATTTTCATTGATAGTGGATTTGGAATATTAACTTTTATAAATGACAACATGGTGAGACAAGTTGATTTGTATATCATGTTGCAATCTTTATCCGTTATATACGAAGAGGCCATAGATATAATATCCATATTGTTCGGTGAAAACGCATCACTCCTTACAGTATGCAACAAACCAGCCCCAGTCACGCATGATAAAAATTCCAGTGGTGATATTAATACCTATATAATCAAAGATAGTTCGAGTGGTTTATTTAAAATAGGGAAAAGCCGTAATCCTATTGAAAGACTTAAAACACTATCTATTGGGAATCCTAATTTATCTATAATAGGAGTATGCTATAAAAATGTAGAATTATTAGTACATAAAGAATATGATTCAGTAAGAGTCGATGGAGAATGGTTCAGGATGGATAATAATGATATTTGTCATATAATAAAGAAATACGGATTTATATGTGTAGAATAAAAAAAATCACCCTCTACTTATTGAAAAGTAGAGGGTGATACGATATCATCTATTCTTAATCTTATCTTCAGAAATCAACCACTGGAATATAATCTTCCGGTTGCTAATTACTTTCTTTATCCTCATCAGCATCCAGCTACCACGCAACCTATCCAGCCATGACCGTCTGAAATTAAGAGAATCAGGATTAACTGACTTATTCATATCGTTATCGTCCTTGATCCAAATAGGGGTCTCTGACCGGTCATCGTCAACCCTGTTGAAGAAGTCATTTAACTTATGTCTTCTATATACCTCAGTATCCAAGACCTCAGTATGGTCGCCTACGATCTTCGGATACGATATGCGTTGCGCTAAATTATTCTTTTCTTCTGGAACAAGATGAATTTCACCTGAGTTGTTTGTGTCGTTGTAGATAGTTATCGTATCCAAACCTACTTTCCTGTCAAGTGTGTAATTCACATCATCAACGTATTTCCTTGCGTCAAGCTCATACTCAACAGAAGCCAGCGTAGAACCGTTATATTTCTCTTTTATCGGTACTTCTAATATAAATGGATATGTTGTTCCATAAAACGTTTGGAAGCTCTTATTCGTCAGCAAATGACTCCATAAGCCACCTTCTTCATCTGATGCCGGGAAGTTTATTCCTGTTTGGAAATATTGCTGCTGTTCTATATAATAGTCAGGGCAGAATGAGTAATACGATATCCATTCTTGCTTCAGACACGAATATCCGATAGTGAACGACACGTCCTTGAAATACTGTTCGTCTTTTAAGGATATTTCCTTATCGTTTGATGGCACCTCTGTTTCATTATACAAGAACCTTCCACCATCATATTTATAATATGCCGGGTTCTTAACAGGTATATAATCTTTTTTCGTGATAAGTACCCTCTTATACCTATTATCCCATCCAAGAGACAAACCAAGACCGATAAATTTATTATCCGTATCTTCTTCCGTCATTTCTGTACCGGTTAAGATGTTAGTTATTCCGTATCTAAGAATCTTAAAAGGAAGATGACGCTTAAGCCAATGCCTGATACCTACACTAAGTTCCTTAAGATTACGTCCGTTCGGATCGGTCATAAACACCTGTGCTCTTTTAGTATCTACCCAGAAATGACCAAATTCTGAACTAATTATTTCAGTGCTATGGGTTCCAGAATAACCAAGGTCGGTCGTGTTGTACTCCAGAGGCCGGGACGCAAACAGACCGCCGGTGCCCATCTCAGCCTGCCCTGGGGAGGTGCGCTCCTTGATTACGTCTATGGCGTTATGGAGTGAAACCTGATCCTCGAACCTGACAAGAATCTGATCGGATTCAATACGCTTCATGTGAATAAGCTTCCCATTGCTGGTTGGGAACTCATGATAGTCCATAGGCTTGTACGTCAACCACGGATCTGTTTGACTGTTTTCAGATACGTCAGCCCTACTCCATATAACACCATTAGGTCGCTGGTAAGCACAATCATAAAAACGACGTTCGTATGTTGCCGGCAATACATTAGGTGTCAATGTCATTCTTGATGAATAGATAGGACTTATCTTGTAATCATTGTCCCTATGGATAGATACGTTCTTTTCTTGTGTCCACCAAACAAAATCTCCTACTTTTGGATAGAATAATTCATGAGGCTGAGGGCCCTCTAATCTGAAATTACAATTTATTTCAGATTCTACAAGGAACTGAGGAATACCATAGAACCATGTATAAAATCTGCCATCTACATACTTACCGGAGGTGTCACCGTTCAATTCATACAAGCTCTTCCTATTTGGGTAAAAAGCATATCTTCCTTTATTAGACGATGTCCAACTATTGAAACGTTCGTTATCCGTGGTTTCAAGCGCATCTTCCCCTGTATCATAATTAACAAAATATCTTGGATATCCTACATTTCTATAATCCATGTAAGGGAAAGGTATCATATCTCCAATACCAAAAGCACTATTATAAAAAACAGGAAATTTTCTCTTTAATGAAAATCTGGTTATCACCGTATCACCACCGAACATCAGTTTCTTTTCATTAGTGAAAAATCCACATCCACCTATGGAAATCCATTTTATATCTTCTATTTGACCATATTGATCCGGCCTATATCGCATAAGCCTCATATACGGAGAACAGATGTATGAAACTGATTTGGATTGCTCGAATGTTCTTCCTGCTACAACATCTCTTCCAGCAATAACCGAATCATCTATACGGCTACTGTCGTAGTTGTAGACATAGTTCGGATATTCCAATAAATATTTCGATTTACCATCTCCTTTTTCACCTGGATCACCAAATGATAAAAATAACGAAGATTCACGATCTATATTATTAACAAATAAGAATCGTCCCTCATTATCGTTTTTACCGGTTCCCCATTTAGATGACATACTGGCATCCATCATAGGATATACACCGGACTTCATATACTTAACAGAAGATAAACCACGAGCAAAATTTCGTTCATACTTATCCTGGTCTGTTATACCTATCATTGAATTATATAATCCTACAGAAGTATAATACCATGCATGATTACGTCTTGGCCCATTGTTTATAAACGTATTAAGCCAATCATAACGGTACTTACCGTACAATATCGGGCCCTTAGCAAGAGTTTGACTGATGGTTGACACCATTGAAGAAAACAGCATGGCCACACTTAAATTCGTTAGGAATCCTCCTCCGGTAAGACCAGCCGACCCTCCTATGTATCCAGACTGAGCCCTTATCTGAAGCTCTTCTGCTATCATAGCGGCTATTGTGGCACTTGATTCAACTGCGGCAAGTGACGCAGCCATCGTATAAGCGGCAGGACCTAAGATAGTCCATTTTGGATGATCTTCGACAGGTATAAAACTGCCTACAGACATTCCTCTTTGAAACCCGTCTATACATACTTCATTTGGAAGTTCGGGCTTGTTGAAATAAATATCAGGCGAACAAAATGAATACCACACGTTTCCTCCTTTGTCGAAAGGATGGGATATAAACTCGTCTCTTTTGCCAGACGTATAATTATATTGATCTTGTGATAGGTCATTATATGGGTAATTAGGATAGATATTTACATTACCATCGTCTCCTATGTATCTAAGCATATCATAGGCTAACCCTGAAGCTACAACCGACCTATTTAGTCTCCTATCTCCACGATACAGTTCATATCCTACGATCGTATCTCTTTGTTGTTGCGTAATCAAACCAGAATCCACCGCAAAATCCAAAAACACTTGTATGGTGTTCTCATCTACCATAATACCTACCGGATATATTTCAGAAGCTATGTCATATCCACGTTCATCACTGTTCATAAAAGGTATATGCTTATTATCTGGGAACCGGTAATGACGTATAGGTTGTTGGCAAAATACGGTAGAAGTATCTACTCCTCCATAAGAATGGCCCTTGAAATAAGATAATCCATCTTTGTCTGACAAAGGAGCACCATAATATTCTGTTAACTTATTCATAATATTAGAATAAGCTTCTGATTTTTTTGGATCATCATAAGATCTGCCTGTGTCTATTTTCATCCTACTACTATCATAAAGTTCAAAATTAGCAGGATATTTCTCAGATGATTCCCAATATGCAAAATCTCCGTATTTATAAGGACGAGGCTTGCAATTGATGGGCCTATCTCCACATGTCTGACATTTTGATGCAAATACGACTGTTGATCTTAATGTTATTGAATCAACAGACAAATCAACCTTATTTATTTCTTTTTCTCTTACACCAAAAATATAAGGATATATGGTTTTACCCGTAGCAAAAGCGACTCCAAGAATAGCACGGGAAGGCTTCTTCCCTTCTTCTTCCTCTTCTTCTGGGGTATCATAATTTTTATAAGAACAAAATTGAATTTGTCTAAACGTCATTATCCAAGGAACTGCCACAATAGGAGATTCTATTGTAACATAAAAATAATTTTGACCTATAGAATCAAAAAACTCTTCATTTATTTCTCCGAAAGCTGGTTTTGCTATGTTAATAATAACAGAATGAGATGATTCATACTCAGGTCTATCAAATTCAACTGGTACTATTCCAAGAGGGGACCATGTTTCAACATCCTTCCAAAAAGAAACACGAACGTAATTGGTAGACACAGCATCCATTATGCCATCTACCTTTCCAAGAGCTTCAAGATAAAGAACTTTGTTCTCATCTTTATAACCTTCTATGTCCCACTCTTCTGGTCTGTTGATTCTGATAAACCTGGCATTTGTCATTACATTCCTGACAAATTTCCATACTACAAATTCAGATGCGAATCCAATATTAAGCTTATCCCCAGTAGGATTGTTAAATGTAGCATTGTTTACATACCCTTCAAATTTCCAATCAGTTTCATCTATACCAGTATCCGAATTTTTATATATCATATCTTGCAACTTCTCAGAAGCTTCAGGCCAGAATTTTTCAATACAATATCTTGGACCATTCTTAGATCTGTACTGATTGTTTATGACCGTACTGGTAGATCTGCCGGCTCTCCAATCCCCTACACCATTTATCTTTTGACTCCATCCATCTATATGAAGGATGTAACTTCCAAGAAGATAATTATAATTTTGAAAGTTATTATAATCGGTTCTTGACACAGTAGGATCAGAACAATAACTCTCAATATAACATCCACATGTACAGGGCATGGTATCTAATACGTATATAGCATCAGATACAGTTTTTAAAACAGATCCAGGTTGTAAATATGGATAAAACTCAGAACAAAGATGTTGATTGCCATCACCTGATATGCTGCCAGCGCTATATCCAAAAAATGCTTCCTCCATCCATTCAGATAAAGAGTCCATTGTCTCATAGTTAAACAACACAGAATACTTATTCTGATTCTCTCCTCCTGTGGTGTATAGATAATCTGTAGAGACATGTTCCATTTCACTAAGAACCTTATAGATATAATCTTCCACAAGACCTGTTATCAAAGGAACTGGAGCAGACAATATAGATTCTTGACGATGGGGAACTTCGCAGTCTCCTTCCATTTCTGGTAACCCAATATGATCAATTGGTTCCATATAATCCTGTGCTCCGTCTTCTCTGTAATTGGTAGCTATATCGCATATCTGTCTTTCATTGTCTCCATTCTCCTTATTGTTACAAGCTACAAGACCTATATTTTCAGACAAATAATTTATCGGAGTTCCTACAATATCATCATAATCGATAATAAATCTTGATTTCCCTTTAAAAGTAGCGAAATTGCTTTCCACTATAACAGTTTGACCTACGGTAGCCGGATTATTACACTCTTTCTGTTCTTCATCTATAACAACCGCATCGTCGTCAATCAATACCCCATCTCCTGCCGTATTGCTATACTGCCATACATATTTCCTTTCCACTCCTGAACAATCCGGAGCATATGCGTTTATAGACTGGTATGGGATACTGTCTTTGTTCATTTCCTCTCTTGCCTTATCAGAAGGCGGGGGAATAAGAACAAACGCTGGAGTTTTATAACCGGTAGATGTCTTAAATGATATAGAAAAAGGATATACTTCATTCCTCATATACCCCACATACAACGAACAGGCATTACCATCCTTATACAGATCTTCGTGGGCTACCGATGCCTGCCATTGAAGGAAATGGCCCATAAGAGAAACTACAGGCTGTAAATTCCATTCTTTTTCCGCCGTAAGACCATACTGCAAAAGACGGTTTCCAACCGATACTATTCCTCTCGATGTATTATATATGGCTCTTTTTAAAGAAATATGTTCAAATGTTGTCCTCTTGTTATTAAGATCAGAATAATAGTATATAGTCTTCTCTGTAATAGGATGAATACCTTCTATGAAATAATCGACTACAGGTTGTGTTTCACCATTATATCCAACAGTGTTTTGAATAACAGCCACCTTGTAATGACTAACTTGCCTATCCAAATTAGACACCTTAAGTCTTATACCAAGATTAGTTCTTTCTCCCCATTTCCCATCATTAATTCTAATATATTGTTCATCGAATACATGCACAGGATTAGTCAATGAAGTATAGTTAGTTTTCTCGTTGCCAAATTCATCACACAGAGCCACAGCAAACTGATACACGCCCGCGCGTAGGCTGCCCCCGTACTCTATCTGTACCGGCTCTACACATGGCTGATCCAGTAGCGGAAACACCCTAAGCTTCTCACACGCCAGAAAACAACCATTCTCCTGCATGAACTTTTTCCTATCGTATTCTTTATCACATATCTTATACCCATGATAATGATACCATATATCACCTTCATCATCAGGAGTCAGAGCCTTGTCTACAATAACATACCTGGGAGGATTATAATCGTCAGTCCAGTAAATGCATTTCCCACATTTCTCTGTCTTTATTTCTATGGTTTTTATAGGATGATAGATAGAGAATTTAAGACACGGATCTTGCTCGTTGTCTTCAAGCAAAGTTTTCATGCCAGAACACAACGACTCCGATCCTTCTACCATAGATTCTATATCGGAATCGGATAAGATACTTGTATCTGATTCAGGCTTGAAATAAGTTATCTTAGATACGCCTGTTTCAGGATTTGTTATAAAAAAATAGATATTGCCTGAAGTAAGATCATTCTTATAACCAATAACTTTAAACCCATCGAAATCAATGCATTTAAGATTACTGTGCTCATTAGATCTCATCCCAACATTACCATCCTCGGATTCGATGTTGGCATTCAAGGCAAACGTATAATGCTGATCCGTAAGACTCGACGGATGCAGATCTCGGTTCATACCTGTTTGAGGAACCGCTATGTTTCTGTTATCTTCTGCTGCCATTTTATAACTGTTTGTCACAAAGATAGCAAAAGAGATTTAATCATGGGCTTTCAAAGTGAGCGTAAAATGGCAGATAATCACCTTGTCACATATCTTTTACCCCTAATCAAAACAGTGCCATCACCACCAGCTCCAGCATAAACCATAGAGTATCTGACGCCGCCGCCGCCGCCGCCATAACCTCCACCTCCTTTACCAGATCCGTTTGTTGATCCTCCTGTGCCAGATCCTTCACTGTAATCAGATATTCCTCCTTGGAATACTACTCCGGTGTTAGTTTCTCCACTCCCACCACCGGCATTTCTTTTACCGCCGGATTCTCCAAAATCTCTGGTGGTATGACCTTGACCTTTGATTACTCCATACTCTTCTCCATTAGTGTCTCCACCATCCGAAGCACCATCTTGTGTATATGATGAACTGCCGGCACTACCACCATCTCCTCCCTTCCATTTATTAGCTCCCTTTCCTCCATTTGCTCTATAAGACGAGTTCATAAATTGAGAGTAACCCCCATCTTTACCAGGGTAATTTTGTTCAGCTTGATAAACTTTTGCTCCTCCTTTTCCTACTGTTATAGAAATAGATTGACCTGGTTTTACAGCAATAGCCTCTCCGTCTTTCCAACCTTTGCTATCAGATTTGAAGGTCTTGGTATAACCACCTCCACCGCCGGCAGAGCTACCGCTACCTCCGCCTCCAACTAAAAAAACGTCTACGAGAAAACAGCCATCAGGAACTATCCATGTGTAATTCCCGGCTGGATAAAACCTTATAAGAAAGTCTTCAAGCTCCCTATTTTTATCAAAAGAAAAACGACGCCTCATAATATATCAGGAATTACCCCCCCCCCCACTATATATAATAACTTATTGTAAATCATATAATTATATTTAATATAGATAATCAAACAAATACAAAGAAAGAATCATTGTGATACATACTACCCCTCTCTGTTGCAGAAGTAATACAATCAACATCTTCATCTGCATTATTAATAAGATCTCTCATCCCATCGTATCTATTAGAAAACATAAAAACGTACCTCTGGTCATTTATCTGAAACTTGTATATAATACCCTGTTGTTCACTTGCAGGATACGGGTCAAATCTAATCCATATTGTCATTGGTTCGTAACCGGTAGAGGTGCTTGAAAACGAAAAAGAAACTGGACTCTGAGTATGAATATTAAAGGCTGTTCCTTCTCTAAGCTGATTCAGTACACTATTTATCTTATCCTGGCTAATTGTATCGGATTTGATTTTATTCATTAAATTAAATAATCTGATTCTATCTCCAGGCTCGATTTCTGTTTCCACACAATGATAAATAGCTCCATTACCAGATCTCTGTTCCTCAAAATATCTTCTCCTACTCATAATGATACTCCTTCCTATAATAACCGAGGAAACTAAACCCTTCCGACTCCTTCCTCAAAACATCATGCTTATTCCAATACTTTTCTAAGTCGAAAGCCTCTCTTTCGAATACGATATTATGATATGCCTTATCATGATCGCGATATATGCACAACCTAATCAGGTACTCAATTAAATACCATGAATAGTATAAAAATATCGGAATAAGAGACAGCCATAACATCCACCATCCTGCATTACCGAATAAGAGACACAATCCTATTGTAAGCAATGATATAAACATACCAAAATAAAATAACGTATGATACTGATTACAATGCGCCTCCTCATGATATTCGGTTCTCAATGATATACTATCACGTTCGGTAAATACGGCTCCAAACAGCATAATTGTTTTATAGCCGTCAATGAACGTAAACAACTTAGCTATCTTAGAATTGTAATAGATTTTCATTTTCCGAATTTAATTTTGTACCAGTTACACAATATCAAAAACTCAATAGGTGAATTAACACCATCCCATTCCCATTTATCTAAAAAGGCCCTGAGTTTATCTCCTTCAACGCATTCGGCTTCTTGCAAGAAGACAAGATGAGGCATAAATAACTCCGATCCTTCCAAAGACTTATTAAAGAACTTAACCAGCCTCTTATTAAATCCAGGACCGTACCATGATTTTTCATTTGTGGATCCAAGACAATAGTAAGAATTATTTTTGACTTTAATGCCAAACCATTTACATACATATGGATGATATACTCTATCTGCTAAAAATATAAATGGTTTATACCATAGGCAATGCCAGAATGTACTGCACTCGCCTCCGAACTTCTTAAAAGCCCATCTGAACCCTCCAGAAAAATACCAGTTATTAGCTCCTCTCTTAACCTTAACTTTGTATTTAAGATTCTTGTTACGATTACTAACCCTATCCCACGGCTTAACCTTATCGGTGTCCATATCAGGAAGAAATGTCCAATGATGAAGCAAGGCGCTGTAATAAGGATTGTATATCTTGTGTCTGTTTCTAATAACGTACTCAAAAATATCGTATCCTGCTTGCCCGGCTTCTTCAAATCCTTTTTCTGATAAGAAAGCTAATATCGGAGCCAGATTCCAGATCTGATCTTGTGAAGTAAATGGGGAGAAACATGGATCTTCGTCTTTTAACTCTATACCATTAGTATATCCAGAACTTATCTTAGTAAGACCGAACTTATCGGCATCTTCGCTATGGATATCGTCTCTTAAGAAAAATCCTTTTTCGAATTTGAAATAAATACCTTTGTTACTATTAAAAAATAGATCATAAGTAGTATCGGCAAGGCGAGTAAGTACCAGTATGGCATTACGAACATCATCTTCTGTCTTATTGCCAAGAATTATTTCCGTGTATAGGAACTGGAGATACTGAGCCAGGTTAATGGTTCCGTCGCCGACCCAGCCTACCCCGTCCTTCACCGACGACAGTGGGATGCACGAGGCCTGCTCTGTGTAACTGGAATCGTAAACGAAATCTCGGTAAAACACCTCCTTGATCTTATTGTATTTATTCCAAAGGCTTTCCATGTCTTAACCTATAACAATAACACAATCACGCTTTTCCTTATTATAAACCATCGTACCCATCTTAGTGTACAAACCTTTTATATTTTGGTAATTGGTTTCACCATGAGCCGAAACGTTGGTAGTGATGCTGTCAGAGTAAACCTCCTCACCACCTTCGTTAATGAAGTTAAATCCTTGTTTAACCATCTCTCCTCCAAGGTAGGCTGTAAAAGACACAACGACATTTCCTCGCCCTCTATTCCCATACCAATTACCATAGATATCAGCATTGATATTAGGTTCTGACTCGTCCATGCCCGGCGCTGATAGCAAGGTCTTCATCTTAATAAGTGCCCCTTCAAGACCGGACTGCATGTTATCACCACCATAAACAAGGTAATCACCTACCTGTTGTTGGGTGGTGGCCCACTGCTTACTCCATCCAACGTACTTGTTATCCACATTTGATATGCCTGTGTTAGTAAAACCGGTTGCAGTATCAAAATCGGAACCGTCTTCCGATTCCCATCCGTATCTAAGAACAAGATAATCGAACTCAGGAATTACAACAACCTGCTCGCCGGCAGCTTGTGTGATTGTAACATTCTTACTCTCTCCACCAGCCGTTACCTTAGCTACACCACGGCGATCTTCGGCTACCGGATTCGGTCCGGCTGTGAAAAGGATGTTTGCCGGCCCCACGCCTCTCATTTTGTCGGCGGTTACTATTTCGCTTGCACTAACTTCTAACATTTTATCTCATTTTAAATATTTCGAATACGTATATCCAACTCAACAAAAATACTATCGGGCAGTACATTGTCTCTACCAAACTCGCATCTCCTTTAAATTGCCTGATTGACCAAACAATCATAGACGCAATAACACCAAGCAAGTATATGAATATAACGACTTCTGTCATACCAATTTAAGTATATTATCGATTACAGGATACGCCTTAGTATATATCTCAAACTCAGCACGGCGCCGTCTAAGAGGTTCGTACATGCCTTTCAATGTCATACCCATCATCTTAAGTTCGGTCTTAGCATTTTTCAGCTTAACCAAATCTTGCTGTGCATACAACTTGAACAAATCGGCTGCTCCTTGTGCTTCTCCATTATACATCAGTTCCTCAAAGAATCTCATCTTCACAAAATTATCGACATAATCCAGGACCAGACCCTGCGGCGTGTCTGGTATGATTATGTTAGATTCTCCGTCAAAAGGAAGAGACCGGTACTGCATGTAAATAGGACCATCGAAATTAGCATACAGGAATCCGTTTACGATATTTATCTCATACGGACTATCCTTTACTACCTTATTCCGGCATTTACTTAAACAAGAATCACGAAGCATAGGCTTAGCAAGACCTAACATCACAGGCCGGTCATAATAGCAACGAACTTCATGATCGCGATCGTGGGTGTTGATATAAAATTTTTCAACTATCACCTTCTCGCATTCGTCTTTACAACATTCATTGCAAGAACACCACCTATAACTTCTTTCGGTACGTTCTTTCCACGCTATTGTATTTTGAAGCTCTGGTATCACCTTATCACCTTCCGGTACCTCATATCCCTTGAAATCGCATTTAAATGCCAGAATAAGATCAAAGTAATCTCCCGGCATACGAGCCTGTCCTCGCTTGACGTCCACTACCGCCTCTTTGCGCATAGTAATATCGCCTCCAAACTTCTTCAGGGCAATTTCTACCCATTTGTAGATGGATACCTCATCTATCAGATCACGCTTGTCAAATGATCTTAAAGATGATTTTAATTCTATGATATATTCCTCAACAGTCATCGTAAAAAAAAATATGGAGGACAGGAAACGAACCTGACCTCCACAAAGATATTAATAATCTGATTAATGCCCTATTTTGCTGTTTTAAAAGTTAGGATCTTCAAACTTACCGTACTTTAGAAACGTGCTTCTACATTTCCCTTTTATACCATTGAGCGTAACTTCATATCCGGCACCAGTCATGTATATTGTTTGCTGATTAACTCTTTCCCCGGAGTACTTATCCACAAAGTAAGATCGATAAACACCAAACTTATTTTTAACGATATCACTGTATAGTTCCCATTTACCCTGCCCGTTCCTGAACATGAATTTCATTTCTTCAAGAAACATACGGAGATTCTTTTCGGCAATAATGATCCCATTTTGTTCAAGCTTCTTCGCAATATCTCTAATCAACCACATATTTTCATGGTCAACTTTCTTAAATGATTCTGCAAACTCCACATCAGGACGCTGCTCTTCTATGGTCTTAATCGCCTGTTGTCTCTCCGCCTCTGCTTGCGCCCTCTCGGCTATGGCTCTATTTTTGGCATCAATCTCGTCAGCTAATGCTCTTAATGCAGATGGATAGTCTTTCGGTGTTATAGAATAGGAGCCGGTTTTTCTTATAGAGGGAAGAACTTCAGATGTTACCCATTTCTTGAATTTTTTAGCAAAATCCATCTTTGATCCAAAAATTAGGCTATACAATCCAGACTCATTGATTATCAGTATTTTAGTGTTTGGAGTGTAGGGACGGAACGTTTCGTTCCACCCTTGAGTATCAGGTACTTTCATTATTAGTCTATCATCTTCATCAACGTGATCCCTTATCGCTTTTCTCGGATTAGTGTACCCTAAAAATGAAGCTATAGGAGATCCTATAAAATACGGTTCTTCGTCAATAATAATAATTTTTAGCTCTCCAAAATCTGAATTTTTGAAAGATGATACGGTTTTAACCTCTTTGCTAAATTCCATTTCGTTGGATTCCGACGTCAAAATAATGTTACTGTTCTTCGCATTGTTTTGAAAATTGCTTACATTTGTTCCCATAATAGGAATTTTACTTTTTATATCCGCCAGCCTGAGAAGGTAGACGGATATGCAAATATAGCGATTAACCTATATCAATAAAGGGTAATCGCTATATTTTTTTTACATGTTCCTATGATTGAGTTCTCGATCTTCGAAAACTCTCTTAATCTGGAAATCTTTAAACACCCTTCTTTTGGCAAGTATTTCATTGTACATAAATCGGTATCTTCGTCCTTTATTCATTTTAACCCTTAACTTCTTTTTCAAGCTATCTTGTATTACAAAATGGTAATATCTTTTAGAGTCTGCGAAATCCATAGCCAGGTGGTTGTAGAGGTAGCCGTTGGTTCCGAGCCTGCTCACGATGTCCAGGTCCCGTCTGACGGCAAAGCGCTGCCCCGGTATAAGTACATGGCATAAGTATCCTACGTTATCTACATAAACACCGGCATCAGCCTCTATATAATGTTCTGATACGGTTTTCCATATAATAGACAACAACCTTAAAACCTCTCCCCTGTCTCTTATCATGCCTTTCTTAAAACCATTCTTTCTTTTCATAAGACGATGGTAGTAGGCTACAAAATACGGTGATTGTATTGATGTTCTTTTCATGTCACTAAGTTTATATAAAAATGGGCCTTGGTTTCACAACTAAGACCCAAATAAAGATAAATAATATTTTGTTATTGAACAATTTGACTTTTCTGATTGGAATCAAGATTCGGATTTTCATCGACAGTAATCTGTAGCCTGAACGCTACTTCCTTTATCGTCTCTGCTACCACGTACTCAATTAGCTTGATAGGACAGATAAATTCGTATTCCCATTCAGATTCACACCCTTTAGGTGTAGGATCGCAGGCCATTAACTCCAGAGCCTTCTTTCTTCTTGTTGTAAAGAACTCTACGTTAATAAGCTCTATATGAAAATCCGGTATATAAATATAGTCGTTTTCTACATAATAAAAAGGACGCCGTTCCTTAACGTATTTAGCATACGGTCTTTTTTGTTCATTACGATACGACTTTATTTCAGCGAACTTAAAAAATATGGTATTATCTACGTTAGTTACCTTGGTAATAGCCGGTCTAAGGGCAGAATAAAGAAGTCCTGGAAGTTTATGCTTTGACCGCATCAAAGTATTACATAACGCAAATTCGGCATCGCAGCAAACTATTTTATCAACTTCAATCATCTCCAGGCAAGTAACGTAAGTTAGGAGCCGGTGGTCGCCAAGTAACGTCCCGTCATCCCACCTCTGGGCTGTATAAGATTCGGCTTTAGTTCTACCGATATTCAATATCCATCTCCGACTAACATGCGAATCTTTGTCAAGGGCATGAATACCGTTTACGACTCTTGATACAAATTCACCATTAGTGATCATGCTCCCCTCCTTTCTTTTGCTCTTGATTCTCTTGATTTAGCATTCAAGATCCTCATATAAATATCTCTTTCACTCATGCCGGATATGGTTTTTATAGCCTCATCCAACATAACTTTCGTATATAAAGGTTTAGGGAATCCCTTTATCTTAACCGGATCAGGAACTAACTTCGCCTTCCGATATTCATAAAATCTTTTAGAAGTTACATTAAGATAAGAAACAGCCTCTTCTCCGGTATAGTACTTAGCCGGATTAGCAAGCTGCGTCCATGTCTCAAGATCGTTGGCTGTGAGATGATCGCATTCCCCGCTTAAAAACATCTCCTTTATCTTATCGCATACCGCCGCACCGCTTTTACGCAGCGTCTCTGTCAGAATTTCTTTCATTTTCAAAACATCCTGTTTTAAATCTTAAAACAATAGAGGCAATGATTATCAACAGAGTAACAGCCATAACAGACCACACTACTATATTGTGCTCAATAGGCATATCAATATTAACCGTAACCCATTCTACACAGATATTAAAAATCATGCTATAGATCAATAACCTATGCCATATACAAAACCTGAACATTCTTGAAAAAGCCAAGAGAAATAGGTCCCATGATAGAGAATGACCTAATATCGGATACAGCCAATTAGTGATACTAAAAGGATAAAACTCATCAAAAATGCTGGCTAACATAATAACCTGCATCAATACAGGATAATACTTCACAAACGTCACACAGACATTCCTTTGTCCTTTGCTAATAAACTTGTTGCTCATAATGAATTGTTGTTATGTTATTAAAATGGGGAAGGCGATCAGTACCTTCCCCTGGTTTTCAATCACTTTTTAGTGCTCGTCTTCTTTCTTTTCATCTTGCCTCCAACACTACCGCCTTGGCGCATTTTAGGTTTGTCTTTCTTATCGACTTCACCACCCTGACGAGCTTTCTTTTTACAAGCCATGATACTAAAAATTTAAAATTGAATGATGTGCAATATTAATCATTTTTGTTCTAATAACCAAAATGAAATACAGCAAAAGGGGCAATTAAATTAATTACCCCCTAATATGCTTATCACAACCTAACAGATGCGGTTGGTTTACCCCAGAAACTATAAACACATCCGTTTTCATCACCTTCCATAGCCATGCCCGTAAATGGATTAAAGCTACATCTTACCCAGCATCCACAGCTTTTAGTGTTGCAAGTATCAGATAATCCACCACAAGCAGAAGGAGTAGAAACAGGCTCTCCGTTTATATAAACAGGTCTGTATTTCAATGCGAAATAGCCATTCTCGACATTCGTACAGTAAATACCAGTAACAACAGATCCGGCAGGAACATTAAGACGTGTTCCGTCCTTTGTACTTGCTACTACTGTTTGAGTCTCTCCTCCGTAAGTTACACTCACACCGCTTTGACCTCCTTCAGGTATCAATGGCGCATACCAGAATTGGAACTTTCCGTTTTCATCCCCTTCCATGTGCATGGCCATTATAGCATTTCCGCTCGGACAACTGTAATCACATCTCTTCTTGTTCATAGTAGCAGATTGTTGTTGACGAGAACTGTCACCTATTAAAGAGACAGTAACAAGAGGCTTTTCTGCCGCAGCTTGTGTAACATTTATTCTCAATGTCTTACCACTGTCATTTTGAGTAAGCAAAATAGATCCAGTACGAGAAGAAGATGTACTTGTGTTAGCAGTTATCTTAATAACACAAACCATACTATCCGAGGTCTGATTTCTATATTCAGTCGTAACCCAAGACGGTTTAGATGTGGTACTAAATCCATGATAAGAACCATTCAATGTACTTTTGATTGTATATTGAGCATCATTAGATGCAGCTTGGACAGATAAAGATTTATCTGAAGTAGTATCATCAGAGAATGTGAACTTATACAGCATTTGTCTTGCCTGTGAAATACTAAGAGTAATTGTCTTTCCAGATTCATTTTGAACAAAAACAATATCACCAGATCTGGAAGAAGATGTTGTATTGGCAGATAACGTCACCACAGCCTTCATACTTTCAGATGTCTGGTCTCTGTAATCAACAGAACACCAAGAAGGTTTTGACTTAACAGAAAAACCTATATATGAATTACTCTTAGTACTTATGATAACTTCTTCAATATTCTGAGATTCTCCAGTTACAGTCCTCGACTTGCTCGTTCTTCCATCATGGAACTGAAATTCGTATGGAGCATATCCGCATTTTCCAACTTCAAGCTCGTATTTTACATTTCGATTTCCACAATCATCGTAACGAACGTATTTTACCTTATTGCTATTGCTTCCAGTTCCACATCCACTTTCGCTCCAAGATCCGTAAGATCCGCAATTACAGCAATTTCTACAACTTACGGAATATTGACGATCTATGCTACCAGAGCAGCTATCACGATAAGCATCATACTGAGTATGACCTACGCAATCTCCTGTTCCGTAATAAGACCAGTCTGTACAAAATTTTCCACCTCCATTAACCCATCTTGTGTCGTTGTAAGAAGAAGAACATGGATTGGTGTCACGTTGTTGCTTCTGAGGCGTACAACCGTCACAACTGGTACTTCCAGTATCCGACCAAGAAGGAGTTGTGCTATCAGCTACGCAATCACCGTTTTTGTTAGCTACTGCCTGACCTTGGGAATTTACAGCATCTTGAGCCTTCTTATTAGCATCAGCTTGACTGATATTGGACGTAAATGGACCACCTACTTGATCTTGGGTTACGGTAACAGACGAACCGTGCTGACAGCTTCCGCAATTGTTTCTGGTGAAGACCTTACTTGCCTTACCGGTCCAGGTACAAGTTCCCTGCGCGTCAGCAAGAGCCTGCCCCTGCTGTTCGACGGCAGCCTGAGCCTTGCTATTTGCGTCTTCCTGACTTACGGTAGACGTGAAAGGACCGCCGGTTACATCATCCTGATCTATGGTAACCTCAGATCCGACGCCGCCGTCGGCACACTGTTTTGTAAATACCTTGCTATATGTCCCGGTCCAGGTACATACCTTATCTCCACCTTCTACCCAGCGTTCATTTTCTCCACCATAGCATTCGTTGGTATTAACCTGTTTTTTATAAGATTTACCACCTTCGCATTTAGTTTCAAGCGGTTCCGAATCTTCCCATACAGGATCGGTGTTGTCCGTTTCACATGTTCCGTTCTTGTTAACATAAGCCTGACCTTGGGCTTCTACGGCTTCCTGAGCTAATCTATTTGCCTCTTCCTGGCTTTCATTAGAATAGAACGGTCCACCTACCATGTCTTGTGTTACGCTCATCGGAACACCATGCTGACATGATCCGCAATTGTCTTTCGTAAATTCCTTGCTATATACGCCTACGAACCTACATTTGCCTTTTTGGTTGGCAATATTCTGTCCTTGAGCCTTAACAGCTTCCTTGGCCTTATTATCAGCATCTTCTTGACTTACGAAAGAAGTAAAAGGATTGCCTTCAACATCAGCTTCACTTACCTCTACTTCTGTTCCTGAATCCGGTATCTCACAGTCGTTCTTCTGGAACGTTTCTGAATAATGACCGGTCCAGCTACAAACCTTATTTCCGCCGTCTACCCAACGTTCTTGATTATGAGTTTCAGAACATTCATTGGTGTCACGCTGTTTTTTCTGAGACTTACCTTCGCTACATCTAAGTTCTTCCGGTTCTACGTCTTCCCATACAGGATCGGTGCTTAATGGCGTACAGTTACCGTTTTTATTAGCATAAGCCTGACCGCCTTCTTCTACGATCCTACGAGCTTCTGTATCTGCCGCCTCTTGACTTTCTGTTGATGTAACAGGGCTTCCATTTACCATCTCAGCCGTAACCTCCATCTCTACACCTTTATGACAAGCCTCGCATTCGGGAACGAATCTCTTGCTGTAATGACCGGTATAGACCGTCATATCTTCGCAATTCCCTTTATTATTGGCAATAGCCTGACCTTGCTCTTTGACAGCAGCCTTGGCCTTGTTATTAGCATCATCTTGGCTTACGGTAGATGTGAAAGGAGCACCAACAACATCTTGTTCGGTTACCGTAATCTTAGATCCTACCTGACCTTCAGTACAATCATTTTTGGTAAATTCCTCACCGTATTTACCAGTCCACGTGCAATGGCCGTCCCGGTTAGCTATGGCCTGGCCCTGTTGCTCGACAGCAGCCTGAGCGAGCGCGTTAGCCGCCTCCTGGCTTTCGTATGAAGTAAAAGGACCACCGGTTACATCGTCTTGGTCTACTGTTACCTGAGAGCCTACGCCTTCTCCTTCACAATTGTCTTTTGTGAATACCTTGCTATATACACCAACAAATTGGTTTTTATCTATGCAAGTACCTTTCTTATTTGCAAGATCTTGTTTCTGTTCTTCCATAGCAGCTTCAGCCAGCGCATTAGCTGCCTCCTGGCTTTCCCTTGACACAAAAGCATCTGGGTATCCGGCAAGATCCTTTTCAGTCAAATCAACGAAGCTTCCGGTCTGAGATTCGGCATCGCAATCATTTTTCTGAACACGAGCCGAAGCCTTTCCTATAAAATAATTAGGATCCTCAATGCATTCACCATTAAGGTTGGCTTGTTCTTGACCGTTTTTCTCTATATCATCAAGAGCTTTCTTATCAGCATCTTCTTGACTTACGTCTGATGTGTATTTACCGGCTTCTACTGTGTAAGTGTAAGGAGCTCCGATAAACCCATCTTCGCAGTCATTCTTATAAAATACTTTTGACTTCTCTACGTTATACCATAAATTTGTTTCACAGGTGCCATGCTCATTAGCATATCCCGGACCTTCAGCTTCCAAGGCTTCCAAGGCCTTCTGATTAGCATCTTCCTTAGAAACAGAAGAAGAGAAGCGGCCGGCTTCTACAACGTACTCCACCATAGATCCAACTTCGGTTACCTCACAATCTGTCTTTTGGAACATCTTGGATTTCCTGTCGTTGTACCATTTTATGGTATTGCAAGTACCATGAGAATTAGCATAGTCTTGACCCTTGGCATCCAACTCAGCTTCAGCCTTACGGTCAGCATCTTCCTGGCTTATGGTAGAAGAGAACTGCCCGGCTTCGATAGTCATCGTAACCAAACTTCCTTCTTCAGTATCAGGATCGCAATCGTTCTTTCTAAACGACTTTGATTTCTTAACATTATACCACAATATGGTTATACAACGACCATGCTCATTAACCCAGTTCTGACCATTTTGCTCAATGTCTTTCATAGCCTTGTCATCAGCATCAGACTGAGATATGATAGACGTGTATTTTCCGGCCTCAACAACATACTCAAGCTCTTCCCCTTTCTCTGTTTCAGGATTACATCCTTCTTTTGTGAAAAGAGCTGACTGTCTTTTATTTCTATAAACTACCTGTTCTTTTTTTTTATGAACTAACGTATATTCTTCAGATACGCTACCGTCCCTGGAAGACACCCTTATCTTGACACTTCTGTTGGCACCAGTATCATTTTCATCAAAGTAAATATTAACCTTGCTATTAAGGCCGCCTTCTTTCTTATCTATGTCTGCCCAACAATTACCTACTTTCATTCGCTAACCCTCCATCTTAAATTTTCGGGAGTTGTATTTACGTTGATTACCTCAGGAGACCCATCAGAATCAAGATCAACAACATCCTTGTCCAGGTAAATTTCCTCCTTATCCACAGACTCGCATTCAACTATTTCAATAACATAATCTTTTATATTGCTTTCTATACTTAACTGCGTGCTTGTTTCATCACCCTCAACCTGTTCAAATTCCTTATCCAATTTAATGTAAGGAACGACCTTTCCGGGCTGATAGATAGGAATCAGTACACCATTTATAGTTATGTTCTCATTAACTTCATTCCCATCCTCATTATCAGGCATGGAAACAATCATCGAAACCTGGAACGTGTCTTCAAGACCCGGATCACCAGGGAAACCATAATCAAGCCTAATATCATTGACGTCAATATTTAGACCGGAAGCGGTAGTAAATGCTTTTATAATACCCTTTATATCTTTCTCACCTGTAATAAGGGCATTGATAGAAGCGGCGTTGGTAGTAATAAGGATCTGCTTGTCTCCACCAGATATAGGGAACTCCAGCCTGCTAACCGAGACTTCTGTGATCTTAATGCCTTTTTGCCTGAAAGTAATAGCTTTCATACTTTCAGTATCGGATTTTTTCACAATTCGGATAGTGATCCTATCTTCCCTTCCTTTCCAAGATGGAGCATCGAAATTCATTTTATCACGACCGACACCTTCCTTCTTGTCCGAGGTAAGCCAAGAACCATCATCCATCTTATATATTTTCTCTCTCGACATAATTATCCTCCCTAATTTAAAGTGTCAACTCCCATTCAACTCCATCATCGACAACCACCTGAACCGTAGCCGTACCTCCTGTAGCTTCAAATGTTATGTCAGTAGGAATAACGTCGAATATCTCTTGTACACCTACACATCCTAAGCCGCAGATAATGTCCTTAAACCATTCCTCTTTAGCATATTTTTTAAGAACCTCTTTAAAGAACTCACGAAGCCAATCCGAATCAATGGATTCCTTAAGTATGGTTTCTATTATTTCCTTAAGCCAAGATTCGTGCATTTCCTCTTTCAGAATCTCTTTAATAAGCTCGATAATGGTTTCTTTATCTAACTTATCAGAAGGCACAGAGCCATCAACGAGATTACCCCCGCATATAAATCCTTTGCATTTTTCTGCCATTTCTCATCCTCCTAAATTAACAATGGAACCCATAAGAACTATTTGCCTCTTCTCGGTAAACAACCCTCACTTCAGCAAATTCGTCTTGTTGACACATATCCCGGCAGAACTTAACAGTACGACCCTGGACTTTATACATATCAGAAGGTACAACACCTCCGCAATAAGACACAAGCAAAATCTCTGCCGGATCTTTCTTTAGAACCACATGAGAAGTACCGTCAAACACTTCCGTATTGACAGATCCACTTACGTTAATAGCCCTTGAAACGTATTTAGCTAAATTAGCCAAAGCTCCGTCTAAAGGCATACCATGATACAAACCAGCTTCTTCTATAGTTTCTCCATCATAGAATATGTTAGAAGAAGGAATATTGCAATGATGCGGGCGTTCGCACCCACCATGACTGCCAAAACAACCGTTACCTGTTATTGCCATTCTGTAAAATATTTATTTTTTGTTTTAAAAATTCTATTTCCCTATCCTGATATTCCATACGGCATATCATTGCATTGATTAAAGCCGTAAGATCAGATTTCTGAGCCAGACTGAAGTAGCCAGCGTTGATGCCGTCCGCGCAGTACACGCAGTTCGTGCAGGTGTATCCGTCCGGGCATGGCACCGGCGTTTCGTCCACATGTGGAACATATACGTGTTTGCCACTTAAGCCCTCACCAATTTGTGCACTCTTTTCCATTTTGTAACTGTTTTTCAAGTTGTTCAACCCTTTGTTTTAAAAGCGTATTCTCTTCTACCATCCTATCCAAAAACTTATCTATGTTTTCAAAAACCAGTTCTATATTATGCATAACCTCATTATAAGGCATACCTGGAGTTAATTTGGATATGAATGTCTTGCATCCTGTATAATGAATGCAATGATCGCTTAAATGACCATACGGGCAATCGCATTCTTTTGGAAGAATCTCGCAATTGTCCGTACAGTCATTACATGGATCAGACCCGATACAAATATTAGATCTCAGAATATCAGGTCTGTCATCTTTACAAGTGTTACATGAGTTCATGACTTTCTTTTTTTTGGTGCAAGATAACAATTTTCATTCACACCATCACAATAAGAAGTCAATCAATGTATTCCAAGCGGTTGGTGCTGCCTTTAAAAACGTATCCGCATCTGTTTTCTATCTCTACATCGGTAATAGGGAGAATAGCATCTTTACCATAAGTAGGTTCACATTTTGAAATGAAATGCCCATCAAACCTGCGGTTGACCGACGTCTAACAACAGTTGGGCAAGGCCGCAAAGGTTGCGATTCGTATAAGAAGCGGCGTTAACCGCATACAGATTACGAGGCGAGCAAATGCCATGGTGCGCAAGACCGCCGAAACGAGCAGCCACTCTGGACTTTATACCGACAGATGAAGCCCAGTAGCAATTGTCCCATGTATAAAAACATTCTCCTGTTCCGATACTTCCCCCTTTTTTATCCTTCCATCCGGTATAAGGGATACGGTGTAAAGCATAACTATCTCCTAAATTTTGGGTAGTTGCTATCTTTTTATATTTAGATTCAAAATTAAAAACATCACCATTATTTATAGTAGACCTTTTCTCATATGTCCATTTCTTTTGATCTGGCTCTATATAGATATCAATAGTATTACCTATTCGAGTGACATTAGGATCATTTAAACAAGTCCCTGCCTGTTCGTATCCTCCTCCACAATACCTAAAGACATCTCCAGACAAATTCATGCCATCGTACAAAGACATCCTTAAAATAACTTCCAAATCAAATTCTGCCGGTTCGTCATTTTCGTTTAAGGCCGATATGGTACCAGTCATTTCCTTAAACACAATAACATTCATATGACCTTCAGCCATACTTTTGGTTCCCTGAACGCTCTTATACCAATATTTTCCTCCATAAAAATCAAACTCTAATCCTTCCTCTACTCCTGTCTCAAATGCAAAAGAAGCAGCCATCTGACTTTCCATGCACTGTTCTTTAGGATACTCTGAATTTATGAGATTAGAAAAATAAGTTTTTTTAGTAGGTTCATAATGGATAATAGAAGCATCTGTAGCCCATGCTCCATACAGCCACGACTCTTCTCCTTTTTTACGGTATTTCACTCCTCCGTATTTGCGATAATTGACATCATTACCTATTCCGTTATTACTTGATATTCCGGAACCGAAAGTGTCTGGATTAACTAAGTATTTAGTACCGTACAACATTTCAAGGTATATGATATACGCATTCAAAGTCAAAAATCCACCTTCTGAAAAAGGATAAGAAGATTCAGTATCTACGTTATTAGCCCTCGAATACTTAGCTATATTGATTTGATTTACGTCATTGCTTCTCGGATAAGTTCTTCCATTTAGAAACATCGTGCAGGCGTTACCAACTCCGGCTCCGGATTTACAATTTGTTTCTCCTTCATACAAGAAAAAGAAAGATCTTGCCTTAGAGTCTACTGTACATACCGGTCCAGGAGATAAGGCCGTGGGCGGCAGCACAGGGCACGTCTGGCGCAGGTCAAGTCCGTCCAGCATAGGAACCGTGTCCGCGTCATACACCCCAGACCATATTTTCCCACTTTTGCCAACTACCTTATCAACTACATACAGACTCTTGCTACATCCTAAGAATATGCTATAATTCTTTGAAGTAGTCTCCCAAGGTCTTAAAATCCTTACCTCTGATCCTGATACATTATAAAGTTTTTGACCAATACCATACTCTTCGTAAAAAGCCTTAGCGTCAAATGCTCCGGCATCACAATACTTATTTTTATGACCGCTATCCAAATACAGTTCCACATCGCATTCGGCTCTCATTTCCTCGGTTATGCCCACCGTAGGAGCAAAATCTCCGTTTTCAAATCTAAGGAGATTATTCTTACGAAGCTTTCCGACCGGACGCACTTTGTCTCCGGTATTTTGAGTCATATCTATAAGGTAAAAATCCCAAGAAGGGAGAAGGCTTTTGTCGCCAACTGATTCCGTGGCTTCTGGAGGAAGCTGATCCTCAGCCCAAGCGGATGCCGATCCCGAAGCACCTTCTTTAAGAACGTTGAAAGTATTACCATCAGACAAAACAAAAGGCTCAGATTCCTCCCCTTTCTTCGATAAAAACTTTTCCCTTTTACCAACTTGATTAACGACGATGTTCTTCTTAGCCTTATTCCCTTCATCGGAAATAGTGTAATTCAAAGTCGTATCAAGACCTTCATTTATTTCAGAAAACACCGACACCAGTTTATCATTCTCACCTTCTGTCGGATTAAATTTTACGTTGCTCATTTTCAAAAATCAAATTTGCATTCATCAACAACAGGCTCGCATTTGGTATTTTCATTAACCCATTTCATGCCCTCTTCTTCCAGTATCTTCTTAGCCTTTTCATTGGCATCATCAACGCTAATGAAAGACGTTACGGTACCGGCGTATATCCTCCTGTATTTCTCAGGAGCCTTCCATCCTTCCTTACAACGTTTACTAAACCAACCATGTTGATCTTCGTTGTAATAAACGGTTTTACATACTCCAGATTCGTTAGCGGCAGCCTGCCCTTCTTGCTCAAGAATCTTCGCAGCTTCGTAGTTGGCTATTTCGGTACTAAACTTAGACCATACACGCCCGGCCTCTACCACGTGATGTGTGGGTTGTTCTTGTTTTTGACCATCAGGACAATCATTTTTAAAGAAATCCCCTTCCTGTCTTGTGTTATAATATACCTCGCAACAGCCACCTACTTTATTAGCATACAACGGACCTTCTTTATCCGCAAACTCTTCCGCTTTCCTATCTGCATCATCCTGGCTTATATCCGAACAAAATTCAGCCTCATGAACGATAAACGTTTCTTCAGAACCAAGATCTTCCGGACAGTCCGATTTCTTGAAATCTTTTCTGTATTCTTTGTTGTAATACATCTTTTTCATGACAAGATCTTATTAAGTTCTTCTTTGAATTTCTGAATCTCGTCCGGGCACAACCCGCATTCCCCCTCACATACGATTCTTCTCATACGATCTATTTTAAGAACCATATCCATATCAGGCTTAATACCTACCTTATACTTATGATATTGTAGATACTGATCAGCCTTACATGCTATAAAACGATCAGCACACTCACATAAGTAAGACGAAGGGAAAAGAATTTGCTGTGTACTTCCGGTAGCTGACATATCATTTCACGGTAAAATACCTGGCATATTCTTTGTTTATGTATTCAGAATAAGTAGCAAGATCATCAGGATCCGGGCACTCGCTCTTCAAATTAACGATCCAGCCTCTTACCAGCTTTTGAATATCAGCATACCTTTTACTTACACCTCCTACAAACCTGAACTTGCGATGAAGGTCTATGATTTTCTTGTCCAATACAGCAAGTTCATCGTATTTCTGAATACAAGCCGCATTAGAATCAGCTTTAGGTGTCGTATTCGACTGAGGCTTTATAGCCCGACTTTTATTAACAGAAGCAATGTTGCTTCTTCCACATCCGCATCCCATAACTTATTTATATTTAATTGATTATATTTTACAACCACAATTTTCGCAATTATTGAGAACGTAAATCAATTTAGATGCTTTTTCGTATAATTGTTTTACGTTTTCAAAATTCCCTAATCTCATATTAGCTTCAGCCGCAGCCAGCAAAAATTCTATTTCTTTTATTTTATTAATAATGTCATCATCCTCATGATCACATAACACAGTTGACCTGGCCCATACTTTATCTATGTTAAGACGGATCAGATCCGTTTTTAAATACTTTCTGTTAAATGAATAAGAGGAAGGACTTCCTTTTATGGTAATATCGTATATACCATCTTTTAGGTTTTCAAAATCATTTCCGCGACCTGGATTTATGCCAAGGGTCTTACTGTTGAATACATTCAACTGATTCTTACCAAGATAATAAACATACTTATTTTCATCTTCAGGTGGCACAATCTCTATAATAGCCGGTCTGTCTGCCAGTATCCCCCATTCCGACTGATCGGCTATGCGAAGCGTTTTAGGGTTGTTGGTGCTTATAACCTCAAAATCAAGATGGATGTTGTTCATACTCTCCTCCCATCCCATTCTGGTAAGGGAATCATCGTATCTGGCTGTTATATCAGCTCCCTCTACCTCAGTGCTATTAACACGTACCTCGGTACCATTTATCTTGACTCCTACTATTTGGGCCACCAACGACTTAGCCATACCAAACATAGGAACAATGATTTCCCCGTTATAATCAGTTCCTTCATTTGGATACTGCACTACCTCCGTCTTGTACAGACCGTCATTTCTTCTGGCTACTATTCTAATAACCATCTGATTTTCCACATCGTAGTCGGTCATTACTATTCTGACGTAGAAAATGTTATTTCTTATCTGTGGTAAAACATCAATGTAATTCATTTCCTTCTCTTTTTCTACAAAGATATGGAAATGAAGCGATAAAACACAACATTGGCGTGTATTGTTATGGAGAGCAAGAACCCTACCCGCACATTCGAAGATCTATTCCGTATTCCCGGAATATGTCATCGAAGGATATATCTTCGTCAGAATAATACACTTCGCATATCTTACGGTACTTTTTCAATGCCGAAACATATAAACTTAGCATGTTCTTGCTTTTTACTTTCTTAATGGCTTTTGTGATAACTTCTTCAGTGGAAGCACTCATTACGATATTATTAGCAAAAGTTCTGATATTGCAACCAAATCTTTCTTTAACCCTTTTCCTAAACTCTCGATACAGAGTTAATTGTTTGTTTGATCTTAATCCATTATTTCTAAGTCTATTATTCAATGACTCAACGGCTTTATCAGAAAAACATGTGCGATTTTTTCCTTCTCTATCCACATATTCAGAAAACCAGAAATGGAGCGTTGTGGGATTCTTCATAATCCTATTAATGAAAGAATCAATGATGTAAGTTCTAAGATTTCGTTTATGAGCATGGCAGGCAGCTATTTTCTCCTCCCTATTTAATGACATGTCAAGACAACGAAAAACGCGGCAACTTTCATCTATGAAATATTCAGGATGCTCTTTCTTAAATTCCTCACGATAAGCCTTGTATCCTACTTTTCTAAGGTGAGTTATCTGTGAGTTTATATAAAATCTAACACACCTGTTCTCGGTCTCCTGAACCTTTGTACTATATGGTACCGATCGACGGCCGTATATAAGATAATCGTACACCATAGCCTCCACAAAATCAGCATACGGAAAATAACGACCAAATCCGTAGTTCCAAACAATGAAACAACGCACTCTATCTTTCCAATAGTCGGTGATTACAAAATTACTGCTATGTCTTAAATTGAACTCTTTTTTAAAGAAATGACCTGTTTTGCTATCATAATTAAGATTAAAATACCTTAAATTTCCTAAACATTGACCTTCCGGTCTACGCACTACATTATAGCTAAAACGGTTATACTCATTGCGTATAACCTCTAAAGGTGAGACCGACTCTTTCTTAAGAAGTCTGTCGTGAAGCTTGCGCCCGTCTTTTATTTCAATTATATTTACGCTCATATTGTATTTATGTTTTGGGCAAATATAGCAAACCAGTTTGCTTGCTCCAAATTTTGATAAAAATATTTTATCCTGTCCTTCGTTTGAGAAAATAGGGGGCAGGTTTTTTTTTGTTTGCACCTATACCATATCTCAAAACGTATCCGTATTTCTATACTCGGATCGTAACACACTGAGCATTAGGGTGGACCAAGTTATCTTGAATAAAAACAGTCCCGATTATATCGTTCCCGCTTTTATTATTCATTCCCTGAATTATTATTCATCTTGTTTTAATTAATTATCATTTATTCATGTTATTTTAACTTTTAAGACCTTATTATTTATTCCTCATAATATGGAGTGACTGAAACCGAATCGACCGAAGGGAGTGAGGTGAAGGAACGTATTGCCCTATATATTGTTTGGCTTATTGTTTAATCCTTTAAGTGAACGAATATCGTGACCGTAGGGAGCGATATGAGAGAACGTAAAGATATTGATTTAATTCTTTAGTGAATTTATGCCGAATCGAGCGAAGCGAGTGAGGTATGAATGAACTTTTATTTAAAACCATGAAGTAGCCAGTGGATAAGCGGGCAGGGCAGGTAGGCGAGGCTGTAGTGTGTCATGGCGCAGGACAGCCCAGGCAGCAGAGCAGGTCCCTTCAGACCGCAGCACGAGGCAGGCCGGGTAGGTTGCGGGGTAGGGATTGCCGTTGTAGGATAGGACTTCAGGATAGGCACAAGACAGGCTTTGTCCGTCTTACCCAAGTGGCTTCTTACCATATCCTATAAAATACACCCATACTCAAACAAGGAGAAAAACCATCTTTAGACAATCCGTATCCGGCGGTGATTCCTAATCCCCACCGTCTACTTTTTTCGTATATTATTTCTCTTTTGTGGTAGATTGTCATCGTATCTAAATTTGGTCGGTACCCACTTATTACCGCTCTATAATCATCCGTCTGATATGTTTTTCTCTGTATTGGTATATTGATATAAACAGTGTCTTTTATCGTATCTTTTTTAACTATAGCATCCATAGGGAAAGGTATTTCTACCTCCCCTACGTCAACTATATACTGAGGAACAGGAATAGGTTGGATAATGGTATCTACTACCGTATCTATTTCTATATCGTGTATTATTTCTTGTTTCTTGCATGTTTTACCAAACAAGAAAGATATAAAACACAGTAGAAGAACTCCTAACACATGACTGACTCTCATTTTTTGCAAACACATCTTTTACCCTCCTTATCTTCGTCTAAGAGTTCTTGTATTTCACCGTTGTTAATACCTTCTTTAAGCTCTTCTCCGAATGGAACTTTCTGCCACCAACTTACTTTGCTAAAGAAATACTTAACACCTTTTACTATCATCAAATCAGGTGCAAGGTCGCTGAGGCGTTTGAATGCCATTCCACCGTATAATATTAAGGCGAATATCGTAATCCACTGAAGAAGCATGTCTATAAACTCTGGGGATTTATGCCCTCCCATAGACATAATAAGATCCATTCCGGATATGGTAAACAGCCCGAAAGAGCAGGCCGCGAACTCAAGAAGGATTTTCAAAACTCCAATTTCGCTTATGCATGTCAATATCTTAAAAGGCCTCTTTCTCTTTCTTCGGATATAGCAGTGTTTGATACTTTTTATAGTAGCTAACAAAAGATTTATAGCTAATATAAACAATATAGAATATATAAGGTGGTGAATCTCCTGGAAATTCATCCACAATGCTGATAATCCGGAAATGAGAAAAGCCCAGAAACTTTCTAAATTCATCCTTCCTACAAATCTGTAAGCCATATTAGAACATAGTTACTTTCTTGCTACTTCCAAGAGAGTCATATACGTCAATATGGACCCAATTGGTACCTGATTCTAATCTAATGGGACAAGGAAGTAAATCCTGCGACTGAATTATTTTATTCCTTGCCTCTTCTGCCGTCATACCCTTGGCATCAAAATCGATGGCTGCCCCAAGCATATGAGGACTGATATACAAAGACCCTGATACGGTCTTGGATTTTACTATATCCGAGATATTGTTCCTAAACCCACGCTCATCAAACCTTCCACCCGACTTCCAGGTATTAACCGTCATCGGCGTTTTCAATATGTCTTTCCTTAAAACCAGTATCGTGTGAAGCAATTCAGTTCTTAAATACCTCCAGCAAAGATCTTTGTCTCTACCGTATTCTTTAGGACCAACTAATTCAACAATACTAAAATACTGACTCAATTCTTTTATAATATCACTTCTTTCCATAACTTAACCTTTTTCACAAAGATAATCAGAACCTTACCAAATATTAAAATAAGCGGAGTTTGGATTAAAGAAAAACCCCTGCATAAATAAATATACAGGGGCCATCCATAACATTAACAACAAATTACGACCTAAACAACCCTTACGTATCCGGCTGATACAAGATCAGAAAGATTCTCGTAAGCCAAAGGGATGCCTGAATCTCTTATGCAAAGATACTTAATTTCTTTGTCTATGTAATACTTTCCGTTCTCTAAAATAGAATTATATACCCAAGGAATAGGATCGTCTACGGTACCTGAATGCTTTTCTTGAACAACCATATACAGACTTTCGGCTCCACCTCCCTGGCCAGGAACCCAATCAGCTTGTAGATTGTGATTTTGCCTTACTTCAAACAAAGTCCAATCCAAATCTGAAGGCTGGTTTTTACTACGAAAACGCTGCCCCTTTACAACAGCCGTACCCATAGGAAGACCTTTGTCTCCGTAAACTCCATCCTTATCCCAGATAGGGTACAATCCCTTTATCTTAAGAGCAAGATTCTGGTCAGTGTTTTCCAACATAGCCGGCGTGTTGATCATCGCCCTCATGTACATGGCTGTAGCCTTCTCCGGATCATTAGCTTCAAGGATCTTATTTTTTTCTATGATCTGATCCTTTGTTCTTACCAACTTCTCAGGATAGCCTTCATCTACTTTCATAGACTCAACTTCACTCCTGTCGGTTTTAGAAGCTATTTCCTTTTCTATGGCAGCAGTACGATCGTTGCACTCAGATTCATATACATGCATTTCATTCATTGCCGTATTAGCAATATCAAGCTCGTATTCTGAATCTGCTACGGATACGGTGTATATCCCGCTTCCTTTTGCTACATCAATATCGTTTTTAACCTTCTGTCTCATGCTGCTGTTATACCATATCTGTTTACCATCCAAACTATAAGAACGGACAGTATCAGAATAAGCATATTCCCTGGCCTCAGAAACCTTCTTGTCTTTAGCCTTGGCAAGCAACTCCTCTTCAGTTGGTCCAGGAGGTTCCGGATCAAGCTGCATGGCAATAACTTCTTTCACACTCGCATCAGGATTGCCTTGATGGAATTTTTCTTGATCGGAGTCAAGTTGAACCCATTTACCATCTAAGAAATCTTGGTAAGAATACCCTACTTCGTAAGAAGAGGAGTCCAACTCGTATCCTTCCCAGTAAAAACCTTTTACGTTTTTATTTACATAAAGCATACTCTATCCTTTCTATTAAGCTTGTTCACCTACTCTGATAACCAACTTATCATTGATATACCAGATACTTAATTCTATAAAACTATTTTTAGGTATCACTACGCTATCGCCTGACATGCTCTGGAACTGTCCAGAGGTAGGAAGCGGCTGTGTGATGTCCATGCCGGTGGTGTTGTTAACCCGCACCTGCCACTCCCTCCCAACATACTCAGAAGATACGGTCATAGACAGATTCGTAGCAGAAGCGACGTTGGCTATGATATTATGAGCACCTTTTGGTAAATTTGCCAATGTTGTAACAACCTTAGGGGGCATAGCCATAAAATTCAAATAAGACAATATCGTATTAGACAACGTAACCATATTGTTCATAGCCTCATATGTCTTATCTTGAATAACAACAAAAGTCCCCACCTGAATTTCTATATCATATTCAGATGCGCCTACCGCTGAGTCGGTATTAGCAAATGAGGCAAATACTATTTTTAATTTAAAATTATTTTCAAAATCATTACCTTCTAAAAAATAATTCAAATAATAATAATCACCATCTAACTTACCTAATGTGATATTGTTATTGTATGCATCCAAAACTTTTGCAAACGAATTTTCATCAAGAGATCCGGAATTACCAGAAAATATGGATAAATCAAGATAGCCAGAATCTACTCCGGTACTTACCATACCAAGCGGTTCAAGTACCTTAGTTCCACCTTCTTCAGTAACCAAAATATATTCGTTATACACGTTTTTAGTTTCTGTAGATGCCACATCGTCTTTTACAAGATACATGACATTATCCTTCGCTTCTTCAACAGTAGGAAGTTTGCTAACAATTTGCTTCTTCCACCCTGCCGCCGAAACAGCATCATCTATGTACTGTTTTGTTACATAATCTCCCCATGTCATATTACTAAGAAGAGTCTTGCTACCGTCTTGACTTCCGGCAGGGGGAGCCGGAATAAGGCCTCCTTTGCCCGACTCTGAGCCCGTCCCAGGAGCGGCCTGCACCACATTCTCAAGTCTGGAATCAACCTCCTGACCTATGTCTCCGATGTCTGATTTTATTGACTCTCCTTGAGAATGTATTTCAATAAGTTTCTGATATAAAGTGTTATCCCCTATACGATTCTTATCTGTAGCTTGTTCTTCGATTTTGGCTATCGTATCAGGATCTTCGTACTTAACACCATCAGGGTCATACCATTCGTCTGTTAAATTCGTGTATTTATGACGAACTGGAGTCGATTTAGACTCCAGTGTTACTAAAAAATATTCGTTACAGCTCATGACAATAAGATTTAGTGGTTGCAACAATTACATCTACAAACTGTTCTCACGTAGCCAGAGGGAATGGCAGCCAGCTCCGTCCCTACGGCGATCGCCGGGTCAGTGCTTTCCATGACCGTCAGCGCCATCTTGTCCACGTCAAGGTCATTGTCGTAAACAATTTCTCCCTCAACGTAAATGCTGCCTGCATCAGAACCATAGCAGTCTTTTACCTGCCTTATATGGCGCTGTGTGGCAGACGCAAAATCACACTCGATACTCAACCACCCTACCGGTATCTGATCGATATTGGATCCGATATTGTAATCAGGATCGGTTGTTTTAAGAACCATATGTCTCAATTCCCTTGTATTTCCATATCCGTCCATTGTTATGTATGTCCGGATCTGAACCTTGCCCTTTTCTGTCTTATAACAGTTTTCTACTATTTCTGTGTCGGATGTAGTAGCATCAGGGAAATCACAAACAATACGCTGCCATCCTTCTTGTATTTTGCTGAATGTGTCGCCTCTTTGTATATCAGGGTCGGTCGTTTCTAAGACAATAAGATACTCGTCACGGACTCCTATTATGCTATCTACCGACCTGTATCCACCAAGATGTATTTTACCACCAGGAGTAGTATAACATTCATCTACGGACATAATATGTCTTTCTGTAAGATCAGGAAAATCGCATTCGGTTTTCGTCCATTCGTTAGGTATCTTATCTATTCTCGTCCACTGAGGATAGGCGGCGTCCGTTGTCTTAACAATATAATAATACTGTTCCCTTACACCAAGAACGGCATCAATAGATTGATAACCTTTTATATTGACCTTACCACCATCAGTCTTATAACATTCGTCTACTTCAACGATTTCCCGGTCCGTCATGTCAGGAAAATCACAGACCATCCTCACCCAATCTTCGGGAATGGAATCCAGCACGGTTCCTACCTTAATATCAGGATCGGTTGACTGAAGAACGGTATAAACCTCTTCCCTGGCTCCAAGGATGTTATCTATGGCTACCAAACCTTCTACTTGCACTTTTCCTTTTTTAGTAGTGTAACATTCAAGAACGTAAGTTACGTCTCGTTCTGTCATGTCAGGAAAGTCACAAACCATTCGAACCCAATTCTCTGGAATTAGTTTAAAAACATGGCCGGCAGGGAAATTATCGTCCGTCGATTGAATAACGGTATAAATAGATTCCCTGATATTTATCTTATCATCTATGGCCTCCAATCCTTCTATTTCAACCTTACCATCCGGAGTCTTATAACATCTGTTGACGAACGTAATGTCGCGTTCTGTCATATCAGGAAGATCGCAGTCGATCATAACCCACTCGTCCGGTATTTTAGTAAGAACTTTACCTACCGGATTATCCATGTCGGTACTGTCGGTAATTCTATGGGTTTCTTTAAGAACATCCATCTGATCGTTAAGAAGATACCAACTCCATACTTCGACCTTTCCACCAGGTGTACGGTAACAGGTTTTGAAATCTTTGATAACTTTCTCAGCTATGTTAATCCACTCCCATTCGGTTGTGGCCGGAATACCAGAAACAGGATGCTTCTTACCTTCTTCGTCAAGATACCAATAACAGCCATTTAAGGACACAACCACTTGGTAGATTTTGTCCCCTATTTTTATACCGGATTTGCTGTCATCTACCGGTTGGGAGGAACCCCATTTTCCAACTATGTTGGTTATTTTATCAATGCCCCTACCTAAGGCACCGACTAAAGAATCCACGCCGTTCATATGAAACTAACTTATTTCAAATTGTTTTATTACAAAAAAGGGGGTGGAGGACCAGCCTCCTCCCCCTTGGGATATATAGAAAAAAGGAAAATCAAATCTTGCAGGGCTTGATATTTGCCGAAGCAGCTAACAAGTCCATAAGGTCTTGAATACCTTCGTGAGCGCCATACGGTACATGGAAGTGTACTGTAATATGATCATCAATTACCCTACCGAAGCCGTTAGAGTAACGTGCCGGCTTCAACGTTACTGAATAATCAGCATACGGAGCCAACAGGTCTAAGCGGGTTTCTTCGTTGGTAAACATCCGTTCCATAAGTTCTTGGTGAGTCTTACGGAAGTCGAAGAACATACGTTGTTCGCGTTCCTTATCCAGCAATTCAGCGCCGAGGTGAGTACGCGGAGCCCAGTGCTGTTTGTATTCGGTGTGGATCGGGTTGAAGTACGTGCTGATAGCCTCGCGCTGTTCATCCGGATAACCGCCATTTACAGCAATACGAACAGATCCTTCTTGGAATGTCAGACGGTCAATCAAACAGTCGGACGGAGAAATCATGTAGTCAATACCACGGAACAAGATACCGCATTTGCAGTTCTTAGGAATCGGATCGGCTATAATAGACTGATCTCCTGCTACGGCACCCAAACGTTTCCAATTACGTCCACGATAAGATTCGGGAGCTTTCGATACAAAGAAGTCTTTGAAAATTTTATCGCATTCGTCGCAAACCATGTTAGTAACTACAACGGTTTTAAACTTATGCTGACATCCACCAGGTGTGCCATAATCTTCAATTGTAAGATACGGGAATGCTGCCTGCAATTCTTCTTTTGCACTGTTACCACATTCATCATCCGGCAACGTGATTTCATAAGCTTCTTTCGAAATCTTACAAGAGCCACATGCTTCCCAACTAACAGTAGTAACAGTAGGATTGCTACACATATCTGCTGTTTTAGCAACGAACGTTACTGTGGCAGTCGGATTAGTTTCTACAAATGCATCAATATCAGCCTTCGTCAGTTTCTTGCTTACGGCCACAGTGTACATACCTACGCCGCCATCTTGGGCTGCTGTTTTCTTGGCAGTGCTACTAACGGCATTCTTAATGCTTTCTACTACAGTGGACTGATCAACACCATCATCCTCTAACGTTACGGCATAAATCAAACCGCCTTCTACCTTGGTATATCCGTCAGGGCACTCTTCGCAGCCTTTCATGATAGAAGACAGTTTTTGAGTATAATCAGCAGGTTTACCACCTTCTTTCATCACCTGATATTTAGATGTAGAAAGATGACGTCCTACTCTCTTAATATCCAAACCTGGATAAGCAGCCTTAAGCTGAGCCAGAGCATAAGCATCACCGGTATCACACATTTCCATGCAATAGAAATTCATGTCGGTTTCCACCGGAGCTTTTTCCAGTTCATCGCAAGAATGGATAGGATGGATTTCTACAAAATCACCTACCTTGCCACCACCTGCAATCGGCTGATTCTTGATACGTTCGATTGTTTTCAAGATAGCAGCCAAAATATCAACATCTTCACAAGGATCACATTCTGAACACATATCCTCACGACCCGGACAGTTTTCGAAAATGATGTAATCATCGATATTTACCTCACCCATCGGATAACCACGAAGCTCAAACAAACGTCCTGTAAGCTTAATATGGATAGGAATACGATCGCCTTTTCTTGCTGTAATAGCGGTACTGTCGTCAATTCCGTTATAACCGAAAATAACTTCATCTACTTTAATTTCTTTGCTCTTCGGAGCAGAAGCATACACTTCTATAATTTCATCAATAGCAAACGTAGGTGTAGAGAATGATTTATCATCAGATACACGGTCGTTCACCATCTCATTACGTCCGATTCTGATCTGGAAACGTTGTTCGTCCTTACGATATCCTTTCAAGTCTTTCAACGCTTTCAAACCATCTTTAGTCTGCTCACCATCCAAATCATAGATAGCGATCTGACCTTCTTGAAGCAACAAAGAATCTACGTCCGCCAACTTAGCGTGCGGAGGACAGATAATGTGTCTGTCATACGGTTTATGGATAGCCATAGCCTTATAATATTTTAAAAATTAATATTCTGTTATCTGTCTCAAAAATAGTGATAGTCATATAAGCAACAAAAAGCATTATGAATTAATTAATTCTTAATGCTTTTTGATAATCTTTAATTTAGGATATGCCTTTCTTCTGCTACAAAGGAGATTGGACGTTGTTTGAATCTATTTGATAACGTCCGTATTCGCTTTCATTCAAAGCAAATTGCTTTTCAATCATGTTAAGGATAATACCAATTAATTTATCATCTAATTCAGGATCTATATCAGTTGAATTAGAACCATCGGATTTAATATATCCTTCGATGTCAACTTCCTTCGGATAGCGATAATATGTAAGGTAAACGGTGTCTACATCAAAACCAGACTTATACACCCTTACCGAATCTTCTCCTATTGTATAGAATGTTTCCCTAAAATCAAAATCAGGTTTGTTAAAAGAGTCGGCAAGAAGTTCATGCGGGTTTTCGTTCTTAGCCTCCCACATAGTAAAATCAGTGACCGTGCATTCACCTTTGGTAAATACGCCTGATATGTTTGAAAAAGAAAAGAAATCAGAAGGCAATGAAAACAAAGTGCTTTCCGGATTATCTTTATCTCCTCTCTCATCAAGTTCTTTCGAATACACAACCAGCTTTTGGATATAACGTATATCCTCTTCATTTTTCTTATCAAGGATATAACGAACAAGGCGGTTTTGCTCGTCATTAAAAAGCTGAACAAAACGTGCCTTGTCAAGTTTTATACCACCGTTGGTCATGTTTTCTTCAGCCTTCTGTAAGGCCCGGAGATAACAATCAACGATTTTCATAAATTATTATTTTTTGTCAGCGTATTGATCAACATCGAAACCTTTCTCATCTTCCTTTTTCTTCTTGTCAGACTTAGTGCCTTCTATTTTTTTATGCTTGTTCTTTAAAGCGTTATACGCTTCCAGGACACGTGACTTGGTTTCTAACATCGACTTATTGGAAGCAAGAGCCATAGATGCAGAGATGGCGTCGGCGCCCAGGAGCTCGCCATTCAGATACAGTCCGTCGGTGTTGACGGTGACAGCCAGGCCCTCAATCATTTCCCTGATCATACGATGGAATTTAATCACCTGCATTCCCTCAGAAGATTCATCATCAGACAAGAACCTTGAGCTTGCTTCTTTATACATGTCAACGTTCGTATTCTTGGCATCAATCCAATTAGTGAATATGTATTGAACCATGCTCTGATCAAGCTCTACGCTGTATATGATGTCAAGATACAAAAGCAGATCGTAGATGCTTTTCCTTTCAGCCTCTGACCCTTTCAGCTTGTTCATGAACTCATATAAAATATCAGCCTTGTCAATCTGACGTTGTTTCCTGATATCTACGGCCGTAGTCTTGTCTTCTACACAATAATAAGATTCGACATACATTGGATTACCGTCTTCCTCTTTAGGAGTAAGAGACTTGGATAAAATAGCTATATACAGCTCAAATAAATCACGAACGTCATTAGTATAGAACAAACGACCATCATACAAGTCAATTCTGTAAGAATCCCAGAAATCGAAATTCTTTTGGTCCAGGTCCTCATTGACAGTTTCTTCAAACGGATACCGAATATTCTTAATACGCATATCCATTTCAGCTTTCTTGTCTTCAAGTGAGTAACCTTTATAACATGCTGAATTAATGAAGAAACCGGTATCATATACCCTAAGATCCTTATCCCATCCACAACAAGATACTGTCTTGTTCCCAGGGAAAGGAGTCTTGGATATGCCTCTTTCCTGATATCCGGAAGGAGCTTCTTCATCCATCTTACCTGTTATAACATAAATAGAGTCGGAATATATCTTCATTCCTCCTACGGTAGCCAGCAGTTTCTTGGACTCATGGCTTTCTTCAAAAATCTTTTTTCCCATCTTTTTATATATCCTATGAAAACAAAATTTGCGGCCGGTTTTAAAGCCGACCGCAAGTTAATACTAAAAGTTATGATCACAAAGAACTCGGTAATAATTCAATTGTTACGAACCGGCTGGTATCTTTTACCCAACAAGCCGATACAGAGTGGCACCAGAATTGTTCTGACATACGAGGATGGCTGGATACAATTTCTTGAGCCGATACCCTGGATGACCATCTACCTTGTTCGTAACCCCACCACATAGAACCGATATCAGGCTTAACGTAGAATACGTTGCTGTTGATATTGCCAATACGAGCTTCGGCTGAAGCAGGGATGCCGGCGAATGCGTTAGAGTATTCAGGAGCGGTCAAGTCTTCCATAATACATGAATATGATGTGATAGGAGTCATACCGTCTACCAACTGGCTTCTATCTACCATATCAACGTAATCCAAAGAAGGTTCGTGTTCTACAATGACCTTACCAATACCCGGAATAGTAACACCCTTGATCTTTACAGTTCCTAATTCAAGAGCATCGTTTGATCCTGTTACCGGATTATTGATAATACGTTCTGTACCCATAAGCGGAGCCAAGGCACCCAATTGAGAGAAGAACTCATCACGGAAGATTTCAACGATGTTCTTGTAAGCCATAGCACCTACCTTGAATTTCATTACACGATTTTCAATCGGCATATCGCTACGACCACGGAAAATATAGTCAGCAGCAGCCAGGAAGTGTTCGCGCTTGATACCGCCCGGACGTGCATATGAGATAACGAAACCACGGCGAAGTTGATGGTACAAACCTTCGTTTTTCATCAAAACACCATTATGACCCTTAACTCTACCTCCACGCATGAACATAAGTTCGTATGCTTCCATCTTAGCCAACTCAGCCAAACAGAACAAAGACACTGTATTGGCTACACGTGCCGTACGCATATCAATGCTTCCGTCACCAAGACGAGAACCGATAATGGCATAACTTGCATCACCTCCTCTGATTTCAGAAAGCTGACGAACTTTCTGGTAAGCCTTGTCGATGAAATTCTGTGTACGTTCGTCCGCATAAGCCAAAGACTTAATACCAGCGTACATAGTCGTTTCACCTTCAACACCACGGTGTCCACCAAGCGTAAATTCACAAGTCATAGAACCGGCCTTAGAAGCACCTCCTACACCAGAGAACTGAGTAGAGAACTCACCAAGAACGTTTGTTACCTTCCAGTATTTAATACCGGCGCGAAGCATGTCTTTCGGGAAGTATTTAGCACGAGAACGACCCCACAGCTTACACCAATATCTCCAGTTTTCACCTTCTTGTTTCGGAGGGCGCTCTGTAGAGATAAGAGCCTGGCAACCGTTAATCACATCGTAAGTAATAACATCTCCTTGTTTGAATTGTGCATTCAACACAATTTCGAAGAAGCTTTCATCAATACCAGGTTTTGCATATTTCAAAGACGTGTCTTCTACTGTAACCACCTCATACGTTTCTGATACCGGAAGATCATAACGGAATGAACCATTGATACCATTTACGGTAATAGTAGCATCCTGTTTGATCATACCCATATACATAGGCAGAGGATAGTTTGTAATGTTAGAAAACAACTCAAGCATACCCAGATGGTTCTTATCAGGATCTTCGTAGTACCAATCTTCTAAAGAGCTAAGATCGTGTTCTACGATACTTTGCTTAACGACTTTAGCGTCGGTATATCCAATCACCGTGTCACCATTCATGGTGGCCGGGAAATTTTTTGTTAAAAGTACATTAGCCATGAACGAAAAAATGTTTTAATTTTTAATCTATACTGATTTCATCGAACTTCACACCTTGAACTTGATCACCTTTATCATCTACCGGAGCTACCCTCTTGTCTTTATTTGTGTGGCTGATGAGCTTATAAATTTTCTTCTTCTCATCAACTACAGCTTGATTCGACTTCTGTTTTATGAACTCTCCTGGGTTCATAAGAAACATAATCAAATCTGGCGCTTCTTCCGGATTCATCATCATCTCCCTTACCCTATTAAATGCTTTGGTAATTCCGGGATTCGATTCAGAAGGTTTTAGGGCAAAATCAAGAGCTTTAGATACCATAGTGTCATTTAGCTGATACTTTGCCTGGATAGAAGACTTAAGGTCTTTCTTATACCTTCTAAAATCTTCTGCATCCTTCGCCTTCTTTTCGGCAGCCTCTTTAGTACGTTGCTGGATAATATCATCCATTCTCTTATCAAGCTCAGCCTTATACTTTATAGCCTTTGCTTCAACATACTCTTCTCCTTTATTGATAATGCCTTTGAAAAACTCATCAGCTTCATCTTTAGGCAACCCAAGAAGATCAACATAATGGCGAACGATCTTTATCTGATCTGCTTTGTTTTCAATATCAAGCTTTTCTATCGGAGCGACATTCGTATCATATTGCTTAAGAATATCAACGATATTAGCGCCAGCCTTATCAGCCTGAATAAGCTTCTTGGTAATATCAGAAACAGAAGTAACATCTATCTTATCCTTAACAATATCCTCTTTCTGGCTTTCAAGGACTGTAGATAGTATGTCACACAACGAATCTTCTTTACTAAAATCAAGATCATTGATAGTAATCTCTTCGCCGTTTTCACCGCTAAATACCACATCTTTCAAATCGGGAATGATCCCTCTTGAAGAAAGGGCATCCAATACTTTTCTGTAATTGACAACCGGGGTCTCTACCGGATCCTGTTTAACGTCAACCACATTCTCTTCTCCTTTTTTATCCTCTTTAGGGTCAGGAGTAGGATCGACAACCGGCTCTTCTTTAATTTGAGAACCTTCTTCTACAGGCTTCTCATCTTTTTTAGCCGGTTCATTACCATTAATAGGCAGAATATCTTCTTCCCTATTATAAACATCATCAACTGGACCGATACTAAAAATATCGTCCAATTCTACTATTCCATTTTTTTCTAATTTTCCCATACTGCAAAAATATTTAAATACCTATATTTCAGACAAAAAAACTTATAAGTGTTTAATCTTCACTAAAAATTAAACATCCCCAAATTTTATTAGAGATTTTCTAATGAAATTTGGGGATGTTTAATCCTTAATTCTTATTGATTCCGGCTACATACCTTTTGGTGGCATCTTCCCTCGCTCGTTGAGCAAGCTCTTTGGATTTTAATTTTAACTCTTCCATTTTCATTCTCATTTCATCATCATGAAGTTTGGAATCGTTTTCGATCTTCTTATCCTCTATCCTTTCCTTGCTTTCTATATCAGCTTGCCTTACGGTCTGATCTGAAACAGAAGCCAGGAAGTTGAGGGAGGTGGCGTCGCTCTTGGCGTCTGCCGCCCTGCCTGCCGCCTGGATCTTCTCTTGGAGTATCCTGTATTGACCTTTCTTGTCTTCTAAAGCAAGTTCATGCTGACGTTGCTTATCCTTCTCAGCAGCTTCAGCTTGTATCTGTTGCTGGTTAAGCTGCATCTGATTCTGTTGTTGCTGCTGCATCTGACGCTCGTTGTATGCACGAGTATTCCTTGCATTCTGTATAAGCTCTACCATAGAATCTGATGTGAAGATAGATGCAAGATCGTAAATATCGCCTCCGGCTGTATTTAGCTGCAACATGAAAGTTTTAAATTTCTCAAGCTCATCCCTTTTCTTGGAATTAGATAATGCCTGAACACCAAGATGCCTTAGGCTAAGACCGTCGGTTCCTATAGATAAAAACGCTCTGGTAAGGTCACTTTTTGTGTACATTACAGAAATATCCTTTCCTTCTTCCTGGCATTGTTGAGCAACAGCCAGATGAAGATCGAGAGCGCGTTTCTTGAAGTAACCGAAGTTATCAAAGTATATCTGTGTTTGTAACATAGATGCCGTAACGCCCTGCTGAACCCCGGTGGCAGTCTCATATCTATTGGGACCGTTAATTACTTGAGGTGTGATACCAACCATTTCAAAACACTTCATCCTCGACCATTCAGCAAGCTCCATTCTTGTTTTAAGCTGCTCTGTCTGCGACAAATCATAGACGGCAAACTGGTTGAAAGGAACGCCGCCTTTCGTATTTTGAGATGAGGTATCTAATGTCAGAGCACCAACAGACTTAGCCACATCAAGAAGGTTTGCCCATATATCAGCCACATCTTCACCCAAATCCTTATATTCACTTGGAACCAGATTAATATCCCCTAAGAAGAATTTACCGATCTCCTTTTCAAGAATATTGTTTATCTGATTTATGGAGAAATTATAAAATATTTGATATGGCTGAATCCTGTTAGCCATAGAAGTACCGATATATCCGGCAACGGGTAGAACAAAGTCATAGATGTTGCTATCCCCTTTTATCTGGTGATCGATAGGTTCTCCATCCAGATACAGGTTGTCCTGAGCGAGAGCACCGCCGCTGATCTTAACCCCATACCTTACCTGTGGAACGTAATCTACGAAATAGGTATTAATCTCCGGGTTCTCCATTCCCTTACTCATGGTCCTGGTAATTTTCTTAATACCATTTTCCTGTAAAAAGTCTTGAAGAAGCTCGTCGGTTACCATTTCGGTAGTTACTAATCCGGTCTCAGTTTGGTAGGTAATTACATACACCTGAGCCGGGGATACCCAATATGATTCAGTTACCTGATACAAATCACTACGAACATGCTCGTCGCTCAAACTCTGGGCACGGTTATAATAATTACCATGCTCTAAATTTGGCATGAATCTGGTTCTGTGATATTCGTTGCCATTACTATCGTATCCGGTATATGTGCCGGCTGGGATACCGTAATAATCCTCATAAGCTTTTATAGAAGCATAATCATTATATCCTTTCCAAGGTATTACCTTATTCTGATATAACATCCCTACACTCGCCGATTTGGATAAACTTACATAGCTTCCATTATCACCATTGTTATAAGTGCCATTGAAATTATCAGCACCTCCTATAAGCTTTTGCTTGTCTTTTGCCGTAAGAAGATGCCCCCACCTTACTATAATATCATTGGCAGTATAATAATGAACACGACCAATATAATCCCCATATTGAGGATACTTGCTATCTAATGTCTTAGAATAAAACGTATTCAACGGAGACCACCTCTCCGGCTTATAATAGTCGTATCCTACATGATAATTTCTAAAGCAACGACCGGTAAGAAGATAGTCAATGAAATTCTCGGTGTCTATCTCATCCATGTAAAAACGCCCCCTGTCTGCTTCAAGCGTATGAGAACCCCATATAACCTCAGCAGTCTTCCATTTTGTATTCATGAAGTTCTCTATCTCAGGAGGGGTCATAGATGCTTTCACCTCTTGTATCTGCTGAGCATAAGCCTGCTTTTCTTCTTCGCTGGCAAAATTATTATAATCCGGATCCAATCCTCTATTTAATAACTCTTGCCTAACCCTTCTGTCCAATTCCTCTCTAATGTAATTATAAAGAAGATTTTCCTTCGTGGCAGAATACTGATTCACTTCAGATTCGTCCAATCCAACTACATTATACTTGTCAGAAAGATTGCCCAACCATCCTACAAAAGCGTTTACGATCGTACCTATTATATCATAATGACGTAAGAATGATGGAATGTTTACGTTGTCCCTTATAGACTGAACATCCTTAAGATAAGGAATTACATCTTTCAGCTCCATAAATGACAGCTTGCCTTCCATCATCCTATAAAAATCCTTGAACTTTTGGTTCTCATCAAGCTGCTTCAAACCAATCAATTCAAGAGAATCCATAGTGGCTTTAAACCACTCCTTGGTTTTTCTCTTGGTAGGTATAGCCTGTACCGGCAACCCTGAAAATACTCCTCTGGCCGGAAAAGCCTGATCTCTGTTAAAATACTCCATGAGCTATATGTTTTTTCACAAAGATAGGTAAATTGTTCTACCTATCTCATTTTGTAAGGGTTATGTCTTCTTACCGTAAATCCTTTGACCTGTTCCATCTTTTTACGTTCTCTCTTCTTTTGATTCTCCTTCTGAGTCGTACTTTCAGGCATGTAACCCATATCATCATAATACTTAGCCAGAAGAAGAGCGTGGCCGAAGGCTATGATACGGTCGGTGTTGGCCCCAGGGCCGAAGGCTATGATCTCATCAAGAAGTTCTATATCAGGGATACGGTAAATACCTTTCTGTGTTATTTCATTACCATCATCATCATACCCAACAACAACATCCTCCCAACAATATTGAATAACGGTATTGAAAAGCATGCGCTGATTGGGAACCGTAGGAGCCAAACCGAGCTTGTTGTTCTGACGGGCGCCAGCACGGATAATCTTACCGGCAAGACGTTCGCCATCTTCCAGCAACATAAGCTGCTTATTTCGTCTCGTAAGATAAAATTCATACATTCGGTCGGCATTCTCCATAAGACACTTGGCCCCATACGCTTCTTGAAGTATTTCACAATTCCTACAAAAATCATCGGAAGATGGAGGACGTGATGCGTATGATGCTACTATGCAATAAGCAAATGGATCGTTGATTTTTACATATCTTTTAAGTACATAAAACGAACCAACAGAATCAGTATCAGCCTTGTCAGATTTATAGGGGTCAAGCGATGAGACATAAGTGTAATCAAAAACACCTCCTTCTTCTGGTGGATCCTCATATATAACAACAGGAGAATCTATGTTACCACCTTGAAACGGATAATCGGCAAGCTGCTTATCGCTAAAATTATACCCCATTTTCATGCCGTCTATCTGATAAATATCCACTGTTTTACCAGGCCTACCTTCTTCAAGAAGACGGCTTTTGTGCTTCAACGCATCTTCTACAGGAAACCTATTTACATTCGTATTAAGAAAACAATCATCTATAGACAAAGGAAATGCCATTCGTTCCTGAACGTATAAAGCTCTATCCTTTTTGACAAGTTCATCAAGACGAGATTTTATCTTCTTAGTATTATCATCAAATTTTGATACCTGAATATCTATTTTCTTAAGACCTGTAGCTTTCTCTATTCCAAGGTACTTATCTAAGGTTGTTGTTTCCTTATCATAAGCATGAGACATCTGAGCAGGAACAAAACAACCGGATTGACTAATACGCCAAGTTGGTTTTAAACAACGTTTATTAAGCAGATCATAATTCATGACAATAAACCCGTATTCAGCAGGGTTATTCATCACTTTTTGAGCATCTTGAGACTTTTCAACGTTGCCGCCCGTACCGGAGCATATCATCATCCCCCTCATTCTACCGTGCATCATATGGGCAGGACGACCTTGTAAGTATGCTGCTAAAAATGGAAATTTACCTACCTCATCATAAATAGATGTATATGGTGTTCCAGATGCGGTCTTAAGAGAGGCACCGGCTTTACCGCTATCAATATTGGTAATACGAATACGAGCGTGAACGTCACGAATATTGTTCACCGTCTTAGTACCCATAATAACCTCTTTAAACCAATCATTACCTGTTCTATTTATTCTTAGATAAGGATGTATATTATCAAGACCAAACTCAAGATACTCACCAAGACTCATAAGGTCCTCCTTACTTGACCCAATAACATTATGCGTCAAATTGTACGTCATTGTAGCATTACGAGCCAAAAACGAGCTCATTATGGCCGTATTATGAGTAACGATGTAATTGGTGGTCAAAAATAAATGAGAGTCATTATCAACGGTTATACAAGTGGCATGCTCCTTTCCGTATATCGATATGGATCTTATTTTTAATTCCTTACGATTCCTTGATAGTATAAGTTTGTTCCCCTCCAATTTAGCATACCAACCTGAAGCCCAAAACATACGTTGTACAAAATTTATGACATCCATGTCAATATGAGACAACGTAAGCTCTTCTTCTCCGGTTACTACGTTTCTGAAAGAACGAATGAAGTTTTCTATAAAATCTTTCTTTTGATCTATGGACGATCTTAAAAACTTCTTACAAACGTATTTATCAAAAAACATATCCCCTCCATAGCCACCGAGATAAGCCGCCAGCATCGAGGCGTAGGCCGACGGCGGAACCGGCAGCTTTGCCGTAGGGTAGTTCAGGGCCTCACCTACTGGAATAGACATACTCTTATAATCTAATCCAGCTATGGATCTAAGACTCCTAACATGCCATTTTCCGCCATGATTGACACGCCATTGGTGATTTCCGCAACAAATAACGTTACGACCGTCTTCGAATACGACTCTGTAGGTGGTTACTTTCCCTTGAGGGTAGACACCTACGACCTCTACCAAATTCCCTTTATCGTCATATATCTTATCCCCTACAACGATATTTCCTATCATCTTTTCCCGGTCCTCAAGATAAAGTATCTCAGAGTCAAGAAGGGCTTTTCCAAAACGACGGCACCCGAACATGAATATTCCTTTATTCTCTTCTTCAGCCTGCTTTAGAAATTCGGCAAACATCCATTCATTATCACGAAGCTGAGAATTTCCAGGAATACGATCATCTCCTACGTCAATCATCATCTTCCAGAAATTGATATGCCAATATAGCCAAGGATGTATAAATACCCCATTTATGGTAACACCGTTAAGGAGTTTCATAGCCTCATTCTCCCAGAATTGCTTGACATCATCGTCTTGCTCTTCATAAGAATACAGGTCATTCCATAACGGGATATCGTTACCCATATTTATATAAAGTTCTTTACTGTTAAAATTCATGACAAAACTATTTATCGAGCTTGTTCTTAGCTTCATTCTTGACAAAAGACTGAATACCTGATACTGTTTGTCCTCCTTTTAGACTTTTCTTGTTTTTGGCAGCCTCAAGCTGATTATAGACATCCATTATCCCACACATCTTAATATAAGATTCAGTCCATTGCATTAAGCTATCAGACAAGCTCTTTTGAAACCTAAATTCTTTCTCCCTCTTATCGGAATCTTCTATTTTATCCCAAGGATTTTCAGATAGATAACGTTCAGCCTTATCTATCTGATCCCTTAGCACAAGAAGTTTCCGATCTACGTAAGAAACATCATCGTTAGTCGGCTTTCTTGCTTTCATTGTTAACTATTTTTAAAAAAGCCTCATACTGAGACTTAAGCATATTAAACCTGTCTTCAAGAGAAGATGGATCAACACGATACTTACACATGTTTTTTATTCCTTCCTCAACAAATTCATCCTTGAACGCAACAGAATCAGTATTATTATCAACGTACATAATAAAATCCGATTCTCCGTCGTTTACTATCATGTCAAGAACCTTCTTGCTGTCATTATCTATATTAAGATCATGACCGGCGTTAATAGATAACCTGTAGACGGTCTTGACAGAAGAAGATACTTTCATTATCTCTTGTTGATACAAGTTGGTCATAAACGACTTTTCTTCTAAATCAATAAAGTCTTCCAACTCTATGTTGTTTTCCTCATCCTTCTTTCTAATAATATCCTTAGTTAGCTCTTCCATCTCCTCTCCCACCTTATCTTGTGCAGACAGTAGATGGTTGTAATAAGAAATAAGATGTTTTATATCTGAATCAAAATCAATCTTCTTCATTATCAATAACCTTTTTATCGTAAATAATAACGTCCATCAACTCCATTGACAAATTATAATCAGCCACTTCAAAAAGCTCGCTGTCTGTCAACGTCCTTAAAAAAGAAACAGATAATCCTCTTTTCTTGGCAAAAGATCTAAGTACGGCATAGAGAATGTCCCCGGCAGAATAATCAGGGAGATCGTCACAAGATGCCTGCAACATAGAAAATAAGGATTTCCTTTTATCTTCGCATTGTAAATGCCTTGCTTTACCATAGCCGCTCATAATACTTAACTTTTTTGGATTATAATACCTTCGAAATTAAACGGAATCTTTTCCTCTTTTTGAGATCCATCTTTTTGATAGTGAACAGTCATATGTTTTACGAATCTTCCTATTCCAAATCCTGCTGTATGTATCTCTATATTGAACTTAAAGTGACGGGAGTCTATGATATTCAAATTAGAAGACGTACATCCACAAGATGTCTCTGATGCTGTTATCTTCATATCATGCTTCGACTCAAGAACGAATGAAAACCTTATACTGTTCCCTTTCTCTACCGGTTCAAAAATAATTTCAAATGATTTACCGTCTTTAGATAGGTCAATATTATATTGCTTGTCATCTGTAGAAATAACATTAAATTCATCAGAATCCATTGTAATAAGTTCCAACCTGTTCCATCTTGACTTCTCATCATAAAAATCAATAGAATACTGCCGGTCCATCCACGAAGGACGCGGAAGTCCCTCACCAAGCGCACACTCCTCTGTCTTGCTCCAGGCCTTCTGCTTGATGAAGCACGTACATACCGAACAACGATTTTTACCTATTTTCTTGCTTACGTACAAAGAAAGAGGAAGCATAGAGTTAGGGACGTTCTTGGTATTGAATTTACATCCTTCACACTTTTCAAGACGTTCTTTGTACCAATCAGGATAATCTTCTTTTTTTCTTGGAAGTTTTTTTAATATCGTATCCATAAAAGCATCGTATATAACTTCCGCTTGCAAAATCTTTTTCATGACTTATCTGTTAAATTCCTGTTCTTGAATATTTTGTATTTCACTAAAACTATGACCCTTACGAGATTTAAAGATAGATAATTTGTTGTGTTTTATCAACATATCCCCACCCTTTATCTCACCTGAGTCATAAGCATCCTTTATCATCCTTATCTTAATATCAAGGCACTGAAGCTCCTTTTCCTGATACTTGGATAATTTTTCTACCTTGGATTTAAGACGCTCAAGATTATGTTTGCGCCTCTCCATCTCATGAAGATTACAAACCATATCACCTACATACGGGACAGACACAGACACGTTATCAGTGTACGTACATAAGTTATTGGCATAAGAGATACTGGCCCTGAAAACGTCACGTATCTGGTTTCGGTCGTAAACGCCCCCGGTCTTATCCATCACATCATCTATAATATGTGACTCAAATGATATAGGGAAATCATTCTTCGGCATCGGCTTCAAAAGTTTTCTTTCTGTAAAATAAAGAAACCAACGCACATTGATCTCTTGAACCCTCCAATACAAAAAGACGGCGCATGTTCTCTATATCCAGGCACAAACACCTTGTTCTGTAATTCCCTTCACGGTCAATCAAAATACCACGTTTCTTCATCTCCGTATCCAAAACCGATACATATTGAAGATCGGTACTGAAACAATGAGAAAACTTCTTCTTAGTCTCATACGAATATCCAAACACAAAATAATAGGCAAGAAGATTTAAGTGCCTCGCATCTATGACATTCTTCTCATTGCCGGAAGCCATTAGGTATCCGTTATAAAACAAAAGTATCTTCTTGGCCATATCCACCGTATTGGAATAAGGTACTAAAAGCCTATAAGCTCTATTACTAACATCTTTATTATCACTTTCTTTCATGAGATTATCGTTTTGATACAAAGATAAGAATTAAGGATTTATAAATTTAAAATTAACGTATTTTATGACAATGGATTCAGGGTTTGTTCCGATATTTGCACTGTTACATTAAAAAAAACAAGTTCTTATTGTTTGATTCTTGAATTTTATTTCTACATTTGTAGCACGTTACAGATGTAGAAATAAGATAAAATAAGAAACGAAAATATAAAATATTAAGTGTTTCGTTTTTTGTTGATTCTTGTTCTTCATCATCTGTAACGGGGTTTTGGAGATTATCTGCAAAAAGACACAAATCGGATGGATATCCCCAAAAATCCATCCGATTTTTTTTTGTTACAGATTATAACCCCAAATAGTATTAACCTGATATAATTCTATTATAAAAGTTTAATACATCTCTTTCAGAGATCGGGTTATTAGCCTAAGTGTTGAAACAAACACTACGTTATTTGAGAATAGATAGTTACCTACGGATGTTTACCCAAGTCCGTAGCTCTAAGGATGGTGATTAAACAGGAGTAGTGTATTTGACGAAACAGTGTTGCCATTATATAAAACCTCTTATAACATTGGCGATGGGTACTTACAGGAGAAATCCTGACTTATCCCTAACGGGATTTACATCTACCAAGGAGACCGAAAGGTCTCCGAGGGGATGTATTAAAACATACGAATAGCTTTAAATATATTTAATAGAATATGGGATATGAAGCTACAATTAGGTAGAAATATTAACATAAGTCTCAGACTTTTGGAACAGTGGTCAGATGATTCGTTGTTCATGGAATTGTATGCTTTATACTGTATGATAAAAATCTCCCGCCGGGATTCGAGAATAAGATTCAAAAACCAGAAAGATCTTCTTCATAAACTTGGAATCGGGTATTCGAAGTTCAAGAACATGACAGGACATCCGATGTTTGACGAACTGTTCCGTATGACGGATAGTACGTTTGTAGCAAGAAGATATCGTGTTAATGGCGTACAACTTACTCTCGGATGCGGGAAAGTGAATATTCCAAAGAATAGGATTTTAATTAAGATAAAGAAAAATGAAATAACAAACCATGAAAAAGTCCTTGACAGGATAAGAGAGGCGATGTTTGTTAATTTAGTCAGAAATAATGAGTCTGTACTGAACAGTGGAGAGACAAACTCTCAGGCTGATGTCGTAGACGGAAGCCACTCGTATTATGGATTAATTGATTCGACGATAAGTAATAAAACAATTGCCTTGTACTTGAATGTAGGACTAACAAAAGCGAAAGAGATTGTCGGTATGGCAATACAAGACAAGCTCGTAAAAAGGTTCGAAAACATACAATTTATAACATACGTAGATAATCCTCGTGCTTACATTGAAGCAAACGAACATAACTACCCAATAGGTAAGCTGATTCCGGTATATAGGCACGGAGCAGTTTTCTGGCAAATAGCAAATACCTGGACCTTGTATAAAAAAGGAGCAACAAACAGATGGTATTTTGGAGAGAAGGATATAGAGAAAGGAGAAAAAGAAAAAGTGAGTAAGAAAGACGATTTCAATTTCTTCTTAAAAGACAATACTCATATCCTACGTTTCCTGAATGCAGAAGAAGTTGTTTCCGAAGATGGCGAAATCCTTGGCATAGATCGTAAAAAGACAAAAGAAGAAGAAGCAAGGTCATTGGCCTCTGTTATGGCTAAAGAAGCGCACAAAGACTTCTGGGACGGATATGAGCGAAGTACACAAAACCAAATTATAAGAAAGTACTATCGCGCTATCATAGCAGAAGATAAGAAGCGAAGAATGGACATGTTCTTAAACTGTCTTAAACAATCATACGACAAGGTTAGTGGGTGGAGTAAGGAGAAGGTAGCCACGGTAAAGGCAGGCCTGGCTGATGCGGAAGCCTGCTGTGCTGAGGTGGGGACGTCCGTTGCCGGGGTCTGCGGTATGGTAAGTAGGAGAATGAAATCCTATAACAATATTGCTCCTGACAAAAAGGCAGGTTTTAATGAGGTACGGGATATGTATGCTGAGTTCGCCGGCGAGATGGCTAAAGCGGTGGGATCGGTAAGCGAAGACATCTATACGTATGTTAAGGCAGAACAGTTTAAGGAAAAGATAGAGAATATGGATATATCTATCCAATCATTACCTAATTACAATACAACAGTAGGTAATGATAAAGAATTAGATGGTGAATCTGTATTCAAGGATATACCATTTGAAGAACTATCATTCTATAATGATACCTATCTTTATCCTTCATCTCAGTATTCATCATTGTAATGTTTGGTACTTGAGAGAGGGTCTGTTCTTAGTGGTCGCCGACAGAGCCGAAAAACGATAATCTCGTAGAACATCGACGGAAACACCCGTTAGCCACCACTATGCCATAACCATATCTATACGAAACCATATTACTGTCTGATTCAAAACTACTTATCCAACTTATTATTTCTTTTTAATTCTAATTAATTCATTTTATATTTTATGTTTTATCTTGTTTTCGTACTTTTGTTTTGTAGAACAAAATCAGAAAAAAGATGGCTATAAGTTACGACAAAAAAATCATGGAGTGCGTTCTTCGTTCAGTTATGTCCGAAGGTAATGTCGCCCAGGGGAAGGCTATTAAGTCTATTTGTAAGTCACCAAAACCGCTGTTTATAACCGGTAAAGGAGGAAGTGGAAAAACAACGTTCCTTAAGCGTATTATACCGGCATTAAAAAATGCGGTTGTTGTAGCTCCTACAGGTGTTGCTGCTGTTAATGCAGGTGGTCAAACCATTCATTCTTTTTTCAGGATCGGAATGCAGCCGTATATACCTGAAATACGAAAAGGTGCGTTTATGGATAACTGCGAATATAAATTCAACGGAGGTTCGGAAAAGATTCTACAGAATATAAAGTATCTTATCATAGACGAGATTTCTATGGTTCGCCCTGATCTTCTTGACAACGTGGCTGATATACTTCGTCATGCAAGAGGAGACAAGGACCCGTTTGGCGGAGTGAAACTTATTATGGTAGGTGATTTATTTCAACTTCCGCCAGTAATTAAGGAGGATTTTTTTAGAGAAATATACGATACATCTTACTTCTTTAGCTCCAAGTCTCTTATGGCTTCTGGTATGGAAATGGTGTCTTTTGAAAAAATATATCGTCAGAAAGATGAGAAATTCATTAGCATCCTTAATAAGGTGCGTGAAGGGCAGATGGATGATGATGTATTTGATACAATAAACAGCAGATGTATTCAGTCTGATAATAATCAAGGATATGTTGAGATTGTAACTACCAACTCAAAAGCTACGGCTATTAACGAAATGAGAATATCATCGTTACCAGGCTCTTTAAGAAAATTAGAAGCTGTTATAAACGGTGATTATCCTAAAGATGCTCCGGTTGAAAAAACTCTTTTCTTGAAAGAAGGATCAAGAGTTATGATAACAAGAAACGGAGGAGAGTACTTCAATGGCTCTCTTGGTACTGTATTATCTATAAAAAAGGGGGAGATTGAAGTAGTCCTTGATAAACCGAAAGATGATGAGCATACTAAGGTTGTTATAACACCATGTTCGTTTGAGAAAGTAAAATACGTAAGAAACGGATATAAGATAGAATCTGAAGTAGTAGGAGCTATTATTCAGTATCCTATAAAAATAGGTTATTCTATCACGATTCATAAAGCCCAAGGCCTGACATTGGATGCGGCTATGATGGACGTATCTAATTCTTTTGAAACAGGACAGCTATATACGGCTCTTTCAAGAGTAAAGTCTCTTGATGGATTATATCTTCGTCAACCTATTCCTAAGACGGTAAAAACCAGCGATCAGGTGGTGATAAACTTCTATAAAAGGACTCTTGGTAATGGAGGTATTGTGAAACCGGTTCCAATGGAAGAGCTTGAAAAGTCAATGATTAATTTGTCAACCGGATCTGAAATAGATTTTGCAGAGTTTAATTTATAAAAAATATAGTTATGAAATTTGGAGAAGCTTTAGAAGAAGTAAAAAAAGGTGCGTTGATTGCACGTGCCGGATGGAATGGTAAAGGTATGTTCGTATTCCAGCGCCCGGAAGATTGGTTGTCCACTGATATGATAGTTAATAAAGTAAAGTCATTGCCGGATTCGTTAAAAAAATACGTAAACGATTATTATGACGTAACTGAAACCAACATGATTAAATTTTGCGCTTATCTGTGCATGAAAGATGCTAACGATAATATCGTAAACGGATGGTTAGCTTCGCAATCAGATATGTTGGCTGATGATTGGATGGTTGTTGGTTAAGATAACTTAGTTTATCACCGCTTTATTTTTTTATAAATCAATTAATTATTCACTTTTAAAAATTACAGTTATGAAAACAAAAGAAGAAAAACAAAAGAAGTTTGTGACAGAATTTGATATAAATGGAGAAAAGTATGGTGGATATATTTATGCTACAACTTTTTCCGAAGCTGAAGATTTTGTTAGACAAAGAAAAGCAACAGAGAAAGTTGTAGGTGGTCCGTGTTTAGAACAAGAAGAAATTAATCGTCTTTATAACCATTCCTCTTAGAATTTTCAATAATCCTTGTTTGTTGGCATAACCTTGAGATGGTGATACTATAGTATATAAGTACCTAATAAGAATATGGCAAGAGTAGATAAAATATTTCAAGACAATTTGGCTCTTATAATGAGCCAGCCGTGGGAAGAGGTAAAGCGACCGGTCTACGGTGACGGGACAGGCGTCAAGGTGAAGCGTATCCTGCAAGTATGCAACCAGTACGATCTTCGTCGGGAATTTCCTCTTGGTTCGCTGAGACCTACTAATTTATGGAAGGCTATAGATGAGGTGATCTGGATATGGAGAAAGAGAAGTACTGATTTAAAAGATCTTCATTCTCATATCTGGGATCAGTGGGCTGATGATAATGGAAAGATCGAAGGATGTTATGGAGATATGGTGAACAGACATGTTTATATGGGAACCGGAAAAGCTCCAGATGGTATGACAGATATCCATGATGGTCTTTACGGTTTTCTTAACCAAACAGACTTCATTCTTTGGTCACTCAAGAATGATCGTTCGTCAAGAAGAATAGTAGCATCCATGTTTGATCCTGAAACCAATGGACTAAAACCTCTTCAAGAATGTGCGTTTCAGATCAATTTATCTGTTAAAAGAGATGAGTTGTATATGACGCTTTATCAGCGCAGCCAGGATATGATTACAGCTTCTTGCTGGAATGTAGCTCAATATGCGGCGTTGATGATGATGTTCGCTCATGACGCCGGGTTAAGGCCTGCTATTTTCACTCATTTTATACAAGATATGCATGTGTATGACCGTCACGAAGAACAGGCAAACGAGCTCCTTCGTCGATCTCTCTTCGGCCCGGTTCCGCAGGTTACTATCTCGTCTCGTATGGAAGGGAAAGGATTTTATGATTTCGTAGCTGATGATTTTGAGGTATGGAATTATGAACCGAAGGAGCAAATAAAATTTGAGGTTGCAAAATGAAAATAAGCATAGATAGAAGGGCTAAGATGGTTCCTATCATGGAAATAAATGCCGGTGATGAAGTCAACGTAGGAGGCTTTGATTATGTTGTTGAAAGCATAACCCCATGTAGGAAAGGATCTTATTCAGATGCGTATGGAATTAGGTTGGTCATGTCTTCTTACAAACATGGCCAACTTGTAAGAAAAGTAGATAGTGTTTTTTCTATCGATTCTATTTTAGTATTTCTCCCTAAAGGAGATTCTGTTGTAGTAGAGTGCTCTTATAGAGAACTTGAAGAATGTTTCCCTAAAATATAGTACAATGACAGGCGAAGAAAAATGTAACCGATGCGAGCAGTTTGGACCGAACGGTCTCACTGATTATCCATGCAAAAGGATTCCATCAAGGAACTGTCCTTGGTTTATAAAAATATCGGATAAGAAATACAAAAAGATTCTTGCCGATAGGATGAAAAGAATTAAGGAGAATGAGAAACTTAAGCAAGAGATGATGAAAGATCAGGATCTTGTTGAAGAAGTAAAACAAAATACAAAAAGGTTAATGCAATGAAAAAGAAAAATATAAAACCAGAAGAAGTGGAAGTCGTTATTCCTAAAGAAGTAGAAGCTATTAACATATGTGGGGATATCAATAGTTTTATAAAACATATTATATATGTTAGCTTGGATAAGGTAAGTAGTGATAAGGCGTTTGTCAATAATGATGTTCTGTATATGGTTACATACGCATCTATAAAAGGTGAAAATATACCTGTTGGGGTATTAGCAAAACAAAAAGAAGCTGAAACAGAAGATATCGCTATGCCGTTTGAGGATATTGGAAGGGATGTAAATGTTGTGTATCCTATTGAAATAGGAAAGATGTTTAAAGGATTTTACATTCTTAGTAATGGTGCTGTGGCTATTGATTACGAACTTACAGACAATGGAGGCTTTGAAAATGACGATAGCATTGGTAAAATCGACATGAATCTAAATTGATATATTATGGTATTATATATAGCAGCAGATCCTGGAAAAGACGGAGCTATAGCCTGCATCGATCAAGACAGCAAACTAATATCAAGAATATCCACTCCGAGAATATCAGCTTCAGGGCCGGTAGACTTGACTAAAGAATATGTTTTTTGCCGAGATACGATCGTAGAAAACAATCCTGATAGGGTAGTGTTCGTCATAGAGGACGTCCACGCCCTATACGGGGTCAGCACGTCCTCAACAGCCTCCCTCATGGAGAACAAAGGCCAACTGCATGGGCTGTTTCTCTCCCTCTGCATGGCATTTACGGACATAAGTTGTTCCGTTAATTTCATAGCTCCTAAAACATGGCAGAAATTAGTTTGGAGGCATTCTGATAAGGTTATGGAAGCCAGTAAGGTAAATACTAAGAAAACGTCATTGGCTTGCGCTAAAAGGCTGTGGCCGACAGATACGTTCGTTAAAAACGAAAGATGTAAGACGGCCCATGACGGTATAGTTGACGCGATGCTTATAGCAGAAGCAGCAAGAAGAAGTATTTAATCTATTTTAAATCATTTTAAATCCAATTAATTCGTAATTGGATTTTAAAATAATACATTTGCAGTGTTAGATAGTCATAATCGTAAGTTTTAAAAAATGAAAGTAAGAGTTCCTGGCATACTAATGAATGAGAAGCTTTCAAATATTTCAAAGATGTTTGATAAGGTTCTAAAGGATTGTGTCACATCGAATATAAAAATTACTTTATATTTTGATCATATCCGGATACAAGCCATGAACGAACGTATAACATATACGGATGATATTTTCGATGTGAATACTGATATTTCTTGTGACCAGAAGTTTTCTCTTTTAGTAGATGCCGGGACTCTTATTTCATTTTTTAAAAATCATAACCAGGATATAGAGATAGAGATTAAAAATGATTACAGTATCGTTTTTAAATACGATAGAGGATCTTTTTCTTCTACTTGGATTGAGGATAAGGCTTTCCCTGATTTCTTTTATCCTGTAGGTGACGGTATTCGTGTTATGAGTTCGTCTTTCATTCAGTCTATGAAAAGATCTTTTGCGTTTGTTGGATCGGATGAATTTAGACCAGCTATATGCTCGATTCTTCTTAATGTGAAGAAGGACTATATTGACATTGTTTCTACTGATATGTTCCGTCTGTTTATAAACAGGAAAGAGTATGCTAATGCATCAGAAGAAAGGTCGATTATGCTAAGCGAGGTTGCGGCTTCTATCTTGTACCGCTTTCTATCTGATAAAGATACGGAGATCAGTATTTCTACAGATGGAGTTAGGACGTTCTTATGCTTTGATAATGTAATTATATCGGATATGAACGTAGAACAACAGTATCCTAACTACGAATACGTATGTAGCAAATTCGAAAAATCGTCGAGAGTTAAGTTTGACCGGGATTTACTTATATCGGTTCTTAATTCCATGACTTTGGTGGATAATGTTGTTAATGTCAAGGTAGATGAAGAAAACGGCATAACGGTAATGTCTGAGGATTTTGGAAATAGAAAAAAGATAATGGAATCAATGCCTTTGAATGCGCTCGAAGGTCCGTGTTTTAATTTTTCTATCGGTAAGGAAAATATACTGTCTTCCGTAAAATCACTTATAAAAGGAGATACTGTCATGGATTGGTCTGATCAGTATAAGATGATAAAGATGTTCAATCCTAAATACGAATCAACATACGTCTTAAATCAAACATTGTATAATCTATAAACAATTAATAATATGGCTTTTAGAGAAAACAGAAGTTTTGGTACAACTTATTATTTGTATATTAATTCAGATGGTAACTTGTATGAAAAAAGTAACGAACCAAAAGAAGGTTTTGTTCAGCACATAAATCCTAATAGCGGTCAGCCGGCAGGATATTGGAAAGAGTATTATAATGGAGTAGTTGGGTACATCAACTACATCGGGTTAAAGTCAAGTACTTTCTCTAATGGAAATACTGTTACTAATTTCCTTATCGTATTAAAAGATTACGAGCTTAATGAAAACTATTGTATTTCCATACCTCTCGTCAATCAAAAAGGAAATATCAAGGGCTTTGTTAAGAGCTTCGTAAAATACTACGAAAACATCGATTTCAGTCGTGAAATTTATTTCAATGTCTTTAAGAAGAAGAAAGATGACGAGTTTGGATCTTCGGAACTTATTATCGCATATGCCGGAGTAGACGGAGAAACAGATCAGCTTGTTGAACGTTTTTATAAAAAAGGCGTAAATGGCTGGCCTGACCCTATTGAAGTTACAGGATTTGATGGCAAGAAAAGCCTCGATTATTCGGCTCAAAATAACTTTACTTATCAGAAGATTACTGAATATTCAAACAGGTTCAATGCTTCTATTAAAGACATCAGAGCCGGTATAATGGCTAAATTAGGGTTAGGAGGAAATACTCAGCAAGAGCCGGCAGCTCCTCAGGCTTACGCTCAGCAGCCGGCCGCGCCTCAACAGGTTCAACAACCTCAGTCTGTTCCGAGTGCTATTCCGTATCAGAATTACCAACAGCCTGCTCAACAGCCAGCACAGTATCAGGCACCGGCTTATACGCCACAGCCGACAGCTCAGCCTGCTGCCCCTGCCCAGGCACCGGCATCTACCACAAGGAGCACCAAGCCTCAGCATCAGACGCAGCCACAGCCGCAAGCACAGATGCCGAACTTTCCTCCTATGGAAGAAGAGGACCTTCCATTTTAATATAAACATCAGCCCAGGAGAATAACATCTCTTGGGCTTTTAAAGATAGTGTAGAATGATGGTAGAAATAGTTACAAGATTTCCCCTTATTAAACTTCGTAGGAAAGTGACAGAAGAAAGGATTATGGCGAAGCATGGGGATAAATTATGTATGATCTACTCAGAAACCAGAGAAAAATATAAGCAAGGAGATGAGTGGGTCGATGATCCTAATGATGCAGACATAAGTACTTTTCGTGAGTGTTATGAATCAACGAAGGATATAAAAAAAGAAGGTATTGTTTATTGTACTATAAAAATATGATCATGGACAAGTTAGAAGATATTGAAAGACTTCTTTATGAAAAAGAAGATAGCAAGAAGGGTACTGTTTCTGAAAAGAACAACAAACATAAAAAAGAAGATAAGGTTGTTAATAAAATACCTGAATCGTATTTGACTCCAGGTTATCAGAAGACTGTGCAGGTAGGTATTAAGAAACTGTACCCCGATGTCGTGGTACCTGAATATAAACATGATGGCGATGCATGTTGTGATATTCGTGCATATAGAGTGGTGAAGATGGTGAATGACATGGGAGTGGAAATAGATGTTCCTTCAGATTTTGAATCAATCACCTTATATCAAGGTTATTCTGTTAGAATAGGAACAGGGTTCAAATTGAATATCCCAGAAGGATGGTGCGTGAATGTAGAAGGAAGATCAGGATTCTCTTTTGACGAGGGAGTGGTAGTTACTAACGCGCCCGGTAAATGCGAATTTACCTACAAAGGAGAGTATATGGTCAATCTTACTAAAGTCAATAAAAAACCGACCGTAATCCATAAAAACGATAGAATAGCTCAGATGGAAATCGTTCCACAATACAAAATGGTATTGGAAGAGGTGACAGATATTGAGGTAGAAGACGGAAATGAACGTGGAGAAAAAGGTCTTGGTAGTTCCGGAGTTAAGTAATGTTTAAATATTTTGAAAATGAGCATGTTAGGTTTTACATTCATCACAGACAGCAAGCTGTCAATGTACAGGGAGAAAGCTATTAAATCCGAAAATCTTGCAAAAGAAATTGAGGAAATGCAGGATAAGGCTGATTTTTACAAGGAAAGGCTTTCAGAACTTAAGTCAGATATCGCTTCAAAGGATAAAGAGATTTTATCTATTGGCAAAGATCTTTCTGAGTCTAAGGAAAAGATTGATGCCTTGAAGGAAAATCAGAAAAAGCTGATAAAAAGCGTCAAGAAGAAAACGGAAGAACTTGACGCGGCCAAGGCTGATCTTGACAAAGCTAAGTCTGATCTTGATGAGGCTAATTACAAAATCAGTAACTTGGAAGAAAAGAGAGACAGTGTCTCATATGAATTAAAAAAGAAATCAAATGCATTGATTGAAGCCAGGATCAGAATCGGAGATTTGGAAAACGAGGTTTCGGTTGGGTCCAAAACAATACAAGAGTTAGAATCGAAGCTGAAATTAATGCAAGTAGAATTAAGAGGCTACCAGATAGGTATAATCGGTAAAGACAAAAACGATGTCGCTGAGCCGGAATTGGATAAAGATGAGAAGTCAGATAAGGATGTGGCAGAACCAGAGAAGTCTGATGTTGTTCCTGAGACGGATGTGATTCAGGAAGAAGCCGGTGACATTGTGGAGCCCGAAAACGAAGCTGAACGAGTAAAAGACACTAAAAAGAAGAAGAAAAAAAAGAAGTAGGTATTTTAATCCTTTTTATATTTTAATGTTTGCCATATTATGGGTTAGTACTTAACTTTGCGTTGAGAGAGTTTTTAGGATAATTATTGGTTAATATTTAGCTGTTATATGCAGGCGTCTGTGAAGGCTCCTGCATATTTTTAAGGTCCTGTAGCTTAGTGGTGAAAGCAGGCGGCTCATAACCGCAAGATCGTGGGTTCAAATCCCTCCGGGACCACTGTCCAATGGTGTAGTGGTAGCACAACAGATTTTGGTTCTGTTAGCGGAGGTTCGAATCCTCCTTGGATAACATATTTTTTGATATAAGAGTCTTATATTCGAATTTAAATATTACTTTTGTATATGTTTAAATAATTGTTCGAATATGAAAAGAGGTAGAGACTGGGAACTTGAAAAATGTAACCTTGAAAGATTAATTCTTGATGAAAAAAGGAGCTATTTGTATATAGGTGATATGTATGGATGTTCTGGTACTCATATAAAGAATGTAGCAAGGAAACTTGGTATAAATGTCTCACCAAGGAGACGTCTAAGTGAAAGCGAAATAGATAGGTTAAAAAACGGGAATTGGACTCCTGTTAAAGCAGAAGAATGCACTTGTTTATTTTGTGGAAAAACATTTAGAAAACATAGTCATGGTATGGGTAAATTTTGTAATCAGAAATGCTTTTTTGATTACAAAAATAGGGAGAATAGTAATAGGGATGAAATATTGATAAAAAAGTGGCTTAACGGTGAAATAGATGGAACTAATAAGAAATATTTTACTTATAAACCATTTGTTAGAAAATATTTGTTTAGAAAATATAATAATAAATGTCAAAGATGCGGATGGGGTGAAACTAATAAAAGTACTGGATTGGTGCCGCTTCAAATCCATCACATTGATGGAGATGCATTAAATAATGACATTAATAATATAGAATTGTTATGTCCGAATTGTCATTCTTTAACTGATAATTTTGGATCAAGAAATAAAAACGCAACAGAGGGTAGAAGTGAGTGTTATGGAAGAGCATTTATAAAAAGAAGGATTATTGAAAATAAGGCCCATTAGTTTAACGGATAAAACCTTTGAGTCCTAATCAAAAGTTGCCTGTTCGATTCAGGCATGGGCTACATGGCTTGTTGGATGAGTGGTTTAGTCAGGGATCTGCAAAATCTCGTAGGGCGGTTCGATTCCGCCACAAGCCTCTAAAAAAGTAAGACAATGAACTACCCAGAGCAACAAATGCTTAAGATCCTTAATAGGGATCTGTTAAGTAATCCGATGTATGTTATTAACAATCTCCATATATATGATTGGGAATCTGACTTCCTGGCCATAACAAGATCATTGTACGCTTATGAAGTAGAGGTCAAGATGTCTAAACAAGATTTCTTTAACGACTTCAAAAAGGATAAAAAACATAAGGTTCTTAAAGACGGCATTATTAAGGTAGGTGGTGTCATAAGCTATCCTCCAAACTATTTCTACTACGCCTGTCCGCCTAATATGATTGACGTAAGTGAAGTCCCTTCTTATGCCGGGCTGATTTATGTCGATGTTAGTAAAAATAGGAAGAACGTCGTTAAGGTCGCACCTTTAATTCATAGACAGAAGTTTGATGTAGTGGGTAGGAAACTGGTGGATAAGTTTTACTACAATATGCTTACTTGGAAGAAAAGAGCTATTTCAAACGTGTATGCTGACCCAGCCAAGGAAAGAGAGAAGGGCGTGCGTGCCGGAGCTGAGGCTGTGAGGAAGTCGGCCTGGGATGCGTTCAGGGCGCAGTGCCCGCACATTGCTTTCCCCTATGGAAAAGAATTTCCGATGTGTGACGATCACGAACAAGATCATCCCATGAGAGACTGCATACTTCAGTGTGAAAAAGGTAGAATATTTAAAAACAGATTGAAATGAGCACCCCACGTGAATTAAGTAGAATAGCTAATAGGATAGCCGGTAAGATGACTGATGATGGATGGGTTAGCCCCGGTAGAAAGAATCTTGTCTCTGATAAGAAGGTTATGGAGTTAATAGATTCGATTTTTAATGAAATTTGGAGAGAATTAGATGACGGGAAAAGAGTCCATATCAGGAAACAGATGATTTTCAAAAAGATTTTTGTCAGTAGGCAAAAAGATAAATACTATATACAATGCATAGAAAAAAGGGACGCCAAATAGACGTCCCTTTTTGTTTTACATAAGCAATACGGACATAAGTAATTATTACTTCATTACTGCCCTTACCAACTTAGAAACAGCTTGTGTGATAGTCCATCTGATGTTAGAATTAACATTGATAGTCTGAGGAGAGTCGGTACCGGTGCGTGCGCACTTGCCGCCGACCTGCTGATGGGGAAGATGCCGGCGATCGTCCGGTGCTTGTCAGACTACGATGTGTGGAATAAAGAATCTGAATTAGGCTGGGATACGGTAGTAGCTATCCAGTATGCCTTGAGATCAAAAATAAGACTCAATGTGTTAATAGCATTGTCGTATTTGTATGATCATTTTAAAGAAAATATGAAGGACAATGAGGTGGATTTAATTTTCTATGATCTCGCTAAAGAAGGACGTGCTATAATTAATTACATGGCTGGTAAAAACGAACAAGAGGTAAGTGCGTGCTCGTTCGAAGCGTATGTTGATGAGGTGAAGGTAGTGGCGATGAATACCACCGAATTTAGTTCTAATGTATTTGATTCTCTTACACCAGACTGGTTAGACGGTAGGAAAATTAAAGCCTTGATGCCATTTTGTATCATGCCAGGTGGTAAAGTCCGGTTCTCTCTTTATGAATGCGTGGAAGACAGCGTAGATTGCTGTGAGGTAAGTAAGAGATTCGGTGGTGGAGGACATGCTGGTGCTGCTGGATTCGTTATAGACGTATCAAGCGACCAATTTAAGGACTTCCTTGAAAACCACAAACTTACTTCAATTCAATAAATTAATAAGGTCGTGTTTTAAATAGGATTGGTTTCTATCAATCCTATTTTTTTTGTGTTGCGTGGAGAGGCGGGTGTGATGATGATAAAATGAGAAATAGGTTTGTGCGATGGGAGAGAGGGGGTACCTATCACGAACCTCCCGCCCCCGAAACGCGTTTTCTCCCCCGTACCCCCTTCGCTGGAAAACCGGAAACGCGTTTTTACCTTGAATACACAAACTATCTGATTATCAGCGATTTATTTAAATTATTGTAAATCAATATGTTACTGCAACTTATTGATTATAAGTTAATTAAGTAAGCATATATCCTACATATTAATGTACGCGTATAATACCGCTCTTGTGTGTTTTATAACTTGCTGATAATCAGATAATAGAATCGAAATTAATACAAGTTAACAAAAAAAAGATAGCATATATATTTGTAGTATTGATAAATGTCGTATATTTGCGTCGTGATCGAGAGAGATCACGAGTTAACATAGTGAACCTATATAGTGTACCCGTTGGGTGAACTATATATGTATCTGTTAATCGCCTGCGTTGTGGGCTATTAAATTGAATATCATTTGTTTAACAATTAAAATATATTGAGTTATGATTACGAAGAAGAACGTTAACAAGCTGCAAAACGCTGTTATCAAAGAGAATGCCTCGAATTTAGTAGGTGCAGTAAAGTTATACAATGCTTTATTTGCAAATGGTGCAGACCTCAAGGCGGTATGTAAAGCGTTAGAAATACCGGCAGAATACGCGGTGAAGGTGGCAGCACTCGCCAAAGACAAAAAACGTTTAGTTGCTGTATGTAGCCAAATGTTACCTAAAGTCGGCGACACCTTCGTTAAGTTTTCCCTATACTCTAAAGTATATAAGGATAACAAAGTAGACAAAGAGAAAGGAATTGAGGCAAAAGCAGCCGATTGGTGCTCCGATAATGTAGTTTATGGCGGTGAATATAAACCTTTCGGATTTGCAACCGCGGAAACATTGGAAACGAAAAGTAGTGCAAAATGGATCGTTAAAGAGACGGACGAATATAAATCCACTTATGTAGCCGTTAAGATCAAATCTTATTCTATTCGTACCGTTGCAAAGTGTGTATCTGAGTATTTAGCACACGAAAGCAATCAGCAGTGAAAAAACAAGGTTTGGCGCGTACCTTTAAACGCGTCTATACGCCGTTGTCGGTGGGTGCACGTCCCGCGTATGCTTTAGACTGAAGCCGGCAAAACAGAGAGTTATTTTACATATTGGGGATAAATATACCGTTGCCCTTGCCGTTGGCAATTAAAGGGCTGGTATTACTGCATGGACTATCCGAATAGGTATGGTTTATGTTAGGTATGTGAGTATAGTTTAGAAAGCATACCGTTGTACAAGGTTTGTCTCCGTTCGGAAACGGTTCTTACTTATTCAACCGTAAAATAGAGTAGGGCTGTAGATTAAATTACAGGGTACGAGCATGTAACCTATCATGTAGGAACATGTTATATCAAAACGCAAGGACACAAGAGCCTTTATACGTGGCTAAATTGTGTAGCAGACGGAAAATATAATAACGGCATATCACGCGCCCGAACGTAAGAACTACGTGATAATTTCGGGCTGTTGGTTGTAGCATAAAATTCGTACAGGATAGGAATGCGCGTTCGGTTCGAGTCCGGAGCAACCTCTATACTAAACTTAATTTGATATGGAAAAGAAATTTAAGGCACACATGGTAGACGTACGAGGTCTGTCCAGGAAAGAAGCCAAAGAGAAAAGAAAAAGAGCGTACAGAGAATTTATGTTGTATCGTGATGTAAGGGAAACGTACTATTCCGAAACAGGAAAGGACAGATGCAAACGTAAAGTCCATACATCACGAACGTACGTGAAAGAAAACATAAACAGTATTTAAATATGAATAGGGTTGTTTCGAATATCGGAGCAGCCCTATTTTTGTATCCTACTCTTTCTATTTACGGGTAGGATATTCTGAGAGTGAACACGACGACAAACAAGGTAGGAATGCGTATATTGGTTCAAATCGAAACAAAAATAAGGCTGTTTGGATATAATGCCGGTATTTTGTCTATGTCATGTCGTTAAAATTGGTCTAAAACGAAACTGTAGGCGGTTTTCTGACCCAAAATATGGTGTCGGATGCCGCCTTTTTCGTCTCTATGGATTGAAAATTGGGCTTATTGTATTTTTCTTAAAAATAAGGTATGCTTGATTATCAATTAGTTATGCTTTATAATACCCGTATTTTCGGACATACTTATTGTATTTTTTTTGTTTTATGTGGTGGTTTTTATTAGTAGCTGATCTTTATTTTCTGTCGGTTGGCATCCGTTCTATTTTAGAGTATGGACCGGATCAGTATAATATTGTGATGGTCTTTTGTTTTTCATTTTTGGCTTGTGTTATAGGTTTGAATATCTATCTTGATAGGAGGAGTAGACGGTAGGGCGTGGGCTGAAGATTTCTATTCTCTCTATGGAATGATATTATCTCTAAACACCCCACACTTCATGCCAGAGTATAAGCTTGTAGCGCTCTCCGTATGTCGGTAGTGAGGCGGTAGAGCGCAGGTTCTATGCGGAAAGCCGGAGGATCAGCCGGGGTTGGAGAGGGGGAGAGGGAGGGCACTCTCTTCCAACAAAATTCAACAGATCAGCGTTTTAAAACAGCATTCTGTAGGCTCTTCCAACAAAATTCAACAGATCAGCGTTTTAAAACAGCATTCTGTAGGTTCTTCCAACAAAATTCAACAGATCAGCGTTTTAAAACAGCATTCTGTA